ATTTTAAAATTTTTACTATTAAACGGAGAGTTGTCTTCATTTAATAGTAAATCAACAATATATCTATCCATATATTTATTTTTTTATGTTATACGCAAATATACAATACGATACTGTCTATTATGTTGTCTGTGTGTTAATTTGTTCAAATTAATCTATTTTAAATCATTTTAATTTGTAAATCATATTTTAGTGTCTATATTTGCATCGTAATCAAGAGAGATTATAATGCAAGACAGTGGTGATGGAAGGTGATACTTCGGTTTGTGTCACAGGTTCGAGTCCTGTATTTTTCATGCAAGAAAGATTAGATCAGTTGGTAGATTAAAACCTCCTTTCAAATACCTTCCAAATTATCCCTGTTTTAACAACATATACAGATGGTGAGGAGTTCGGTTACTTCGAAAATTAGCGTAGTGGTTTAACGCAGCATCAGGTACATTTGCTTTTCATCGGTTCGAATCCGATATTTTCATCTTAGATCCGGCTCCGCTTTTCCTCTGTTTGAAAGACATAAGAAACTAATGAGTGGTGATGGGGTTAGTTACTTCGAATTTAGCTCAGATGGATAGAGCGATACTCTTTTAAAGTATAGGTCGATGGTTCAAATCCATTATTTCATTGTTTACACTAACTTCAGCTTTTCCCTCATTGAGTATTCATTTTGATGTATTTTTTTTCAAGCAGTGGTAGTAATATCACTGCTTTTTTTTGTATAACACTTTAAAGAAAACAACAACAAATGGGAAGGTTTAACAAAAAGGATGAAGGTGTTAAACCTACGATCGTGAATCACATGGGAGAGAAGGCGTATAAGCCTAACGCAGAAGAAGAGTTGGTATCTACGGTAATGACTACCATGTTGTCTGATTCTTATTATGAGAAAGAAAAAGACAAGGTGAACAGGATTAAGGACCTTATGGATCAAGTAGATCCATATTTCGCAGCACAAACAGCATTGTATGTCAGGAAAGAAGGAAAGCTTAGGTCGGTAACGCATCTTATGGCTTCTGTCCTTGCCAGCAAAGCATCGGGTAAGGAATGGGCTTCAAGGTTCTATAATAAGATCGTTATGCGTCCTGATGATATAAGCGAAATCCTTGGCTGCTATGCGGCTCTTAACGACAAAAATCCAAAGAAGTTAAGAGGTATATCCAGCGCTATTAAGAAAGGATTTAAGACGGCTTTAGAAGGTCTTGATCCGTATCGGATTGATAAGTATAAGATGGACAGTAGGGTTATTACTATGGTTGACCTCGTAAACTTATTTCACCCCAAAGGCAATCAGGCTAACAAAACGGCTTTCCAGTACCTTATAGAAGGTCGATCTTTGTCTGGATTATACGAAAGCAAGATTCTTGAAAAAGAAATGTCTAAAGCCGGACAGGATAAGAAAGACAATAAGGAAAAGAAAGAAGCTTTAGGTGACGCTATTCGGGACGTGGTTTCTAATGTGAAAGGTATGCCTATTTTTAATATGGTTCGTAACCTTGTAAACATAATCAAATACGCGCCTGATCAAATAGATGAAGTTTGTAGGCAGCTTACAATAGAAGAGAAGGTGCTTAATTCGAAGATGCTTCCTTTCCGTTTTGCTTCAGCTTTCAAAGAGGTTGAAAATATAGGCACTGATGGTTCCGATAATGATATTGTATTTGAGTCGGATAAAAAACGTGCTAAATTAACAGCGCGTAACAAAGATAAGATTTTAGATGCGTTGGAGAAAGCCATAACCATCTCCTGCAAGAACCTGCCGGTATTGGAGGGGCGGTCGGCTATCCTGATTGACCACTCTGGCTCTGTACGTGGAGATATGGGAGGATCTTCTGAGGTGTCTGCCTTTAGCAAAACAAGTACGGCTGTCATTGGTAACTTGTTTGGCTGTATGATTGCTTCTGTGCTTCCTGACGTATTTATTGGTATGTTTGGTGACAAACTTATCAATTACGAATATGATAGAAGTAAAGGTGTTTTATGGAACAACAAAAAATCTTTTACTGCCGGAGGAGACTGCGGTGGTGCTACCGAAAACGGTCTTTTTGCATTCTTGGATAAGTGCGCTAAAGATAAGATCAAAGTAGATAACTTGTACGTTATTTCAGATATGCAGATAGGAGACGGTGAATCTGTTGTATGGGAGAAAAGTTCCAGTTATGGATATGGTAAATTCGCTGAACTTTTGAAAGGGTTTAAAAAAGTGAATCCAAATTGCAAAATCGTTTCTATTTCTACTCAAGGATATGGAAGTGAGATGTTTTACAGAGGATCTAATATCTTGAACATAGCTGGTTGGTCAGAATCTATCTTCGATGTTATTAACAGCAAGTTCTGCGGATATAAGAATATGATTGAAGAAATTAGGAAGATTAAGATTTAAATCTCACATTCGTACTGTTTTCATAAGAAGAGATTTATCATAACAAGCCGGAGAATGAATGGTGGCATTCTTCGGCTATTTTATTTACATTTGTTGAAAAAAATGTTTGGATTCTTAGAGGAAGAAAAAGATGGCAAAGAAAAATAAAAATTATGTAAAGGACAAACAACCAAAAACATTATGGAATAAAATTGGTCCGTTTGTAAAGCTTAGAGAATATCTGGCAGCTAATATAACACCTGATGTGTATGCTAACGAAAGAGGATTAAAAACTAAAATAATGGAATTTTTTGGTCAAGATGTTCCGAAAGCCAATGTAGATGATTTTAGTCAGAATCTTTGGTTTAGATTCTTAAACCAACCAAATAACCTAAAAGAAGAAAATGGGATTGTTAAAATACCAGATAATATCAAATCCATTATATCTGACAGGATAAATGGTGGGTGGGAGAAAATGGCTAAAAAATATTGGAAGGAGCTTGATTCCTTAGATAATAAGATAATTGATGGAAAAGTTGCAGGCAAGGACGTATCTGATTTGGAGGAGTTAAGGGATGTAACGAGCAGGAAACTTGGAATGGTAGAAGAGGGTATAGATCTCTTAAAAAAAGCCAGAACCGGGGAACATCAGGTATTTAACGAATATAATTTTATACCGGATGCTTACGGAGATTTAAATGATTTATCAGGCTTATCAAGTTTTACCATGTACCGTGATGATAGAGGTAGGATGGTTGTGAAAGATAAGTACGATTTTTATAGAAGCGATCAACCTTTTGGTGTTGGGGTTGTTACTAAGACTCTTGATACAATAGGATATCCTTTTGAAATAAGGGATTATGTAGAAGATAAAATCCCATACGAAGAGAATGATCCAAACAAGATCCTGTTTAGATCCATTATTGATTCAAAGAATGATTTGGATAAAAGGATGGAGATAAGATCCAAAAAACAAGGAGGGGATTCTTCTAAGCCGGAAATAGATTGGGATTTATTCAAATCCAAATATGAAAATATGAAGCGTGTGGGTAAGGGTAAGCATCGTACTATGGACGTAGAAGGGATGAATATGATCTATGATGCTTTATATAATAAAGGTTTTAATCAACGCCAGATAGAAGCCGTACTTGGAAATATTATTGAAGAATCTGGTGGAAACCCCTACGCTGTATCTGAGGATGGAAAATTTAGGGGACTTTTTCAAGAATATTACAAAAGATATCCGCCAAAAGAGTTTGAAAGAGATAAAGAGAGATTTAAGAGCGATAAGCGTGGATATATCAACTATATGATAGACAGATTTTATGATCATGTTCAAGATGCTGGGATGTATAGTATAAAGGATACTAAATATGATAAAGCCATTCATGCAGTAAACGAATTTATGTCAGAAGATCCAGATACAGATTATTCGTATCCACTTGTATATGCTTTTGAAGCTCCATCAGATAAAGAAGGAACTTATAAAAACAGAAAGAGCGTATCAAACTTGATAAGCCAATCTTATGTTACGGATAATGTTAATAATTCAGATGATGCTGATAAAAAGAATAATAGTATTATTGATGCTATTCTTGACATAAAAAACGATCTTGAATTACAAGACCCGATTTCCACTACAAGAGGCGAAGCCTTTAAAGAAGCCAGGAAAAGAGGTCTTAAGGAATTTACATGGAATGGAAAGAGATACAATACCAATATAAAAAAAGAAGGAGGAGCCGTAGATGAAGAAAACGGATCTAAATATAGGTACATTGCATCTAAGGATAATACATCAGTAGGGTCAAGCGGAATAAATGAAAATGCTAATTATGGTACGATCCCTGTTGATGGTGTGAATATAAACGAAATTGTAGCTGGAGGCGTTCCTGTAGTAGGTGATATAATGGACGTCAAGGATGCGTATGATTCTTTCATAGATAGAGATGCGCTTGGAATGGTTATGGCCGCTATGGGTCTTATTCCTTTTGTAGGAGGCATATCAAAAAAGGCAATGCAGGCAAAAAGAGCTACTAAAAAACTATCTCAAAGAGACAAAGAACTTTTAGGATCGTTGCCCGACTATGCTAAACCGGCATCTCCTATAGGTGAGTCATGGGAAAATCATAAAAAGCGACTTTTCTCTGGAGCCTATGAAAGACTTACTGGGGAGAAGTTAAGGATGAAAAATGGGGAGCCAGATCCGGATATGCTTGATACCAACATATATGATTGGGATGATCCGAAAGTTTTCAGGGATGCAAAGTATTTTTTAGGAGATGAATACTCTGATGATGAGATAAGGGAGATAATAGATGAAATATCTGGATATGGGGTATTAAATGGAAATATAATCAGGTCTAAAAACGTTGATAAGTTCATTGATTTATTTCTCGAAGGAAACCCCAATATATCTAACAAGGATGTAGAGAATTTTGTGAAAAGTCATGAAGTGGAACACAAAATTCATTATCCAGATTCAGGCGCAGATAAAAACGGATTTGATTTGAATAAGATAGATGATGATGAAGTAAAAGATTATTTCAAAGAGGATCATTTTACGGAAATGGCGGCCAGAGGAACTCAGATTAAAAATTATTTTGGTTTGACCGATGATGCTCAAGAAGTGACGCCTGAAATGTTAGAATATGCAGCCAGAAATTACTTGAAGGATTATGGGTATGATAATGAGATGAAAGAATATTTTGAATCCATATCAGACTATAAAAAGGCTGCCAAATGGATAACAGATCACGCCTCGGTGGGATTAGGGGCCTACTATGTAGGGGATAGGATTGCTGATCCTAAAAAAGAAAAGAAAAGAAACGGAGGGAAGCTTACTCCATACAAGGCTGGTTTTCGTTTTATTGATCATAAAAAAGAATACGGAGATCCGAAAGATGCATCACACAGATTCCCTGGTAGGAAATTCATGTATTTCTACGAAAACGATAAACCAAGTAAAAGCATTGTGTTTGCTGAAGAAGGTGGCGTAATTGGCAAGCAACGTGAAGCATACGAATACTTTACTAATAAGAGAGGCATGTCTAAGATACAGGCGCTCGCCATCATAGGTAACCTCATGGCTGAATCCGGTCTTAAAGATGACATATACGGAGACAACAGAACGTCATACGGCATACAACAATGGCATAATGAGCGCATGGATAAGTTGTTCAAGCACGCCAAAAAGAAAGGTCATTCTACACCCACATTCAAAGACCAACTTGAGTTCTTAGCTGACGAATACGAAGGGAAAACCGGATATTCTAATTTCTTATACACAAGAAAAGGAAAAAAAGGACCAGGGTATTACAACTACAGCCGGCAGGATTTTATGAACGCCGATAACCTTAAGGATGCTGTAGTAGCTTGGAACCAAGGGGCAGGACGCCCTCATAAAAGTGTGATACGAAACGATGACCGTTATAACTATGCTATGGAAGTTGCTAAAAATCTTGGTTTGGATATTGAAGAAAATTCCGTATCTTCGTATGGTCAAATGGGATTCGGAGATGATGGAGAAATAGCAGCATCGGTAACACTTCCAGAGGTAGAAGTGGCAGCCGCCCTCCCTAACCCGGAAGCTCCGTCCCCGGAGAGACAGTCCGAGGAAGAGAGATTCCGTACATGGACTGAAACGTATGGTAAGGACATCGTAAATCATTTACTGACGTTAGACGGGAAAAAGGATGGTGATGACAGTGATTACAGCATGATGTATAAACAGCATGAAAAAGAAAGCGAAGAGGATAAGAAAATGGCTTTGATTAATGCCGTGCTTCCCAATATACAACTTCGCATTAAAGGCGTCACTGACAATTAGAACAATTATTTTATTTCTCATGAAGCGAAGCCGGATTTGAGACTCGTTATGCGGATACCGAAGGTTGAAGAACGATATCAAGATAATCCGGCTTTTTTGTGCGATTTCGTGAAGGATGGAACTATCATCGCCTTGGTTTAACAGAACAGACCTACGTACCTCTACTGTCCTGACGGGCATGGACGCCCGTCTCGCCTACAAACCTGCCTAATTCTCCACTGGCTACCTAATATAATTATTAACGTCACTCCATCACCTATCTCCCTTCAGTCGATAGGTTCAGTCGTTTTTAAATATTATATGTTCTTTCGCATCGTTCCCTTCGGTCACGATACTCAATCTTTTAACACAATTAGGCTAACAATACAATGACGGAAAAAGTAATTTGTCAATCCGTTCACTCACTTAACTCCCTTCGGTCGTTAAGTTCATTCACTGTAAACAATTATATGAATAAATGGTAAAGTATATAAAATAATATAAATGATATAATGGGTAAGATCATTGAAAATGGTCTTAATATTAAGGAAAACGGAGACTATTCATAGGCGTAGTTTTAATTCAAGATTTGTTGTCCCACCCCTGACGGTCAGTCGGTTACGTTCAGAACCGTTTTCCCGTCTCTTATCCAAACCGTCATAAAACAAAAAACCTTGTATCCTATTTCTCTCAAACCGGATACAAGGCCGTGCATTTTCTTCTTTGAGCGTATGATGAAAAACCATATCTTTGCACTAAAACAACATCAATATGGACACAAAGTTAAAAGAAATAACAGATCCTCACAAGTTACACGACAAGCTCTTTAAGAAAGAGCTTGTCTCTCCGATAGAAGTTATATACAATAGCTTCAGCAACTTAGGGTATAATGTAGTACGCCGTCCATCCGGTCAGTGTTTAGGCAATTTGAGATATTTTAATCTATTTTACGACAAACATACTCATCATTTCTATCAGAAAGACAGGAAGTTGAGATATTGTAGTAACTTTCTTATATCTGATTACTGGAAAGATAGAGTGCGATGTTTCATAGTTTGGAACTTTGGTTTTGGAAGATTCTTCCCATACAATGACTTCATAGAGGCTATGGTTTATGACTATCTTCGATATGGGAGAAAGTCAGTTCCTTATCTTAAAAGCGTGCAAGAAGCCGAAGAAAAGTGTGTAAGGTTCTATATCCGGTCTCAGATAGATATGCTCCGTAAGGAAGGATATGCCGCTTATCGGGCTAAGTTTAAAGAAGAACGTCCTCAGTATTTTATTGGAGACGATAGGACGGTGTTTAGGTGCCTTGACAGCTCTTTGAAAAGAGAAGAAAAAATCGCCGCATGTGTAGCTCATAAAAGGGCTTTAAAAGAAGGTATTATAACTTCCTTTATCAATCATCTCAAGAAACATCCTACCACCTTGTATTCGTGGTTCTCGTCAGAGGTGGACAGTCAAGGAAAGAACAGGCTTTGTCTATCTGAAAAAGCCATTAATTATCTTAATAAGAGACTGGCTCGCAATGGGTTAAAGTCTCTTTCTGCATCATATCTTTTTAGAACGTTTAGAAAAATGGTGAAGACCTTGTTCGGTTCCAATGTCAGGTCGTTCTTGAATAGCTGTCTGATGTCTGTTTCAACAGAAGAGGTTTTAACTAAGTCTATGAAAAAAATAGATTCCAAGACGGTGCTATTTTTGTACAAGAGAGTGCTTAAAAAATATCGCATGGCATGCGGTCTTAAGTACGATCCTGATTCGGGCGGTTTGCCTGTCATACGTCCCTGATTTTTAAACCTGTTGCATAACGTTGGATTTTTTCGTTCGTTTCTCTTATCTTTGTGAAAAAAGATGATATGAGATTACGAATCATAAAAAATCGTCCGGTATTCGCTCCTGGTGGTAGTGTTCAGGATGTTACACAACAGGCTGATACGACATCTAATCCTTATATTGATATGGATATGTCCAATGTTCCTGGTATGAGTGAGATAAATTCGGAAATAGACATGATGGAGGCGGGATTTGACAATATTATAGGTCCTGACTATTCTACTATAAAAATGCAAGAACCTTCTATTCCGACTATGAATGTAAGTAATAACAATACGTTCGATCCTAAGTCTATGCCCAAAGGAACTATTGTTAGTGTTGATAAAGAAGAAAATCAATCAAAAGAAAAGCGATCACAGGATGGAAATCCTCTCGATCCTATGACTATCCCATATTACTCACCCGACCTAACCAGCAGAGCTCAGATGTTCGGATCCAGCCTTGGCAGGATACGAGCTGGTAATAAGGTGGGCGCTAACGTGGCTCAAGCTGCCTTATCTGGTGTTAGTTTAGGATTAGGTCTTACCCGTAATATCATGGGAGCTTCATCTGCTGCATATGCTGCCAGCAGAGACGAGCAGGCTGCAAGGGAAAAACTTGCCAAGGAGCGTCGTCAGCAATTCATCAAGTGGGAACGTGAAGGTGGTGGCGTGAATTTAGGTAACGGTCAGAAGATGGATACGTCTGATATGACCGGCGAATATATTTATCCTCTTCCTAAATCTATGGAGGATAATGCTAACGTAGAGATAGAGAAAGGCGAGTATGTGCTGACGCCTGATTCAGTGGGGCCTATGGAAGCTAAAGGAAACAGGCATGAGAATGGAGGCACGCCAGTTGATTTACCGGAAGCTTATATTGTTTCCGATTATCGTAAGATAGATGATGAGTTCGCCTCTTACGTTAGAGAAAACTACGGTATTAAGGCAACGTCTAAAGATACGTATGCTACACTCCTTGATCGATATAAGAAGAAGATCGGTTTGTCTGATAAGTATGAAGATCAGGAGCGTGTATATAAGAGATTAGAGAAAAATGAAGATGTAAAAGATAAAAATACATCTAATCTTAATGCTTCTATTCTTTCCAAGTACGTCAATGAAAACCAGAAAGAGATAGACGAGCTTGAAGTACAATTTCGTTCTTTCGCTGAAATCGTTTATGGCAAACAGGAAGAATCTAAGCGTAACGAGAAGATGGATGCTTTCTTCAGGGATGGCGGGGTTGTTGATCTGAATCAGGTAAAGAAACAAGCCAAGGCTTTTAATATTGCAGAATCAGATGCCAAGAACTGGATATATGACGAGTATGTTAAGCAAACCAGGAAAATGGCTGAAGGTGGACCTACTCAGAAGGAGCTGGAGGAACTTAGAAAGAATGCTATCGGCTACAATAAGCTTATCAATCAGTTATTTGGACGAACTCTTAATATGACTGTATCTGATGTTAGTGGTCGTGAGCAGATTCTTAATCCTGATTCCAGTGTCAATGCCAACCAGAATCTCCAACATAGAAGCAATTTAGGATACGGCAGGGTAAATGATAAGGCGGTATCTAATTTGCTCGACATAAACCGATGGGCTAACAAGTACAATACGGATGGTGATTTTGATACAGAAGGTTTCCAGAAAGGATACAACAGGCAATTAAATGCATTGTGGGCGTTAGCTGATGTAGGCGCTATTACGAATGCTGATGCAGCCAAGAAATTCAGAGATGAATACGGATTCTGGGGCCAGGACGCCGGAAGCTACGGAGGGAATCAGGCTTATAATTCATTTGCCGTAGATGATAAGTTTGGTCAGACAACAGCTACTCGTTCTTATTATGGGTTGGACGTTGTTTCGGCAGAGCAAAAAAGATTGTTAAACGAAAAAGGGATAAAGAATTATGTTGACTTATTTGGTGATAAATCTGATGCCGCTAAGAAGATTCTGGGCTCCGATTATAATAAGTTTGTTGCTTTAAGAGATAGTGGGTTAATGCCGGAAATAGACTTCGTTCTTGAGTCTGTTAAACCAGAAATGAAGCCTATTGAGGCCGGTCCCATAGCACCAGGCCTTACACCGCCTAAGATTGGATCTACTGGAAGGATAGAGGTAAAACCGAAAGCAAGTACGCCTACGACTGCAACCGACACCGATACAGAGGAGGTGGTTGAAGACAACGGACCTAAAGGACAGGGCAGACCGGCGGCGTTCGGTCCTATTTTCCCGGAGATGCTGAGAACGCTCGATACAGGCTTGGAGATAGAAGGTCTGGAAAGGCATCAGGCTCCGAGAATAGACCCGGTTCTTCAATCTGCTGATCAGTATATCAACGAGCTCAACCGCGCGACATCGGCTCAGTTGGACGCAGTAGGTGACGTGCCCGACTCCCAGCGCTCCGCTATTCTGGCTAATATGAACGCCATAGCCGGAAGCAATATAGCCAAGTACATTAACGAAGTAAATTTCAATAACGCAAGGCAAATAAACGAAGCTGATAGATTCAATGAAATGGCTTATGTTCAGACAGACGATAAGAACATAGCGGAAAGGCAACGTTATGAATCTGGGTTATTGAAGGCTATGGCTATAAGGGATGAAAATCTTGCTCGTTATTATGACAGCATAAACAGTGAGATACAGAATAAGTTCAATGTTCGTACATCGTTGAATACCATAGCTTCCATAGCTCCGAATATGAGAATGCTTCCAAGTGGTCAAATTATTTACGTTCAAGGTAATCAGGATGTGATGAATATGGGTGATTATTCTACACCTTACTTGAGAAGTTTAAATGAAGAAGATGATGAAATTAAAAGAAGAAGGAGGACCAAATAGTGGCTTCACAGTATAGTATTTTAAGGCAATATGCCCCGTATGTTAGTCCTTACAACATAGATCTTGTTAAGGACGTCATGATGTACAAACAGCAGAAGGTTGATGCTGCTCGTGAAAAGATCTATACCCAGGTAGATTATCTTATGGGTCAAGAGATAGATAAGCCTGAAGCCCGAGCTTATATGGAGGATAAGATGTCAGGTGTGATTGCTAACATCAATCAAAAATTTAAAGGCGTGGATCTTTCTTCTGATGGAGTTACGAGAGCCATACAAGGAGAGATTAGCTCGGTGCTGGACGATACGGTCATTAACGCGATTGCCGGCACAAAAGAAGGCAAGAGGGTTATGAAGGAAATAGAATCTATAAAACAGAATCATCCTGAACTTTATTCTCCTATTAATGAATGGCATGCTTTGGATCCTTATTACAAATGGAGGTCGGATGGTAAAGCAGGATCAAGGTTAGGAGGTCTTCATTATTCTCCTTATGTAGATTACACTAAGGAGATAAATAAGCAGGTTAGTGACTTTAGGAAAAACAACGAAGGAAAGAAGATTCAGACAACAGAATATGATGTTAAAGGTAATCCTACTGGTGGGATTATAGAAGTCAACGTAGATGAACTTACAGATTCCCAGATAAGGAATTTTGTGTCTGCTAACTTATCTGAAAACATGAGGAATCAGATGAGAATAGAAGCATCGTACATGGCAGCCACCAATCCGGTGTTCAGTAATCCGGATTTGGTTAGTCAATACATTGGGTCTTATGTCGAAAGATACGATAGACACATAGGAGCATTGGAAGCGAAAAAGAAATCAGTAGGTGACAACAAGAGTATTATTGATCGTATTGACAGTCAGATACAGGAAGCTAAAAATCAGAAAGCAGAAGCCAAGAGGGAGGCAGATATGATAATAGCTTCGTCTGATCCGGTAGCGGCTGCTAATTTTGTTGTTACCAATAATCTTTTCGATAAGATGACTGATGCATGGAGATACGACAATACAAGTTTTGAAAGGAAGAAAGATGATCTTTATTTTGCGAGGTTAGAAGAGGATAGGGCTCAGCAAAAGTTTTTGACTGACAATGCTAAGTCTATGGTTGAAATATCGTTGGCAAAAGAGAAACTTGCTCAGGCTAAGATTGAAACCGAATACATGCGTACTTACGGTGCCAAGATGGGAACTGAAAGCTCATCCGCAGGCACAACAGGAGCAGGCGGTATGAGAGTACCGATGGCTCCTATGGACGGGCCTACGGCTATTAACTCTGGAACGGGTAAGACAGGATCTATTAACTTGGCTAATATTCCTTATGAGTTACTTAAATCTCATTCTACAGATCGTAAAGCTAATTTATTGAAATTATATAATTCATTATCTCCTATAGACAGAAGCAATATCGTTGCAGCATCATACGAAGAAGAAAAAACTGATCCAGGATTGTATGCTAATATGACTCCTGAAGAGCGGATATATTCTTATTTAAAAAACAATGGAGGTCAGAAAAACGGATATTTCGGACAAGGAAATAACAGATTATCTGAAGCTTATGATGCTTTACTTCTTTCTGATTCTAAGGCAAATGGAGCCACAAAGGCTATAAATAACATAACTGATTATCAAATCGATAACATAGTTACTGAAAAAAATAAGGATATTATCAGGAAAGTTCGTAATGCTAAGTTTATGAAAGGAAATTCTTTTATAAATCTTACCGATACAGATGATAAGGCTGGAGCTTTCCTACTCGCCACGGCCATAACAACTGGCGTATCTGATGCCGTAGGGTTTAGAGAGTACATGATGGATCCTTCAAGAGGAATAGATATTCTTAGTGCTATATCTCCGTCATTAGGAGCTAAGGCGAGTGCCGGCAAGTTGGGGAAAAACATATCTGATGCTATTACAAGCGAGAATAATGGTTCTTCTACTGGTACGTTGGCTCTTATTAATGGAATGAAGAAACTCAATGGTGATCCCGATTTTAATATATCCGATTATATGACTATAGATAAGGATGGTGATATAGATTTAAAAGATTATCAGGAAGGTGAACCATTGACTATTACCCAGCTAAGATATGCTGAGAAAAACAGTAGGGTGTCTGATATGATAGCAGGTCAGATGCAGGATGAGATAAAAATGTCTGTATCTCCCGATCAGATTTCTGATAAGTTATCTCAGTATCATTACCTTGATTCTTACAAAAGATACAATTGGAATGCCGATTCACCGGAAAAGTCTTTGCAGAAGGCTCAGTTTAGAAGATTGTCTGGTTACATGGCAGGAAAGGTAAATAATCTGGATCCTACTGCTATTAATACCATCAATATGGACGCCGAGATAGATAATGGCACTGTCAGAAGATTCTTGACTGCTCAAGTAGGGTCCGGTAAAAACTCTTATGTTACAGAAAGGGTAGAGATCACAAATGATGAGCTTCTTAAGGCAGGTATAGATCCTTCGGTTGAGGAGCGCAATTATCCAGTAGATGGTTACAAATCAAGTTTTGGAACTTGTGATTTTGTAGATACCGGAAAGAAGGAAGGCTATTCTTATGATAAGTATCTCATACGTAATGGTCTTCCCCGTTTGGCTTCTAAGGCTGATGTTAAGAATGATCTTTATGATATAGTAAAGGTTCATGGTTCTTATCTTAAGCCTGAGGAAATGAATGTTGTTAAAACCCTTGTTGATAATTTCATTGATATGTCTGACAACATATCAGTTCAGTTGGAAGGAATGGATGACAGGGGTTCGAGAGAGGTAGCGGTCAATTTCTATGATAAAAGGACTAAAAATTCTAAAAATCCTGCATTGTTGTTCTCGGATTTTGTTCCTTTGGATCCGGGTAATGATGAGTATGCGGATTACTGGAATAACATTCACCAGAAGTGTCCTCAGTACTTCTTTGTAAAATACGTGAAGGAGGCTGTTCAAGAGCGTCTTGATCAGATGAGAGATCCGTATATGAGAGGAATAAATATCATGCCTAACATGAATGACAAGTTTAGTAAGTTGAACGATTTTTTGCAAAAAATTTATGGCTGATAATAACATAGATAGATATAATCCTGCTGCTAAAACCACTTACGAAGATGTGGCAAGGCAAAGGAAATTAGCTGAAGAAGAAAATTACACTCCGGCTACATTACCAGAGACGACAACGCCTCTGGTTCCTAATTATATGCCTGGTGAAGGTGTGTATGCCCAACCTAAATTTCCAGATTATGCATCAAGGATAGCTGCTGCCGAATACGAAGAGCCGTATATAGCCAAGGAAATAAGCAATAGCTACTCGGAGGCACTGGCCCGTAACAGCTACAGGGGGGCTACACCTGCACCGCCTCCTCTTAATCCTTATGGACCAAAGGTAAGTATCCGTGAAAGTCATCAGATGGGTAATGATGGGGTATGGCGTACAAAATATCCCAACTATATTCCGGGTATAAACAATGAGGATTATTATGCCAGAAGACAGAGCGGATGGAGTAAGTTTTGGAATGGTGTAGGTAAATTCGCTTTAAAGTCTGCATTGTATGGTGCGCAAGGAGTTGTGTCATTGCCTGACAAACTTATCAATATGGCATCTGAGGGAAGTTATAAAGCTGCATTAAACACCAACATGGATAAATTTGTGGGTGATCTTGATCAGCAAATAGACATGCTTCTTCCCCATTATTACAAAAAAGAGGTAGAAGATTATAATTTTGGTCAAAAGCTTTTTAAGGATACCGGTAATTTCTTATGGAATGACGTCCTTGGTAATGGTATGTCTTTTACCGTAGGAGCCATGATATCAGCGTACATGACCGGAGGACTTGGAGTTGGATCATTGGGCAATATAGGCGCTAAATTAGGTGGAAGAATCGGAGCTAAGTTGGCAGCAAGGCAAGCTGCCAATAGGGGCATAGGAGGCCTTAAAAGCGTGTTTAACGACTATGTAAGAAAAGGGGTTGCTACTGGGAGGAATGTAGGAGAGGCGGCTAAGACCTTAACGTTGTTAGCTACCAGTGCCGGATTCGAGTCATCGGTTGAAGCAAATTCTTTTATGAAGCAATCCGAGTCTGATTTCAAGGATTATTATCGTAAGATTTATGGTCGTGATCCTAATGCTGAGGAAATGGCTGTTTTTCGTAATTCTAATGCTGATGTAGGTAGTGCTATATTTGCCGCCAATATGGGTATAGTAGGATTATCCAACTGGCTTCTTTTTGGTAAGTATATAGGGTTAGGAGGCAAGGCTATACCTGGGTTGGAAAAGAAGCTCAACAAGCATTTATTTGGATTAGGGACGGAGGTTGCGAAGCCGGGAGAGATGGCTATTAAAATAACTAATCCCAATATAGGGCAGAAGATAGCTGGTAATGTTTTCAATATCATGAAAAGACCGGTATCTGAAGGTCTGTGGGAAGAAGGGTCTCAAGGTGCTGTACAGAATACGGCTGAAGAATATGTTAAGTCAAGATATGACAATGTGGCTATGAACGGAGCCGTCGATGTTCTTGATGCTATTTCTGAAGGATTTAAAAAGCAATATACGTCTAAAGAAGGATGGACTGAAATAGGAATCGGTGCTATTATCGGTTCTTTGTTCGGTATGAGGGAAGGCTTCTTTGGGGTTAAAGAGTATAGTAATAGTCAGATCTTGCTGGAAAGGCAAGTAAATGAATATAACAAAGCATCTTCTAATCTTAATACGGCGGCTTTGAATACGTTGAAAAAGTCAATGAGTTTAGGGCCTCAAGTTCGTTCCGATGCTCAGTCTATGACCGGTAAGGAGCTTGATGATGCTATGTTTGAAAAGATGTCGATTGACAACCAAATGGGAACCTTAGAGGATTCGGCTGAAAATTTCAGGCAGATGGTTGATATGATGCCTATTTCGGAAATAGCCGAAGCCAACGGAATGTCTTTGGAAGAGGCAAAGAAATACAAGGATTCTATTATTGATAATTATAATAATCGTCTTTCTGATTTCAGATCTGCTCAGGGTTTTGCCGAAGATCTTATAGGTGATGACTCTAAGATCGAATTTAGAAAATACGTAGCTCGTAATGCCTTCCTTGGCCTTCAATCAGAATCAAGGATGAAAGACATAGCTTCTGTCATAGAAACGCTTTCGGGGCAGCCTCGCGTGGCGGATGCACTAAGTACGTTTTCCCGGCTGTCGGGTAGAGCGAGGGAGCGGGCTATGGCTATCCGTGGCATACGGTCAAGGATAGAAGAACTTGAATCCGAAATAGAAGATCTTGCTACCCGCCCTCGTAACGTAGAAGGGAAAGATCCACAAGCTGAATCCATACAACGAAAAACCAAAGAATTGGAAAGTCTTAGAACCAATTACAACAATTCGTTGTCTGAGTTATCAACGTTAATAGGAAAAGAGTTTTCGATAGAAGAGTTGGTAAGTAAAACCGAATCTGTTTTATCATCTCCTCTTTCTCCCATAAGTTCACAAGATGTGATAGAAGCCTATGATACGCTTGTGGCTTTTGATGATTATTTTAATGTAAAATCAAGACAGGAAAAGAAGTTTACAGCCAAAGACAAAGCCATGAGATCCTTGGTAAATGAATACCGAAGGAGTTTGATGGACTATAGGAATATGAATAACTTCTTGTCTAAGATGCTTGATAAAAGATTCTTAGCTGAGGAAAACAGGGGATTTTCAAAAGCGCTGTCTTCTCTATGGTCTACTCCTTATAAAGGGGATGACAAGGTTCCTGATTTTGCAGAGTCTAATAAAGTTGGTGAATATGACACTGATGAGGTAGTAGATCAAGCTGTGTCAGAAGGTAAGATTTCGGAAGACGAAGCTTGGACTATCAAGGTTTTTATGCATGCTCTTGATAAAGTAAGGGAAGATAGGATGAAGGAAGCAGAAGATGATATAAAAGAGTCACCGCTTACGGAGTCTGTATCGGATGAAGATTATGAGGCTGCTATGGATAATCCTATTATGGTTCCGGCCGTAAGGCAGTCTATAATTGATAAACTATATACAGGTAATGCCGATCTTCTTACTGCGAGAGAAAAAGATGTGTATGATAAATACAAACAAGATTTTGATGATTATGTATCGTCTTTAGGTGATAGTCCTGTTAATCTCATTAAATCATTATCTGAAAAGGCTGACAGGCTTACAAGTCCGAGATCAGTATATGAGGAAAATAAAGCTATTATTGATATGGCTAAGTCTAATTTGGAGCCAGATCAAAGAAAGGAGCTTGATGATGCTATTTCTTCGTATGTTGATATAATGAACAGGCGGGACAAAGGAGAGAAAGTTGACGAAGATAAACTTGCAGATTCGGTATTTACCATAGAAGATCTTGGCCAGGTTGGAAATATCACGGACCTCCTTCCTTATATCGAGCAAAACAGGATTATTGATAAAGGTCGTATCTCTGAATCTACGTTAAGTAATTTCGGGGAGGATGATGCTAATATAGATTCTCTTGTAAATGAATTAGACGAATCTGATAATACGCCGGGAGCCAATATAGATAGCGCCCAGAATCCAGAGACGTTGATGGTTAGAAGAATCTCTAATGATGGCAATGAAAGGTATGAAATTGCGGGTCTTAGAGCCGATAAATTTATATCTTCCATAAAATCATTGGTTCCTATTCAAATAAGCTCTGAAACGAACACTAATGGCACTAAAAGGTATTCTCTTAACATAGGTGGAGAAACGGCTACTATAATTGAACTTCCTTATCATGCGAGATGGTCTATAGATAAAGAATCGGCTCGTGTTCTTAACCGTTACACAGATGTGTCTATTCAGGACGTGGGTAATTTCTATTCTTTGGTTTATAAGCGTCTTGATTCAGATGAGTTGGTTCCGTACAGAACGGGTGTCGGATTCGGAGAGAATGAAGTAGATAAAATAGATCAGGAAGCATTATCTTCTTTGAAAAAAGGAGATAAGGTTAATCTCGAAATAGATGTAAATGATACCTATAATCAGTCTCTTTTTGCCGAATACAATGATGCTGTTCAGTCCGGCGATAAAAAAAGAATAGAATCTGCTGAGAATAAACTGGTGTCCAATATGGTTATCAAGGTCATGAGTGGGAACAGATTCGTTTCTGTTGTAAAAGCTGACACAGGGGGCATAGATGGTATAAGTAAAATAAGAAGAACGGCTTTTAACAAGTGGAAGAAAGATGCTGGTCGGTCGGCTACCATCAGCGTCGGCACGCATGTTGTTGCCCAGACTCTTCCCGGAAGACCGGTGTTTAACATGAAGGTAAACGGTCAAGGATATGGCCAGGTAGAAAATCTCCCTATTACCGAAAAAGGTGCTGAAAAAGTATCTGATGTAGGATATGTATTAAATGGCAAAGTCGTGCTTAAGAACGGATCTAAATACACAGGCTTCCCATTTGCTTATTCTATATTAAATGACAAGGGGAATAATTACAAAAATATAAGAGTTCCGGTAGTTGTTATCAAGGGTAAAAACGGTCTTAATTATCTTTTCCCGGTTAGTCTACGTTCTGTAGAATCAGAGGAAGGAAAGAAATGGATTTCTTTTATAGATATGCTGCTTGAATCCAGTGGCTCTGAATTGTTACAGATGGGTCAAGATGATATACAAGATCTTAATGCGTATCTAACCAAGTTAGGTCTTGATCCGGCTTCGTATCAAGTATCGTACTTGAATCCTATTTCAGGGCTTAGAAAAGCTCGTGAGGCTATAGAAAAATTATCTACGGTTCCTGATGTTGTTAAGTGGGTAGAAGATGGAAGCAGGAGCGTTAAAGACATTGTGATGTCTGAAGTAGAATCTGGAATAGATTTTGAAGGTGAGATGTTTGTCGCTCCTAAGATCAGGATTCAGTTTGGTAAATCATCTCCCAGACCTAAATCACTTATAGAGGATGATCTTCCTTTCTCTGATGAGGGTAAGACCGTTACTTCTAAGGAAGACGTGAAAGTTTATGAAGAGGAAGAACAGCAGCCGGCTGCCGGCAAGACTATCCCAGTACAGCAGCCTACAGCCACGAGCGGCTCATTAGCTCTCTCTACTGGAGCTACCAGGACCACAAGGAAGTCTTTTGCTGCAAGGTTAGAAGATATAGAATCTTATATAAAGGAAAACAACTTACCTCCTTTTGCTAATATCTATGATTTTATAGCAAGAAAGATTGTAGGTGGAGATATTAGGTTTTTAAGACAAAGAGGTAATCCTAAAGATCTTAAGTCTGAAATGGGGTTAGATCCTAAGGGTACTGTAGGTGATAGAATATCTTACAGTAAGGGTTTGACTATGGATGAATACGTTGATTACCTAAAGAAAAGCAAAGAGCAAGTAGTTGTAGATTATTTAAATAGTAGAAATGGCAACAACGAACAAATTATATCAGAGTTGAAAAACTTTTTGAAATATATTAATTTTGTTCCAAGTAAGGCTTTGAATTATTCTCTTAGAGTCAATGGTATGGACACCCTAAAGGAATATGGCACAAAAGAGGAAGTAGAAAAAATGGAATCTGATATCAATAGTTTGGTTTCTAAAGTTTTGCCTACGGTGGATAACCAAACTATAGAAGATGTTTCTACTGCAATAAAATCAAACAACTTGCCTGCCATATGGAGTCCTGTGGAAAGTCTTAATATGACAAACGAGGAAAAAATAGAGTTTTTGAATAACATAGCGGATTTCCTTAGCGGCATACCAGGGTATGATACCGTTGTGGAGTCTATAGAGTCAGAATCAGATAATATTTTAAATGATGGAAAAGAAGGAAGTGCAGAAGGCGGTGCAGTACGCACTGAGGAAGATGGCGATAAAAAGGGAGATGGGAAAAGCGAAGGACAATCCAGAACAAATGTCGAAGTTAAAGGAAATGTCGAATTACCTGGATCTACAAAAGGAGAAATAGAAAAAGACGAACCTCGTATATCTGAAGAGCCGCTTACTCACATATCAAGGGTAACAACCCCTTATTTCTTGTACGGCGGCGATGAAGCATATACGTCTGTTCTGGCTAAGGTAGAACCTATATCAGAGAAGATAATGGCTCGTAATGGCATTAAATTTGGTATGAGTGTAACTGAGCTAACCAAATTAGGGTACAAAAAAGCTGGTGGAAACTGGATATACAAATTCTACATGAACTCAGGCGTGTATGATTTATATAATATCAGTACCGGAGAAGCGTTTAGGGCAAAACCGGATCTTGGAGTTAAGATAAGCTCCAGCGCATTCATTCGCTCTTTATCTCAATCTGGTAGAAAAATACAAAATATGATGAGTAATATGAGCCAGGAAGAGATAGATAGGAATAAGAATCTTGTAGAAGGTTCTGATAATTCGGATTCGATAAATGAGTTGAATAAGGAGTGTTGAGTATGAGAAGAAGATTTTTTAATGCTGCGGATAATTTTATGGGAGGATGTTATAATAAGTTATCTAATGAAGATATAAAAAGGCTTGGAGGAAAAAGACCTTATGTATGTCAGTTTAATAAAATTCATATACATATAGGGCCTGTATTAAAAGATCATGATTCCGATGTTAGTTACATAATGTTTAATAGTGATTGGAATTATGGTGGTTATGAATCTATGGTTTATCATCATAGCAATAATGGTATTTTTATATTAGGTGAAAACAAAATTGGTAATATAGAAGACCATATACAAGATCTAACATATTGGTACGAATATGATCCAAGCATTAATGAAAATTATTGTTATTTTTATTATGAGGCTAATAACAGCGGAAATGCTATCAAGTTGAATGGTGAGTTTGGTAGTGCCAGTACTGTTTTCAACATTCCCAGCTTGGAAGTCACCACTCTTCGTGATGGCAGTTTGAGTTTTCCGGAGATTTATATAGAGGGAGTTTGGGATCCGTCATTGTATAAATCAGTTTTATAATTAACTTTGCAAAAAAGTTAATTATTATGGGTGTCAAATGTCAGATAGAAAAGAAGGAAAATAAAATAGAACGGGTTGAGGCTCCTAACGGTGAGCCTTCCGTTCTTTACGAAAGTGCCTTAAAATTATTAGGAAACAGCGAGCGAGCTCTTCAGGTATGGGCTAAGGCTTACACTCCTGGTTTTTTGTCGTATTACGGTCATTGGAATAACCCGGCTCCAGGGGAGATGTTTAACACCGATCCCAATGGCGAACCTCTTTTAGAAGACGTGCTGTCGTATATGAAGCGTCAGGCTTATTTTTCCGATCCCTTAACGGCTCAGGATGTTAAGGATGTAAGAGATGTTATGATATCCAATTCCATATATAGCATACGATCTCTTATTAATAGAGTTAGAGGCTCTTTTTATGTGGATGGTAATCTTATCCTAAATGAAGAAAATCTAAGGAGATCCGGCTTGTACAATGAGACAGAGATAAGTAGGATATTAGATAATCCTTCTGTACTTAATGAGGTCAGCTCTTTTATGAGGTTATTATTAGATTATTCCAATAACGAACACGATCTCGGGAAAGAGTCTTACTTCACAACCGTAGAAAAACCATACGGTCCTGTTGTGTATAAAAATGGCGTCTTCAATAAATTAGGAAAGAGAGCATCATATAATCCGGCTGAAGTTTACGAGGTTATAAAAAATACAGTAGGAGGTATTAGTGTTGCTTCAGAGTTTGATGCTGCTTTCGAATCTTTATCTGATTCATATCCGGAGTTAGTTGAAAGATATCAGTCGGATAAGAGTTTTGCCTTGTCGCTGTTCAACGAATTTTCGAATATGAACATCGTTCCGGTTGTGGCTTTAGAAGATAATAATATCGTAGAAGGGAAGAGACGGTCATTGTCAAAGTTGCAAGATTATGCTTATTATAGCCCTATTAATGCTGAGTCATTACGGGCTCGTATATCAGCCTTTCTAAATAGGGTTAATGCTGATACAGAAGAAGACCTTAGAAGTATGATATGGGACGTAGAAGAGGCTTGTGTAGGTCTTGGTATAGATATCGTAGGGGCGTCTAAAGCATACGACGGAACAGAAGAATCGCTGAATAAAATTGATAGCTTGATGTTGGATCTCGATATTTATGTAGCAAGGCACAACGATGACACTTATGCTCCTACCTTAGCTTCTGCTATTGATAATGTTCTTGGAGATAGCAGGGATCGCCGTGTTATGTTTCTGCCAGAGTATATGGATAATATGAATATCGTTTATATGGAATCTGACATAGATCCGGTATCGGCATTTGAAAATCATTCTCTGCTTTATCTTGGTGGAAACCTATATCATAAGGTAGAAAGAGATAATTTAGGTGATTTGTACGATATAGCTGCCGAGCTTGCCAAGCGGAGTCTAACTTATTTCCCACCTGGTATCTATCCTGAATATTGTTTTAAGGATGGTGTTTTAGATAAGCGCCGCGTGGAAAACGTAGATAGTAAGGTCCTTGCTGATTCTATTAAAAAATACATCCTGTCTTATACCGATTCTCAGAATACGGAAGAGATGAATGCTACCAGATTGGCGTTCGGTCATCTTGTTATTCCTGAAAGTCCGTATGTTAATGAAGAACGGGAGTTTAGCCGATACATAAACAGAAAGCAGGACAAAGAGAATCCTTTACTCTTATTCGATTTATACCAATCTTATCTTGAAAATAAGCTTCATAATACGGAAGTGTATGAAGGGGCATACAAGTATCTTGATTTCAAACCGGATCATTTGCTGGGTCTTACCGTTTCAGATCCGGATACGTTAAAACAAATTGAACTATCTTTGGCAGGTAATGATCGTGAGCAGTTATTTGAGTATAGCATGAGCAGCACCGATCCTTCTTTTACAGATCTGTTCTATTTGGATTATTATGATATGTTATATGCCGGTTCTGATTTCTATCACGATCTTTTTACAAAACATCCTAATCTCTTAAATGAGGTTCGGGGTCATAACATAACTAATCAGGATGATAATGTTATCGTAGAAGGTTTGTATGATAATTTTATCAGAATAGGAAACATAGTGTTCACTAAAGTCGGCGAAAGTAGTTCCGGCTCTATCTACCAAAATCTGACAGGAACCGAATCGGAGGTGAAATACGATTCTACTCAGAAGGCTAAGACGGTAGAAACCGATTACGCTCCATACCAAAACAGATCTGGCTTGACGCAAGATATGATCGTAAGCAAGTCTGAATTGGATGATCTTAACAAATTAGAATGCAAATAATTTTTGTACACATATATAGTTTTTTTATAATTACAATTTGGGAAGTGGGGCTTGTGAAAGTCTCACTTTTCTTATATATGCACGTATATCAATAACATACAAGAAAAGTTAGATTTTCATTGTTTATGAATTATTTTTGTTAAGTTTGCAATATTAGTTTCAGGAAGGGATTATGGAAATAAGGAAAAAGTAAGAACCGAACGTAACTAATAACAGTAGGAAATGAGAATCAGTACCATCAAACGTAACAACAGCATTCATCTTATGTATAAAAACATTATGAATGATTTAGGTCAATTAAGAACTGTAGTTTCAAAATCCTATATTTATAATCTGATACAAAATCAAACCGGATTAAGTATCAGAACTATATCCCATGTCTTGAATCACACAAAAGAACAGGATACAGATTCTTTGTGAAAGGCATACATTTTCCTACATTTGTGTGTTCTTTAGTTTTTAGATTTAAGTTTTTCATGGTATTAGTTTAGATTAGTGTAGATCAGGGCTCGCAGTGATGCGGGCCCTGGTTTGATTTAAAAAGTATTAAAATATTTGCTATTTAAAATCCTGTTCCTATCTTTGCTCCAGAAACAATGAACAACGAGATCCCACCTCTGGTTGTTTGATGTTGAAAGATATTTTTGGCTCATTAGGGTTTGTCATAGTGGGATCTGACATTCTCTTTTGGGCCTATTTTTTTTATCATGGATAAAGTTTCTGTTTTTGAAAGTTCGGATTTTGGAGAGCTTAGAATTATTGTAGATCCAAAAGGAGATGTTTGGTTTGTGGCGTCAGATGTGGCTAAATCTCTTGGATATATAAATGCTAAAGATGCGGTAAAAAGACATGTAGATGATGATGATTCTATGCTTTTGCAAGTATCTGATAATCAATGGGGCGTAAAACGATCTATATTGAAAACCAGATATATAGATAGTATAAGAATAATTAATGAATCTGGTTTATATTCTCTTATATTATCTTCAAAATTAGAGTCTGCTAAGAGATTTAAGAAATGGGTAACATCTGAGGTTCTTCCTTCTATTCGTAAAACAGGAGAATATAAAACAAGTTCCGGTGGAAAGGGAATTTTGGTCCCTGACTTTTCTAATCCGGCAGATGCAGCAAGAGCCTGGGCTGATCAATATGAAGCTGCTCAAAAAGCTATAGCCGAAAAGTCGCAGGCAGAGGCAGAGAAGCAACAAGCTTTGAAAACAATAGAAGAACACAAGCCCGATGTAGAATTTGCCGAGTCTTTTAGGAAAGTAGACCATAACAATATGTGGCTGATTCGTGATATTGCAAAGAAGTTAGAGCAAAATGGTGTTATTATTGCTGAAAAGAATCTTCGCTCATTCCTTGAAGAAGCTAAATTCATGTTTAGGAACGGTCTTGGCAAATGGGAGCTATATAGCAATGTTGTAGTTAAAGGGTATGGAGTGTATAGGTCTTATTTCATAGATAAGTATTCTGGTGATAGAATCAATCAACAAACCATATACATGACAGGCTCCGGATATGAAGTGACCTTAAATGGTATAAAAGGAAAACTCAAAAATGTGTTTCTAAAATATGGCAAGTTTGCTTAAGTTTATTTACAGGTGGTGTTTTGAAAGAATAAAAAACACTACCTTTTTTTGTTTCTGTTTTTGCTGAAAATATTTCTCTTCTATAAGAAATAAACACACCTATATTCCACCTTACAATCATGAACTTTGTTACGTGCTTCATGCACGTATGTTTAACAATTAAATACTATAAAATTATGGGTGGTGATAAAATCGTCCTTTTAGATGGAGCCGGGGCTAACGGTGGTGGTGCAGCCACTAACGGTCTTCTTTCAATGATTCCCGGCATGTTTGCTAATTTGATAGGTGGTAATAAAATGGATCCGAATCTGGTGGCGGCTTTGATGAACGGTCGTAACAACCAGGACGGTTTCGGTGGGGCTAACGGTTGGTGGCTCTGGATAATTGTTTTGTTCTGGCTGTGGGGTGGACGCGGCTTCGGTAACGGTTTTGGAAATGGCGGTGATTGTTGTGCCAATGGTTTGCCGGCTCAGTTGAATAACGATTACGGTCGTGAACTTTTGATGCAGGCAATTCAAGGTAATCGTAGCGCCATAGATCAGATTGCTTCTGCTTTGAACTGTTCTACTACTCAACTTCAAAACGCTATCTGCAACGTACAGGGTGCTATTGATAAAGTAGCTGGTCAGGTAGGTATGACTTCTCAGGCTGTTATCAACGCAGTTCAACAACAAGGTTGTGAAATAGGAAATCAAATCAGCTCTTGCTGCTGCAATTTGAGTTCGTTGATCAATCAAAGCACTTGCCAGACTCAGGGAATGATTACTCAGCAAGGTTTTGATAACCAGCTTCGCACGTTGGAACAAACCAATATCTTGCAGAACGGTCTCAACCAAGGTCTGGCTAACAATCGTGAGCAAGCTACAAGCCAATTCAATATCTTGTCTGCGAAACTTGACGCCCAAACCGTTATGATCAACGACAAATTCTGTCAGTTGGAAATGAGGGAGATGCAGAACACTATTGCTCAACTTCGTGAAGAAAAAGCGGCTTTGACAGCTTCGGCATTATCTCAGCAACAAACCCAGAATATCGTTGGTCAATTACGCCCGACGGCCGTCCCGGCCTACCCCTCTTGTTCTCCTTACCAGGCTTATACTTGGGGACAGGTATTCGGAGGAGGTTGCTGTAATAACGGATGCGGATGTAACAACGGATGTTGCAATAACAACGCTGCTGTCTGATTTTATTAAGAAAGGAGGCTAATATGGCTTGTGTTTCTAAAATAGGATCGTTGTATGAGATGGTTACGAAGAATGTTATTGTCAGTACGACAAATACAGTCTTCGGTATTAACCCACGGGCTTGGATCGCCCTTCCGTGTGAGGGTCTTATCCTTCTTAAGATAAGGCAAGTAGTCCCTACAGCCGGAAGTGCTCTACCGGTACAGATTGCGGTCCCGGCAAACAGCACAGTTTCAACAGTAGGAGCCGACACCTGTTGCCCGGTTACGGGAGTGAATGTCGTGAACCCTATTAACGTAGCTGTCACGGGTGCTGCTATGGTAAATGGCACAGAACGCCTTCTGTACTTCAATAAAGTTCGTGGCGTGTTAAGATTAATGGATTGTTGTGTTCCGACAACAACAGCCCAGGCGTCTGAAGTTAAAGCAGGTAAATGATTTCAGTAGGGTGATGAAGATCATCACCCTATTTTCACCTAACTAATATTTTGATCATGTTTTCAGATTTGAAGAAGGGGTTTCAGGTACATACCCTTGATACTAATACAGTACCTAAATACGAATTGGGAAAGGTAGTAGCCGTATCCGAACCCAGGTATCTTCCTCCTCAGCCGGGTCAGTATCAGGCGATGCAGACCCGCGTGGTGGATCTGACGGTAGAGCTCACTGGCGAAACCAAGACCTATACGGTCCCGGAATCCCAGAATGTGGCTAAGGCTATGGGTATAACATTATCTACCAGCATAGATCCGATTATGAACGAACTGAATGCTATAAAAAGCACCAGTCAAGACATAATAGACAGCGTAGATACCCATCGTGCCAAGATAGAGGCTTGTGAATCTATATTAGAAGACATCAATCCGGCATTCAAACAAACGAGAGAGCAGGATCGTAAAATAGCTGGTATAGAAAATAAGGTGAATGACCTTACTGATTCATTCGAAGATTTAAAGAAGTTAATTGTAGAACGTTTGAAATAAGTGTAATATGATAGTATATGATTTAAATTCAGGACACAGAGAATATCCTGGATATGACGAGATAGAAGACAGACGAGGTGGAGGCAGAGGCAGAAGCCGGCGTTCTGATGGGACGTACATGGGGTACGGTGGTGGTATTTACGACCATTACGGTATGCATGAGAAGATGAAGGAAATGGAAGAACGCGAAAACGAGCTGGAAGAAAGGGAAAGAAGGCTTGAAGAGCGCGAACGTCGTCATGAAATGGAGGACCGGGAATACCGGAGGATGGGTTACGAATCCTACCCGACCGATTACTATGGAGACGACAGATACTACGGTGACGGACCTCAGATGCGTAGAGGTCGCGGACGTGGCAGAGGTCGTTCTTATTGAGGAGCAGACGCAGAGGATCCAGCTTATCAGAAATATGTAGATACTTACGGCTACCATTTTTCTAATGCTCTCGCTGATGAGGCGGTAAAGAAGATGGTCAACGTCGATGGATCCAAGAGGATCTGGAAGCAGCCGGAAATAAAAGATATTTTTGAAAAGTGCGGAGCGAAGAAGCCGGATAAAGCGACATGGGGCGATGTCCAATATGTCTTTGCAATGTACTATTCGGATGGTTTTCCGAAGGTCTTCAAATGTGAGAACGAGTTGGTGAAAGCTACGTTAATGTATTTGGATGATCCGGATGCTCCCGAAGGAGTAGCCTTTATAAGATGGCTTGCCGTGCAAGATTACCTCGGCGAAAAAATAAACTGGAAGGATCTGACCTGAGATCCAGGCCCAGGCCCTTCCGGTGGTGCGGGAGCCATAGTAAAAAATATGATTCCCGCATTCCCGTTTTTCCCGTTTGGAAAAAAAGGAATAAAAAAAATGTTATACCGGTCGGCGGGCAATAGAATACCCGTGGCCGGTTTGTTTCACATAACTTTTTTTTGGATATGAATATGGCACACGAATCTAAATCAAATAAAACCCCATTGTATTTAATAGGAGAGTTGATTGGCGTACCGAATACGGTTATGGACTCAGCATTGCATGAACTGAGAGATAGAATAGACAAAGACCCTAAATATAAAGATGTTAAAAATTGGATCGAGTCTTTACCCAAGATCTGAACCTATTTTTTCAATACCAGGCCCGATGCGATTTTAACGTATCGGGTTTTTATTTTAATTCATATTGTTTTATTTTAAATCTGATTAATTCATGAATGTCGTACTTTTGTTGAAAAAGTATTCTATATGGAAAATAAGGAAGATTACGTTGGTTACGAAGATCAAGAACTGTGTAACCGGTATTACAAAGAGGCTGAAGCCATGAGGCAAAAGCAGGACTGGTCTCGGCTTAGGGCTGTCCCTGCTCCGGCTAAGGGAACGCCATCGCCCGGCTGGGGTCAGCTTGGACGTGGAAACGATGTCCGTGTTAAGTACGTTAGCATCAATTCAGGATTAGGAGGGGACCGATTATGACTGTAGAAGAATTGGCTAATAAAAGATACGGTGGCGAATTTGTTTTCATGTTTGGTCATCTTGAAGGTAGAACAAGATTCGTTTTTGAATGCTTTGATCCCAGACCTGATCACGAAGGTAAAAATACCTATATGGTTTCTTATTTTGAGAAGGGACTTCGTAGAAGAGATGTGGTAGATGTACCGTATTATATAAATGTTTCAGCGAAAACATGAAAACACTACTTTTAAACGTACCTTCTTTCTCTGGTAAGATAGTTTCTCCTACCTGGATTAAAGTCGTAAGGGATTTACAATCTAAATCGAAGGCAGAAAGAGACTCGTATTGTTCGGTTTGTGGATGTACGGGAGGGTGTAACTTATGCGATGATGTAAGTAAATATAGGATTTCAGAACAACTAAAATATTACAAATAATGGAATTAAAAGATTTAGTCAGGATAATGACAAAAGAAGAGTTCGAATCAGCAATCAACGAAGATATTAAATTCGTTGAAAGATTTAAGCATTTTTTTAAACATGATGATGTTGCGAGGATAATAGAACACGTAAAGTCAGTGTTAGAAGCATCAGTGGACTACTGCTATCCGAATCATCCTGAACCTAAAGCAGAACCTGGAGACATGGGAGAGGTTTCTGATGGATACCATACTTTCAATGAATTGTATCGGTACCGCATGTTGTATAACGCCGCCTTTTTTAATCTATTAGCCAGAAATGGACAGGTTGAAGTTTGCAAATCAAGAAAGCACAGCGATGGACAAAAATGTTTCGGTTCTGATGACTGGTTTATTGTGATGGCGATCCTGCCTACCGGTCAGGTATCTAATCACTATAAAAGCAAATACTGGGATTTGTTTGATGTTCCTGAAAGAGAAACCGCTTTCGAATATGATGGCCATACACCAAATGAAGCCGCCGACAGACTTGAAAAGTATCTCAAACTGCCTCGTCATGGCATGACATTCGAAAAGGCTTTAGAACAGCTTAAATTAGGTCGTAAGATAAAAAGAATCGATTGGGGTAAAAAGTATATCTGTATGTTTATTGCAGAATCTGACGTAAATATATTGATGGTAGATACAGGTCAAAAAGTAGCATCAAATTGGAATCCAACCGAACATGATATTATGTCTAATGACTGGGAGATTGCGGGATGAGTTTGTTTGTTTGTTCAAAATGTGGCTGTATAGATAATACAGCCACATCCTGTTATTGGGCTCTTATAAGACCTTGTAAGAATCGTATTTACGATAAGTCGCTAAAGGGATATGAAGGCAAGCCTCTTTGTTCTGAATGTGCCGCTATTGAATATAGTAAGGGGGAAGAAGTGGTGGTAGTTCCTGGAACGTGGCATGGTAAGTTCAAGAAAGAATGGCCTACTGAAGAAGAAAAGAAGCATATTGGTAAAAACGGTATTTTAAATATGTAAATTATGTGTGATAAGGAAATTGTTGTATGCGCAGCTATATGGGTTCAAGATCACAAGAACAAGCCTCACGGTCCAGTAAATATATCATCCGGAACCGTATTTTGTGGATTGAGGCACTGTTCCATAATATCTCAACTTGCCGCATACGGTATAGCCCATAAAAACCGCAGTGTTCAAGGATTTTTGACGAGCAAGAACCGGTTTTTAACAAGAGAGGAAGCGTCTGAACTTGTTAGAAATAATAATCAAGAAATGGTAGTAGATAGGAGTGCCATTAGAGAACAATTGTATTCAGAAGATCTATATTAACTAAAAACAAAACAACAAATAAAGTCGGATACTTAAGTTATCCGATTTTTTAGTATATTTGTGGCATGGCAAGAGGTTATTATTGGATACCACAAACAGATGAAACGTTAAATGGCAGAAGCTATTACGTGGCTAAGATAGTAGGAGATATCACGTTTGATACTAAACGAAAAAGAATCGTATTTCAAGCTGATAGGTATTTCCCTGTAGGATCTGTTTTCCATTTTACGCACAATTGCTTCAATTATATCATAACTTGCCGACTTCGTAAGCCGGGGCTTTGGTTTGAAGCCAGGAGAGAAGATTCAGGCTCTATTTGCCCTGAAGATATTGAGCGCTTTGAATCGGGAAGGTTTATACACCGAGATGGGTACATGCATTACATATAAGCTGAACTTGACGATTTTTCGTCAGATTATAATTTTTTTTTTCATATTATTTTTAAGCCATCAGACTGAGAAGTTAGGTGGCTTTATTTTTTATGATATGCTTGATTTTTAACTACCTTTGTCTCATAACAAAAATGTTTTACTATGACATCAACGTGTATTATTAAAAGAGATAATAAAAATAAAGTTGTTTCTGTCTCTACCAGATCAGGGGACAGGTCTATGTTGTTTGATAAAATAGCATCTATTCCTCTTATGGAAAATAGGGAGCGGGCTACTACTGTTTTTAAAACCGTATTTTCCAATAAGTTCTTAAAGGCTTTTGGCGACTGGAGAAAGAGAGTGCCTATCAACAAACCGGCTTATAATAAGGTAAAATCCAACATCGGCCTTATTCCGGAAGCCTACAGGGAAAGGGTGCTGGATAAGGCTTCTAAGATGAGCAACCCTGTTCTTGTGTCAAAATCAGATGCACCTTATGAAATCCGAGAATCGGGCTTTGGATTTTACAGCCAAGATCTGGGTGATAATATTATGTTGGTGGATGCTATGGTCCCGTCAAGTATTTCCGTACCGGAAGGACCGGGAATAGACGCCGGGCAGTATCTACAAGATACCATATCTTCGGACTTCACTCCCGTATCTATGGTGCAGGATAAGGATGCTAATTATATGGTTATAAAAGACGGTCTTAAGATATTTAGCCCAGAAGAGCTACCGGAGACAGATCCTAATCCTGTGGGTGTAACGTATCAGACCGGAGAGCCTCGTTTGTTTTTCATGAACGATCGTAGTCAATTATTTGAAGATTACGGAGAAGCTCTTCGCTCTGGCGGGAATGATATCAGAATAGGATTCTTATCAGGCACCGTTCAAGAATCTGCCGTGGATGGCGTGGCAGACATTACTTACAAGGCTGGAAAGTATGTTCTTAATAATCCCAAGTCTTTTATACCGGTCATGACCGCTTCTGCTTCTACTTCTTTATCAACAAAAGGCGGTATAATTAACTACCTTATAAAGAAAAGTCTTTTGTCCGGATCTAAGATATTCGATCCAGAAACAAGGAGCTATTATCTTACAGGAGAAGGACATACAGGACAAATTAGACTTTTCAATTCGGCATTATCCTACACCGAGCTCCGTAATCATTTTGGTTCCGATGTTTCCATGAACGACCAGGGTATGATAACCATAAGCTCGTTGGATAATAGCAAGGTAACTATGAGGCTCGCTACCGGAGGAACGGAGAGGGTTAGCAGGGAGCAGATAAAGAACGATCTCAAGTCAGGAAGATACAATGAATTGGACGCCAAGTACGATCATTTTGATGCGCTTGTAGTTTCATTCATATTAGAAGACAACGATCTTTATGCTGATACTAAAGCTAAGATCGTATCAGATTATAGCAGGCAGGAACGTGATCAACGAAATTCTATTGTCGAGATACTGAAAACTCTTGGCGTTAGTGTCATAGGTATGACCGACTATATAGAGAAGTACCAAACCAAATACGGGCATGAACCTTCTGCTAAGGCATTGGCGGATATTGCCAATAACGTAATAGCAGTTGGTGAAGATGCTACTTTATCTGATTTAGTAGAAGAAACAGCCCACTTCCTTGTAGAGGCATACAGAGATCAGAATGCTGTTGAGGCTGTTCTGCAAGATGTAGAAGGTACGGAAGAGTGGAACCAGTATGCAGGTCAGTATTATAATACATACGGTAAGGTATATGAAGGAGCTGAGCTTGATAATGCTGTTAGGAGAGAAATTTTTGGAAAGATCCTCGCCAGGGAGATGCAGACCGGCACAGCACAGGCGCCGGTAGAGCCCACCTCCTTCCTGGGGCGCGTCCGGCAGCTTCTCTCTGGAATCGTAAGCTGGCTTAAATCAGCTTTATCAACCCAAAGACAAGATTTGAATAACGTTATTAAAAACATTCGTGATCTTGCCATTACTGACATAGATAAAGGATTTGACACCTCTCTGTTAAAGGATAATGACTTTACATTATATTCCCTTTCTTCTATGAACAAGAACAAGTTTCTTGAGTCTAAAATCCGGGCATTAAGGAAAACATTAAGAGACTTACGTCAGATAAGCTCTGATAGGGCTGTAACTACGTCTATGACCCTTGCTCAGCTTAAGACCATAGAAGATAAGATAAATAAAGTAGAGACCGAAATAGACAAGAATGAGATGGCGGCTGCCATGAACAGCATGATCTCCACAGCCGAAGCTCAGGTCAGATACTTAAGCAATGTGGTGAACACCATCCTTCATGGTGATACCAAAGACGGTAAGCTTCACTTCAATACCAATGATCGAAAGAACGTAGATATTATCAACAATCAGGTTCTTCCGATCATGAACGATCTTCGAGGATATATCCGTAACAGAAGTACCGAATTTGATGAACGTGAAAAGCAGGATTATACAAATAGGATCAACACCGTCATTGCCGACATCAATGGTATTCAGTCTGATATTAAATCAGTACAAGACCTTGATGAAAGTACGTTGCTTGATAAGTTAATGAACGAACTTCATGTGCCGGCAGATAAGGTAAAGAGAGTAAAAGAATTTTTTGACAAGGTTCAACACGATGTTTCTTGGATAAGTAGGTGGTTTGGTATATTAGAGCATTCTTCCAGCCCGTTCAATAACGCTCTTGGAGCTATGATTGCCAAAGACAATTACAATGCGATGGTGAATGCCCAGCCCGCCATATCCGACTTCCTGGCATATGCGAAAAAGCATGGTTTTAACAAATATGAATTTGAAAAACTGCTTCAGAAAGTAGACGGCAAAACTTCTAATTACCTTCGTAGTGCTCTTGATATGGCTAAATACGATCGTAATAAGAAGCTGGCGCAGATGCGAGCGTTTGCGACCGCCATGAACATAGAGATATCAGAAGAAGAAATCAATGATGTGGTTGACAATAACCGTAATTACGTATTTAAAAGAGAAGTAGTTGACAAGGACGGAAATACGGTTACTGAGAACGCTAAATTTAAACCGTCGTCCGATAGGGTTAATACCGATATTTTTACTATCGAACAGGAAAAAATCTATACGGAACAGATGGAAAAATGGGATGCTGAAAATTCGGAACTGGAATTTAGCGAAAGTTATGCCACAAGAATGGAATCCATATACAAAAAGGCTGAAGAAGAATTAGGGCATCCGGTTTCTCAAACAACCAAAGAATACCTTAATGCTCTATCCAGGCAAAAACGGATATTGAGGCAGCCTTTTATTGATAGCGGTGGTAATTTTGATGAGGTTGCCTATTTTAAAAGCAGCAATTACGAAGAAGAAGGACTGCTTCGTAAACAACGTAAGGAAGCAGCTTCAGAATACATATATGTAGGAACCAGGAGAGTGGAAAAAACCGGCGACCAACTTAAGATGGCTAAAGAAATACAAGCTATAAATGAAGTTTGGAGAAAGGAATCAAATAATGTTACCAATGCCGTATCAGAATCGTTTTTGCAAAAATTAAGAACGATTCAGAGCGAGTCGGGAGGAGAAGCTGCGCTGAAGACACTTATGTTGGGAGGTCACCTGTCGTTCAATGATCGGTTTTGGAATGAAGTAGAATCGGAACAGTCGGCGCGTACCGAATCAAATAACAAGGCTTCGTATCTTAAAATGGCGCATGATATCATTAGTTCTACGACAAGTGATAGAGATGCGACTGACGTGGACTCGATTGTAAAAGATATAGAAAAAAATAAGGCCATTATCAAGGAAATAATCGGAAACAATCGCGATGTGGCTGATATCGGAGAAATTAACGAAGCGACATTTACCTCATCTGAAAGAGATGCTTTTAGGGCCGCATCTGAAGCTATTGAAACCGATTACGCTATCTTAATAGATTATGCTAAGATGGTGGGTCTTGAAGATATTGATAAGTACCTTACTAAAAGCAGTAAGGCCGAAAACGAAGTAAATCAGTCTTATTTAAATGCTCTTGCTGACTCCAAGGAAGTGGAATGGAAGTTCGTACAACGTCATACTACGGCGAAGAAAGCAAAAAGGATTCAAGCCTTAAGGGATAAGCTGTTTAAGGCTGCTGATAACCGATATCTGTTTACCGTATCTGAGACCAACTACCTGTCAGAAAAGCTTGGAATAAGCAAAGAATTAGACGGTAGAGATTTTAGGAATACTGTTAATGCTAAGATGGCCAGCTTGTTTTTAAATAATACAAGAGAAGAGGGTGTAGAAGAAGCTAATGCTATTGTTAATGAATTTGCCAGGAGCCAGGTCTTTTCGTACTATAAACGCATGGCGCCTACCGGATATGCGGCTATGATCGACAAAATTGGTCGAGGTGAGATAGATGTGGCGCAGATGGTTAAGGACGTACAAAACGGTACATCCACCCAAGATTATGGCATGGACATATCGTACCTGTCTTTCGACCCTGCAAGGGCATGGGTGGCTGAATCTGAAGCCGAAAATAGCGGTCGTAATCCTGATTATGTAAAAGATCATGGGTATGGTCATCGCATGCCTAAGAAAAGCCTGTATCGTGATGAATCGTATCTCAATGACTTTGGTATCAAATATGATGCTGATGGTAATGAGGTCGCTACTAAAAACGTAGAGCAGTGGAATATGATTCAAAAACTCAAGGAAATAAAAAGACAATCCCTTGATCTATACAAAGAGCAGAGCCCGAACCTGTATGCTATTCCACAGATATCCAAACAAGATATAGAACGTATAGAAGGGTTAGGTATCAGCCTTAAAAGTACGGTCAGGAACTTCGTATCCGACTTATGTCTTGACCGCGTAGATGACTCCCTGTATGGTAAAACACGCCAGGGTGAGGTATATGATCCGGAAGATAGGGTTCGGTCCATACCTAAATACTACATATATGAATTAGAGAACCAAGATGACGTATCTCATGATTTTGGTTACTCTTATTCGATGCTTATGATGCAATCATCATTATACAACGAAAAGCAGAAGTCTATAGAGCTCGCTCAAGGACTGGAGCAGATGTTACTGAATAAACAATTTGAGGGCGGTAAGAAGGCTGAAGCAACCCAAGCATATCAGATGTTCAGGGACTTCTTCAATGACCATTATTATGGCATTAGGATGAACACCAAAAAACTGACGGTAAACATCGGTGGATACACAGTAGACCTTACCAGGATAATGATGGCCGTTGAAAGATTTATGTCGGTCATGAACTTGGCACTGTCCCCGTTTGTGGCAGCTACCGGCGCCTTAACAGGTCATATCAACCTCATCATGGAATCAGCCGTAGGACAGTATATAAGCAAAGATTCCCTTAAATACGCATCGGCTGAGTTTTCACGCCTTGCGCCATCTTGTATAGCAGAAACCGGAGACATAGATAGAAAAAGTAAATTATATGTCATAGGTGAGAGAATGGGGATATTCAATATCCGAAATCGTATGTATGGTGCCGGATATAATAGAGTGGCCAGGACCTTAATGCGTTCACCTATGTATGCTTTTATGGAAATCCTGAACTACCCTCTTGATCCGCAGGTTATGATTGCTACTATGGACAATGTTCGTTATTACAAAGGTCGGTTCTACACGTTCCAAGATTTCAAGATGGAAAAAGAACGCAATAAAGAACAGAGTACCATAAAAAGAGAATGGAATGCATTAAAAGATCGTACTTTATGGAGTATGGTAGACGTCGTGGATGGAAAGGTGGTTGTAAAGCCCGGATCAGGTGTTACTGTTGAGGAAGTTGAAACCCAGATGGCTATAACCAGGAATCAAGTCCGTAGCTTGTCGCAGATATGTAACGGATCTTTGAATGAAGAAAACCGAACTGCCGCATCGCGCAACTGGATAGCCAGGTTCATGACCGCCCACCGAGGATGGTTGGTGCTGGCGGCTCAACGTCTGTGGAAAAGACGTGGCTTCAATTTCCAGACAATGCAAGAAGAGGAAGGACTGTCAATTACGTTAAAGAATATGATAGCCAAAACATTTAGCTTAGCTTCCGAGTCTGGTATGAAAAACATCATAGATGCCTGGAACGAAAATAAAGACAATATGAATGAGGTAGAGAAAACCAATATAAAACGTCTCAGTGTCTATGCCGGCACGTTCCTTATCATGCAAGCCGTATCCATGCTTCTTGCCGGATGGCGTGATGATGATGAAAACGAAGAAAGTTGGCTTACTCAATTTGGATCCTATGTCGGATTCAGAACCATAAACGAAATAGCTTCACAGATGCCGTTTATTATGGAGCTTAACGTTGTAGATATCATTAACGACCCGTTTGTCATGGGGCGGAAGTTGAAGGATCTTACTGATCTTAGGAATTACTCACTTGATAAAGTAACATCCGGCACATACAAAGGAGAGTTTAAGTTATTTAGGCAACTCGCCAAACAGACGTTTATCAAACAATGGTATAATATCAAGACGCCGGAAGACGTAGCGCGCGCCTATAATTGGTGGCAGCAGACAAACAACAAGTCAATGATGTTCTTCATCGGCGCTACTCCTGATTCGGAAGGAGACGATGACGTTAGTTACAAATAGACGAAGAATATCGGACTTGCATTGTTTTTGTATGATTCCAATATGTTATATTAGCATCGTCAAAGAGTAGATTGTACGTTTTTTTGTTCTTACTTGAAAGATTATGTAGGTTTAATTTTTTCTGAAATTGTTTTCTTACCGGTTCTCAGTCAGAGATGATAGAGAACCGGTTTCTTTTATGTTGTCAATTATTGCTATCTTGCAAACAAAAATCATGAGACGAAGATTTCAAATAGGGATGGGGGTAAATCCCTCGCTTATAATCAATAAAGGCATATACATCCAACATGTAGATGGAGGATTATATACAAAAGAAAATTGGTCTAATAAAGGATATTCCAATGATCTATGCAATGGAATAGCTCTTGTAGATAAAGTGTGTTTTGTTATAGCCACCGAATATATTGGCACATTTCGTTGGGGTAAGGATGGAATAGTAGATAATGTATTTGCACAAAATAGTTCTTATATGGAGACCGTTAAAAAGGATTATTGGGGGCGTGAAAATCAGAATGCGTATCTTGAATATGATACCAGTAATGAAAATTACGCTTTTAATAAAGCTAATAGCTATTTATTTAAAAATGGTCAAAATGGATATGTAGGTGGCGCCGGAGAGTTTTTTTTGATATCATTGTATGCGAATGAAATAAACGAATGCCTTTTAATGGTAGGAGGTACGATAATGAGTAATAAAATGTGGACATCCACTCAATCTACACAATTTACCTATTCGTGGTATTATGATATAAACATCCAAGGAGATCATTTGGATACAAGTACAAGGAGTAATCCACGTTATGTCCGCCCCTTTACTGAATTAATTTTATGAAATTATGAGAAGAAGATTTGAAAATAATGCTAAACTATATGAGTATAAGATAGTTAGCGATTGTATAGGGGGGGGGGTAATCGTAGAAGGAAAGAAAGTAGGCACCATTCCACAGGGCGGGCAATTTATCTTTCTGTCTAAAAAAGAACGGCTGGATTCCATAAGTGTCCAAGGCGGTGTTCCAATGGAAGATAGGCAAGAGATCGATAATAGGGTTGATACGACAGAGGAATTGCTTGAACAGGATTCGGTGGTTCTTGCTATTGCTTTAACAACCTCTCCTTATTATGGATTTAGAGTAAGTGTGATAGCACCTGATGAGTTTACGCTAAGAACAACCAATAGGATTAATAGAACCTTTTTAATAACAAGCTTTACTCCACCTGCTGCTATATACGGTGTAAACTTTAGTGATCCTATTGTCCTTAATTATGATAGTTACCAATATGAGATGTCAGATCTTGTAATTGATGGACCTCATGATAGAATAGTTAGGGCAGATCCTAATTCTACTTGGGCTATAAGATGTACAGATGCCAACTTTACACCTTTGCCATATCCAGAATCATGGTCTGGCCAAGGTTTAAATTCTATGTTCTTATCAGAAATGAAACGTCTTACTCCTGGTGATAATCATGTATCATATACAGCTTATATTAATTTGGACTTGATAGATGATGGCGGAAGTAAAGTTCATACTGAATATCTGATATTAGAAAAAACACTTAATTTTACGATATGACAACAATCCCCAACCGTACGCCTATTGTATGGTTGGGGATTGTTGTAGTTACCATCTTTTCTTGTATAAGCAGAACATGAAATAAGTTTCTAAGCATTAACTTCATGACCTCCCCTATCCGTGAAAACTAAACCAATACCTTCTATGATATGTCCTACTACAGGAGCTTTGTCAAATTCCTCCTTCGTAGCCCAAGTAGCATTATCAGGCATCAGATCCTTGAATGCGTCCGAAACATCACCTTGACACCAGCAGTTATTTGATGTAACAATGCCTTTCCCTTCGATATTGATATACATTTTTCTTCCACCACATCCAAGGCTGTTCCATCCGCTCGGTACGTTTTCCACCATAGGCTTAAGCACCCAGCTTACACCGTCTATCCTAACCCATCCCGGATCGTCTTTGTGCTTGTCGTACAAGTTTTGCCAAAAAGAGCATTCGTAGCACCATCCCCTGTCTTCCATGACAGTTCTTATCTCACACCTTTCAAATCCATCTGCATCCATCGTGTGCGGAGAATGAGGCTGGTGAGGGGTGCCACATTTTGGACATACGAGTTTTAAATTCTTTTCCATATTATTTCACTTTTATGATCTTAATAGAATCTCCTATATTGTATTCCCCTTGGTGTCCAACGAATTTTATTAACCTATTATCAAATATTGAAATTCTTTCGTCTTCACCATAATACATTATACATCCACCATCTAAAGGACGTAGATCATATATAACCCATCCGTCATTAACATGATTAACACGCGAACATGATGATAATACTAATGTCATCAATAAAATAAAATACCTCATATTATTTTCAACATAAAAATTTGTAACCTGGTTTTACTGCCTCTGCTTCTTCTTTTGTATCAAACATTAAGGTAGTGACAGCTCCTATGCCTTCACAAACGTAAGATACTTTTACCCACCACCTGAAAATTCCCGATCCGTAATCATCATAATACGGCTCGGAAAGGACCTCTTCTACGTACCCATCTAAGTAATTCATGATCGCTCCTCCTTATTTTCAGATTCTGCCTCTTCGAGTATGCTGATCACCTTATCAACAATATCCGAATCAGACATTTTCTCAATAAAAACATCCATTGCCTTAGTTATGTCATTGGCTTCTTTTTCTTCAAGAGCAATCTCTCCACCGGTAATAGCATCAGATAATGATGTAGATAAGTGTCTTATCTTATCAATGCTCATAAACGTAAATGGATTACCACCCCAGCCTCCACCCATTTCTTTCATGATCTGATATCCACCTGAGATAAGTCTGCCTGATGTCATGGCCAAGGAAGATACGATTAGGGACAGTACCGCCGCTTCCGTCCGCTCCTCGGACACGCCCTTCGACCACACGGCTGCCCTTATAGCGCCGGCCAGATCGTCTATGTATGGCATGAGGCAATCTTCCATCGCTTGTGTTATATCAGCTATAACCTCACTACGCTCTTTATTTATGTAGTAGATAGAAGCATTGTACCTCTTTATCTCTTTGTCCATGTCATTTAAAAGACGCTTGATATTGTGCTTATACATAGGACTGGTTTTAATTACTTCCTTTAGCTTAAGAATGTAATTATAAGCCTGGTCGTTTACAAACAACGTCATGGTCTCAACCGTTGAATGAAGCGTGTTAAGACTGTTAAGAATCTTATCGAAATTGTTTATCAAATAAGCTCTTATGGCTTTTGCTGCGTAGTTAATGTTATTAAAATTATTCATTTTATTCATTAGATTCAACCTTATATCACAAAATATTTATTCTAACCGGATTAAACACAAATCCACTATCGATTATCTTTCCAATGAAAGAATCACCGATTACTTTTCTTGCTATTCCAATTGCTCCATTAATATCTGCATTGATCAGCTCCCCAATAGAACTTTGAAACAATCCGCGTTTCTTCCTTCTACCTAAGTAGGATTCTTGTTTCTTTAGAGGTTCAAAAGCAAGATGGTCAATCTTTGATGTGTAAGATTCCTCATGAGTAATTACCTCTATCCCTAAAAGATTTGCTTTGTAAACAATCTTATCAATCAATTTAGAATGAGGAATAGAAACAAAATGTTGGTTATTCCTTTTACCGATATTTATCTCGTTTTTCCATTCTTTGTTTAATCCAATGATGATTGTTCCTATATTGTTAGATTTACAAAAGTCTACAATGTATCTACTGATTTTATGCAATTTGTCTTCTATCCAACAATTTCTAAACAAAGTAATTTTTCTTATTCTATTTGAAGTTCCCTTATTACCAACAAAAGACATCAACTTAGCTTTCTTCTTATTGTACCACTGATTTACTGATTTCATAACCCGTCCGTTTATAATGAAAGAATTAACTACATTACTAATACATGAACATAAATTATTCAATCCTAAATCAATCGAAAGAAAATTGTCTTTGTTTAAACCAAGATCAGTTTCCTTTCTTTCATAAACTACCTCTACTACATAACATGTAGCTTGAGGGATTATTCTAACTTGTTTTAGTTCGTCTTTCTTTACATTTGTTTTGATAGGTTTGATTATATCTTTAACAAAATAAATACAATTATCACCCTTTACCCTACAATTGCAGTTGGTGAAAACAACCATGTTTTGTTTCTTACCTTGTTTGTATGATGGAAGGTGAGGTCTATGATTTCCGTATTTAGAAGGATTCTTTTCAAAATCCTTCTTGAGTTTTATCCAGGATTTTATGTTTTTAAATACCTGTTTAATCACCTGTTGGGATACATGATTAGGTAAATTCCTGAAATCGAATTGGTTTTCTTTGCAAAGTTTGTTTGATAAATCAAATTCCTTTAAATAGTTACCTGAAAAGATTCCTTGACGAATGTTGTAAAGAACATAATTATATAACAAGCCGGATTTGAAGCAAATATCCTCAAACCGGTTGTCTTTAACTATATGCCTTTCAACTAATCTCATTTGAATGATTTATATCGTAAATGTAATCGTTATTTGTAAAATAATCAAATTATTCAATCATCGCATTCAAATTTTAGATTTTCAAGTTCGTGTATTTGTAACTTAAGAGACTTAATTAAATTCGTTCTCTGTTCCTCTGCATGTTTTAAAGCCTCTTCCTTGCTTTCAAAAGCACAATCCCCTATCTGATAAGGGGTGTAACGACCAGGAGTGTCGGCTAATAAAAGACCACCACAATCTTCTATTCTGGCTTTTACCTTTCTTATTTTCCCATCTTTTAGACACATGTCTGTAACCCATACGAATTTACCATATAATTTATCATACTCTTCTAATCTCTCTTCTTGCAATTCATACCATTTCGGCTTAGGAAATCTTAATGTGAATTTAACCTCAGTATCTTTTTCTAAGACATTAATATCGTATGCTTCCGGCCACAGCTCTTTTATGCTGTCTTCGTCTTCGGCATACGCTACAAGTATGAATGAATCATCGGATTCACCACTACACCAATATGGATATTTTATAGGCCATTTGACTGGACGGTAGTCGTTACCGCAGTCGGATTTTTTAATGTAAAATCTTGCTCTAATCATATCGTTATTAATCTAATAATTTTTCTATTTTAATTGATTTTGATGATAGATACATATTCCACGTTCCTCTGCCTCTATCACCTTTTTCGTTTTGTTTTTGGATTGTCAAGTACAGATCTCCGTCTTCACATACTTCAACTTTTTTCAAGAAGCCTATCATTTCATCTCCTGCTTCGTGTAAAATACGGATCTTATCTCCTTCTTTTAACCCATAATTGGAATCAAAATATTCTTTTTTGATTCTATCAATATTGTCTTTATGGTTTTTTATAGCATAAAGCTCTTTTCTTAATAAATAATTTAGTTGTTCTATTGTCATTTCTTTTCCTCCTTATTTAATGGTATCAACCCTTTTCCATGCTTGTCATACCACAGCATAGCTATGCAGTTCCATGCACATTGTGCAAGATGAAAACATCCTGTATCGGAATCCACTCTTTCCCCTTTCATGTATTCCATCAGGTGTCGAAACATCGCAGCACGGTACCGTTCAAATCCGTTGTCAAGGTTCTGCCAAGTATTAGGATCGTACTTTTTGGCTCCGGCATGATAGACTTTTACAATGTCCTCAATCTCTTCCATTGGAAGCAAATCCCATCGTAGTTTATCATCAATGATGTCATTTTTCACCGATTTGTTTTCTATGGGGTCTTTGGTAAGAATAATATCCATAATATCCGTTTCTATGACGAACGTCTCTCCATTGCAACAAACCTCAGCATATTCATCATCTACCTCTATGTCTGATACTGCCTCCACTATAGCTCCTCTGGCTATTTCTAATTCGGAACTGATTACATCACTTTCCAACATGCGAAAAATAGATCCTTTTGGATAAAGGATGTTTTTAGTATTATTGTCCATCTTTTCCATTGTTTTATCGTTGTTTTAATTATTTGATATAATAATATAGTCCATCATTTTTCTTTTGCAAAGCGGTCAAATTCTTCTCCGCTCATGACAATGCGGTTAATGATAATTATGCCGTTATTGCTATAACTATCATTTTTAACTCCCATGTCATCAAGCTCCTTCTTTAAATCTTCAAATGTAGGGCCTTTCTTGTCTTTAAAAAATAAAGTAGCATGCACAACCCTTCCGTTGTTTAGTTTTACTCTCACGGTATAGAGATATCCTTTTTCTTCTTCATCCTTTTTATTGATACCATCAAGGATGCTATTTATCATATCCTTGTCCTCACGTGATAGGTTGGATATGGCTATTCTGCCCTTTAATCTAAATATTTCGTTTTCGTTCATGACTTTCTGTTTTATTGTTTTCAAAATATTGTCTTACGGCTTCTATGGCTTTATCATCATCAAAAGCTTCTTCAAACTCCGTGTAGAACCTATCTCGCTCCATGCAGAATGTGTTTTTCCCTTCCGGTATAGGACGGAACACAACCACCCTCTCTTTGTCGTGATTGGTTCCTATTATGTTATTATCTAAGATAATAGAATACCTTCTTGAACTTTTGTTGATAACAACATCATGTTGAAGACCATACAATTTAAGTATTTCCCTTAATTCATTTGTTTTCATTTATATTACTCCTTCCAAATTTACTTTAATAGAACCATTTATGGTTTTAATGCTCCCATCTATGGTTGAAATCACATCATCTATATCATTTATAATACTTTCCATGTCATCAACCACCTCCTCCATATCAGTTACAGCCTGATCTGATTCCCAATATCTTTCTGAGTCTTGTAACGATTCCGGTATATTATCTCTCGCCTCAGTCTCTTCATCTAAAATCATATCAACATCATCTTTGGCTGAATTTATGTTGTGCTTCAACTCCGACAACTTTGATTTGATGTATTCAAAATCTGTTTTATACTTATTTACGTTGTTAATAACATCCGATATTTTTTTTCTTCTCTTGTTGTTCATGCCTTTATCTTATTATAATATTCGATAATCTTTTCTTTCCTGTCTCCTGGTTTTACTGCCATATTCTCAGCCAAGAACCTAAAATACGACACTGGTATGTCCTTGAATCTAATTCCTTCATATTTTCCAAACCACATTATTATACTGTCAAGATCGTCTTCTCTCCTACCATCTCCATTCACAGATTTAAGCGAGGCTGCCCGGCGAAGGATCTCGTCTTTGGTAATAATATCACCCATCCTTATATTAGACAGAAGTTGATCTCCGGCAAACATACACCAGCCCTTAGAAGGGAATTGTTCGATTGTCAAGTCTTCTATCCGACCGAAACGCCTCATGTTGTCGCAGCAATCAACTATCAGCGCCTCTTTCTTGTCAGGATGGATGCGGACGGCTCGGCCTAATATTTGGTAATACGTTGAATATGAGAACGTTGGTCGACCAAACATCACACAATCAAGTTCAGGAAAGTCAAATCCGGTAGCAAGCGTTGAATAATTAAAAACCACCTTCAACTTACCTTCTTTGAAATCGGATATAATTTGTTCTCTTTTCTTTTTGGTTGTTAGCGATGTTACGACACCGGTTATGGCTCCCATCCTGGCATTCATGAACTCTGATATTCTATTACATGATTCGATAGAATCCATACAGACCAAAATGGCTTTACGTTCGTTCATAAGTTGAAGAAGGCGCTTGTAGATAGAGTTGTTTAAGCCGTTTCGTACAATACTTTCTTTAATAGATTCGTTGGTGTATTCAGCTCCGGTACTGTTTAACATCAGAGCCGATTCATCAAACGACCATCGTTCGTACTTAAGTGGACACCAAAACCCTTGAGAGGTTAGTTCTTGTATTTGAGTCACATGAACTATTTTCTTGAAGAAATTATGCTCGTCTTTCGTCAGCATATTGAGCTTGCTATAGTTTCCTTCCAGCATGGAACTGTAGGTTCTGAGGCGGCAGGGAGTGGCGGTGAAGCCCAGCACCTTCGCCTCTGGGAACCTGTTCATAAACTCCATAAATTCAGAACCTTCTTCAGGAGAATATCCTGAATGACATTCGTCTATCAATAAGGTATCTATCCCTATATCCTTCAACCTCGCTACATCTTTCTTTATGCTCTTTAATGTTGCATAAGTCATAGCCGACAGCTCCTTTATACCACATGAAGCAGAATATATAGTAGGTTTAGAACCGAATGATACGGCCTTTGCATAATTCTGCTCCAGAATCTCTTTTGAGGGCTGTAATACTAATGTCGGTCTATTTATTTCATGTGCTATCTTGGATATCAGAAGGCTCTTTCCACATCCGCATGGGGCTACGATTATGCCAGGCTTCTTAGATCTTCCTGTAAGAAACTTAAGCCCGGCATCTACTGCCTCTTTTTGGTAAGGTCTAAGTTCAAAGCCCATCACAATCTATTATATTATTTTTTGAAAGTTCTATTATCGCCTCTTTCAACATCTCCCTTGCTTTATTCTCATTATCTTCAAACAGGCATACACTGCATGTAGCACCTTTGGAGGGGTAGTCTCTGTAGGCTTCTGCTCTTTCTACAACGTACTCACAACAATAGTCGTGACTCATGTCTTTTGCTATACTTATAAAATGATCTTCTCCATCCATCAACACACAATATTCAGCATCGTTTTCGCATGCAATAACACCTTTGTTTTTTAAAATGGATAGCACTTTGTTTCCAAAAAGTCCAATATAGACCCATATATCTTTCCCTGCATTTTTGTAAAAAATATCCATTCCTTCTTTGATTGTGACTTTCTTTTCCATAATCCCTTATTTTATATCAGTAATTAAAACATATATTTTAGCAATATCTTCAAGACTCACAGAAGAACGTATATATAGTTTTTCTTCGTACTCATATAGAGCGTACCCTTCTTTTACGTCTAATATCTTAATCACATGCTTGCCTCTTTCAAATGGATCCTCAAAGTAGTTCTTATGTTCGTATCTTTGACCGACTTTTATTTTGTCAGTTTTCTTCTTCATCTTATAACGATCTACTGCTCTACCTGTTTTTATGAAAGCTGTCGTGAGTAAGTATAATAAAACTAAATACAAAAGGATCGCTACTCCACATATTAGATCTTCTTTCATTGGACTCCCTTTAAGTAGTTAAACCATATATCCTCCAGCTTCTCCTGAAGCTCAAATGCTTTCTTAAAATTCCCGCATCTTACAGCAACGTCTCTCATGTATGTCAAGTTTATAACTTCCGGATCTTGCCGGTATTTTGTTCTTAACTTTTGAACATCCTCGTATTTCATCGCTTTATCTTTTTAGACGGATCCCAATCTGAAGAGAAAGGGCATTCGTTTTTGTTATGTAATCCAAAGTCACAATAATAACACAGTGCCGACGGGCAGGGTAGCTTGTTTTGCGAAACAGGCTGGCTTAGGGTGGCACGCCGCTTGCTATACTTGGCTCCTTCTGCTCCCTGGATGTACGCTTGAAATGATTTTACACTATTATCTTCAAAATCATACATTTTAGATAAAGTGTCATTTAGCATCTCTATAGATTTTGTTTTACGTTCCTCATCCACTTTAACCTTTTGGTATTGTCTGGTCCTGGTAAAGAAATAGATGTTCATATCTGGCAGAACTCCACCATATTTTCTATAGATGTAAAACGAATATATAGGATGCTGTAAATTCGTTTCCAACTTCTTAGAATCAAAAACCTTATTACCTGATTTCCAATCTATGACATAATGGTGAACTACGTTCTTGCTCTTTATAGCCAGATGAAGATCTACCGATCCTACTATGTACACATGAGTATGAACGTCACCATTTATATCAACAGGCTTAGGAAGACGATACGGCAGCACAAAATCTTCTTCGACTCCAATTATAGCGCCGTGTCTGATAAGTTTCTCACAGGGATTAAGATCACTATCAGCTATCATAAACCTATTGCCGTCTTTTTTGAACAGATCCACAATCCAAGCAAGAAGCTCCCCAGATTGTTTCATGGCTATCATCATATTTTCCGGTGATTGCCAAGGTATGTCTTCTTGATAGGAATAGTAACTTATCGCTTCTCCAAGGTCTTTACCAGAAGGCTGTCTTCCGTTCTTAAAGAAGTATTCCAGTGTCTTATGGATAACCGTACCATAAGATGTAGCTTCTTGTTTTTCCGTAGACCTTTTGCCCTCTACGTAAGTCTTATACCATTTCATTGGACAAGTAAGAAACGTATCTATCTGGGAATAAGATATGGCAAGGCGTTTCACACCATTAAACTCCTTATATAGCAAATGCGTTTCCGGGACCATCATAAGTCATTGTCTTTAAATCCTTCCGGGTAATATATGACATACTTCTTACCGTCTTCTGGTGTCATGGCAAACTGCATGTAGTTATTACGATTACGATGCTTGCCATCTAATCCTCGCTTCCAATACAGAATCCCGTCTATCTCCACATAAGACCGTCCGCGGTCGGCTCTAACTACGTCCGTGTGCAGCAGATACCCGTCGGAAGACACAATCCACACTTTATCCCCTTTGTTTAAATAAGATATTCTTTTTCTTACAACAACCTTTTTCTTATTATCCAATACAAATTCCTCGTCAGTCATACTCTTCATCCTCCTCTTCTTCTGTTTCAAAATCAATTCCATAACACTGATCATAATGATTGGTCAGTTCTTCTGGTTCTAAATCTTGTCCAAAATCCATATTAAATTATATACTTAATTCTCCTTCTTCATATTTTATATTCACCTTGTCACCGTTTTTATAAGTTTTTCCAGACAAGCATCTTACTCTCATTTGCTCTTGTCTTCCATTTTTCGAAATATTTACCATATAATGATTCTTCCCTGATCTAAACACTATCTCCACCTCTCTGCCATTTAAATCTTCCGGACATTCGTACACCATTTCTTGTTTTAACTTAAGAAGTAATTTATATACGTAAAACAAAACGATAAAGAAAAACGACCCTATTACGACCCCTACTAAATGGGAACCCGAAAAGTACGTAGTCCAGCTATATCCAAGAATAAAATGTGTTATGCCTTTGAATGATATGATGTCCGACAAAGACATACTTAAATCAGAAGCATTGTCAATATCCGTATCCAGATCAGATCCTAATATCGACAACAAAAACTGTATAACAAAAGCAAATGATGCTATTAAAGCCATGCATAAAATTATATCACTTCCCATATCCTTCTGTTATTATTTTGTAAACAAGATCAGTCATCTCTTTGATGGATTCTGTATCATAATCAATAATAACGATATTGAATTTTTGTTCCACCATCGCATCAAGCTCAATTCGATCAATAGAGTCTAATCCAAGTTCTTTAAACGACACATCTTCTTCATGAACTATATCCATTTCCGAATTAAGAAACTGAGTAATAATTATATCCTCTATTATCTTTCTAATTCTTACTTTTTCCATTGCTTTCTAATTTTGTTAAATAAATACGTTTTTATGTTTTTCAATCTCTCTTTGTCTGTTTCAGAACTTCCGGTAAACAAATAATCCGGATTGCCTTTAGCCGGCGGCGTAGGCAATTTAGATACGGCAAACAACCAATCCATTTCCTTATTCTTCTTAGACTCCAAATAAGGCTCGGTAGCGATCTTAAATTTTTCAGCTATTAAGTCAAAGAGCTTTGAATTTTTAAGGTTCATATGAACTGAAAAAGCCTGAGAAGGCGGTTTCCATATGAAGTTACATAAGCTCATTGTATAATCTCCTGACTCTGCTATATAAGATTCCGTTACCTGAAGTATGACCTCTTTCTTGAATGAGGTGTTACCCATAAACCAACACAATCTGGATTCCGCTTCTTTTCTGCTGACACCTATGTCTTTTGAATACGATTCGTACATTCCTATCATAATCTTCAACGTTTCCAGAACCTCGTCTGTCATTTCCGGTGTCTCTATATAATTCACAAAAGACGTTCCTTTGTTGGTCAATCTCATCACGCCTGATTTTAATTTCTCAACCAGGCCAAGCTCTATATACCTCCCAGCATCTTTTTCCAGCATGGCTTCGATCATAACCGTATCCTTCTGTCTTATAGCAAGAAGATTAGCCAGATCATTAGGAGTCATGTCTGATGCTGCAAGTTGTCTGAAATTGATGTACATGCCTAATCAGCTTTAATAAAAATAACATCCTTACCATCCTCCCTCTCTACGTGATTACACGGGCCTGCGACTACATCTACCGACCCGCATGTAATGTGGTCATTAAATATACATCCTTCACATCCTAAGTCTGGCTCTGGAGCATCCACACATTTTAATCTTACAAGTCCGGCATCAAACACTTCTCCTACTTTAAATTCCTTCTTTTCCATATTTCCTCCTTTTTTTTAACTATTGTATCCTTCTTTGATAATCGAATTTCTACCGGTAGATACCGACTGACGAAGATCATCATGTACAGAATCTACCGTAGAATACTTGTTTCTGGTTGTAAAAATCACTTCCAGCATCTCCTTGTAATCACCTAAAGCTACTTCGTATCTCGGATCCACTTTGGCTTTTCTTTCAGCCTCGGCATTACTTTTAGCCAGCTCTCGGTCGAGAAGGTCTTCTTTGATCCGGTCAGCAATCATATCAAGTTCTTTTTTAATAACTTCTCCTGCTGCCCGAAGTTGACCTTCTACGTCACCAAGCTGGTCTTGGACGGTACCTATTTCTTTCTTTAGACGATCGTATTCGTTAATCATACCCATATCACCTGCATAACCAGAAAAGTCTTTGATTATTCTGGTCCCTTCTTTAAGAAGCTCAATGACTCGTCTTTTGCGTTCTCTGCTTATTAAAGACGGAAGACGATAATTCATATCCGCTACTGCTTTATCATGTATGGAGTTGATTAAAAACATCTCTCTTTCATCCCCTGCGAACTCAGTAAGAACCAAAAGGAACTTACTTATCAGGTATTCGTTTTCTTCTACGGTAAGTCTCATACGTTTCTTTTTTTTAATATACTGACTGTTCTTCCTTTACCTCTTGTTCTTGATCTTGATTGTTCGTAACGTCTTCCACAGTATAGAGCTTGGGCGGCGTCGGCGGCTGGTTGGGGTTCACGAACTTCGTCCCTCCCTCCCCGTACATCCATCCATGCCCCGGCAGGATCTCTGGGTGGATTGTATTAGTAAGCTCTTCCATACTAACTTGCCTTACCTTCAGTATATGATGAAACACCAGTCCGGCTGTCCTGAATGATGTTTTGTTTTCAGTTTTAAACCGGTCAAGAGTCTGATACCAGTCTTTCCCAAATATCATATACTTGTCCAGCCCGTATCTGCGAGGATTATGCAAACCTATCATTAACGTACATAGTTGCCCCAGCGTATCAGACTGATAAAAGTCAGAAAGACGGGGAGGCTGCTCTTGAGGGCTTTTTATCCTTCCTTCTATCTCTCTGTTGAATTGGGATATGATGAGGAAAAATATGTTTTTATATACTAATTTAGCCTCGTTCATAACCGCCACCAAATCATCTATAGCCGACTTAGGATCCAATCCCATTCTTTTTATCAAAGCAATATGATCGACTTTAAATATTATAAGACGTTTGTCTTTATGCTTAGTAGCTATATGATATACAGCCGCCTCAAACTCTTTTACCGTACACGGAGCGTCGATGTATATTATATTATTTCTGATTTCACCTTGAAGGATTTCAAACATCCTCATCTCTTCTACTGTATTAGAATCTTGCCTTCTTAATATTTCAGGAGCCCGTTTTTTCATATCCTGACTCATTCTGCGAAGAAGAAGATCTTGAGGATTCATTTCGAACTCGCAATTGACAAGAAAATAATCTTCTGCTTGTGGGTTGATCATCGGATTCATCACATTTTCCAATATCTTTTGGGCCACATACGATTTACCCACAGATGGCCGGGCTCCTATGGCAATAGCGTGCTGAGGAAAAATACCTCCAAGCAAAGCCTCGTCAATATAATCGTATCCGGTTTTAGCGGGGATAAGCTCTCCCCGCCTGTATTTCAAGATATTCTCATACGCCTCTTCCATAACCTGTTTAGAGGTCTTGAATATCCTTCTTATATCTATCCTATTTGCTATCTCCTCTTGCATTTTTGTCACCTTTCGTATCCGATTTGGATCCCCTATTAGCTTTTACTGATTTATACCTAAGACCGTTCTTGGTATGAGAACAATCCTTGCCTTTTCTCCAGCCCTTGCCCTTCTTCTTGTCCGTTTCGTAGTTTTTACGACCAAGCTCCCGGCGTTTGGATTTCTGTTCCGGTCTGGCATTTATCTCCTTGTCCTTTTTAGCCTTTTTCTTCCTGGCTTCGGGATGAGTCCTGTAGTACTCTGTTGATCTGCCCATCTTCTTACATTTTTTTTGATTGATAATAGCACAAAGATAGGCAATTCGCGCCCTATTTCAACCTGCCGTAGCTCATATCAGGATCACACCAGACATACCCGTCTTTCTCATCATGAAGATACTCAGGACATCCTCTACATGCGCTACTGCCTGACACTATTTGATTGTTCTTATTAGGGCACTTATCTCCAGGCTTATGCCATTCTATTCTCGAACCTGATCGCTCTTTGTTTACGATCTTCCGTAAAGCCCCTACTTAAAAGCAGGGGATCAATGCCTCTTTTGATCATCTATGTATTTTTTAATAACTGATTCTGATATATGCCCTATTGTTTCAACATAAAAAGATCTTGTCCATAATGAAGGCAGTCTTTTCCTTATTGTTTCAAATTCATTTCTTAAAACGAAAGACGTGTATCCTTTTAATTGTGATACAATATGGGAAATAGAATCAGAAGGTGTTGCTTTTATGAATATATGGATATGATCGGGCATTATTTCCATATATTCAATAGTCCATCCATTTTCCGTTGACTTTAGCAGAAGAAGCTCCTTTAATCTGGATTCTATCTCCCCGGTCAATATTTTTCTTCTGTATTTTGGACACCATATTATATGATATCCTATGTTGTAAACACTACTTTTGTTTGTTTTCCATCTTTTATCCATGTTTTTTTATTGCAAATATAGAAATTATTATTATATTTGCGTCATAAATATAATTAAAAATGATTTCATACAAGTACAACATATATTATTCAAAGAAAACGAAGTATTTCGACAAGATGCTTCGTGAATGTTGTTTTGTATGGAATCATGCGTTAGCTTTACAGAGAAGATATTATCGAATGTTTGGAAAATACATTTCTGTTAACAGGATACAAAAGCATTTCTCTAAAAAGATTAAAAGACATTTGCTTCATTCCCAAACAGTTCAAGAGATTCTTCAAAGATTAGATTCTGCATACAATCGTTTCTTCAAAAAGTTAGCGAAACGACCACCTAAATTCAAAAGATCAGATTGCTTCAATTCTTTTGTTTTCAAACAGGGTGGTTTTACGCTGAATGGAAACGTTATCACAATTAATAAGAATAAGAAAAGATTTAAATTCTCATCAAGTAGAAAGTATGAAGGTAATGTAAAGCAAATCAGAATAATAAGAGAAACATGCCGTCGTTACAGTTTGATAATCATTACAGATCATAATCCTGTTTCATCCTACGGAAAGACACATAATGGTGCATCTGTCGGATTGGATTTCGGGCTTAAAACTTATTTCACTGCAAGTGATGGTAATAATGTCATTTCTCCGTTATTCTTTAAACAGTATCAAAACAAGATCAAGAAATGCAATAAAAGGATTTCTAAATCTGTTAAAGGATCCAACAATAGAAAAAGGAGACGTTTTGAACTTCAACAAACGTACAGGGAAATTAAAAATCTACGTAATGATTTCCAATGGAAATTAGCACATGAACTTTGTAAAAAGTATGATTTCATTTTCCTTGAAACGTTAAACATTGAAGCAATGAAACGCCTATGGGGAAAGAAAATATCTGATTTATCCCATTCATCATTTATCAACAAACTGGAGTATGTTGCAACAAAATATGGTGTAACAGTCCATCATATTGATAAATGGTATCCTTCTTCTAAAACTTGTGAATGCGGGCATGTTAACAAAGAATTATCATTAAAGGACCGCACATGGGCGTGCCCCAGGTGCGGGTCCGTAAATGATCGTGACTTGTTAGCATCTAAAAACATTCTTCGGAAGGGCATTTCCGAATTGGAGAGTATGGGTAATTCCAGCGGTAGAAATACCGGGGTTCCATACGTTTGTATCCAAGAATCCCATAGCCTTTAGGCGTGGGAGTATGTCAAATGACAGAACTGAAAGACTTTTACCATCGTCTTCTCGCCGAACATACCTATATGTGTGTATTCTTCCGGTATAGAGAGAAATTCAGATAAATCTTTATACATCCTTTTCCGTTCCTCCGGCGTAGACCATAGTCTGTCAAGTTCGGCATGGACTCTTATCTTAAGAGATCTCAGTGATGGCCCCGCAAGCCGGCCTTTAGCTTTTCCCTTATTCGGCCCTGATTCATGAACACCGACATAAGCGTTGCATGGTTTGCACATCATAACCATCCCTAAGCCTTTTCTGCTATATATTTTATCGGCATTTACCAGCTCAGTTTCTCTTCCGCAATAAGGACAAATTTCGCCTCTTAAAACCCGTTGTTGGCGCTCATTAAGTTCCATACCCTATTCTTTTGTTTTTCTTTAAACTTTTCATACAAACTGCTTTCAGTTTCCATTTCTGAGATCTCTACCTCTACGTCCTCTCTTTTGAAAATTACTTTCTTGGCTGTCGGATACGCGCATTTAGAGATACGAATAGCATTACGAATAGCGTAAACAAAATACGTTTCTGGTGACGATTCGATCACCACTACCTCGTTTAAAGTGTTTTTGTAATTTTCCATATTATCTGCTTGCTTCAATTATATAACCTGGATTATCTTCACACGCCTTTTTGTATTTGATAAGAAACTTAAGAAATGAATCATAAGACCCCCATCCATTTTCTGGCTCGTATTTCAAAAGACTTTTTCTCTTGGAGATCATAATACATATACCTTTTGTAAGTACATTCTTCATCTCATCGGTATCTATTTCCCTACCCAATTCTTCTGGTCTCCAAACATAATCGTACAGCGTTTCTTTATTTTCTGATACGAATATTCTTTGTGCCATCTTGTTCATGTTGTGGGTAATGTTTGCAACCCATTCACGATCCTCTTCTTTCTTCTTACTTTTAATATAAACGTCCAGGCTCATACTGTTTTTCTTTTACCTTGTTATTGATTATCAAATCTGCCACATCATCTCCGTCCCCTACATTTTCAACATTTTGAAGATAGTCCGATACTTTTATCCTTGACTTCATCATCATCCCATCTATCTTTTTACTCCATGTCTCAAATGCTTGTCCTTTGTCCGGAAAAGCTACAGTCTTTCTATCTTTTAAAACATCTATCACTTCCGGCCTTAGATTCTGCAACCCACCGGTAGCTACAAATAACTCATCTGGTTTATTCACAGCGCATATAATAGCCGTCTTTTCTGACTCCACCAAATTAACTACCTTATCCGGATACTGGCTTAGAAGATGTTCTCCAAACAGGCATTGTCTAAACAAGAAGTCTCTTGCATGCAACGAGTGATAAAACATGACATGAGGTCGCTCATTGTCACCGTCTTTTTCCTTCACTCTTTTTACATCAATCTCATTCCCCTGGCTGTCGGTCTTTATGTAAAAATCCATAATCTTGCCGGTTCTACATACAAAGTCCTTATCTATCTGCCAGAATATACAACACCCCTTCCATCCCCATAAGTCCATTGTTCCGACATGATACCTTCTGAACACATCAGATACCCTTTCTTTCCCCCATAGAGACGATAAAAATCTAAATACGGTGTTTCTATCGTCTGGAACTACAGTCCTCTCAAACTCGCTAAAAGGTATGTAATTTACAACGTCAGGATTTACAGGAGGACGATAAGCTCTTATGCATTTATTTCCTGAAATCCAAAGATCTTTGTCTCCTACATCCTTACCAGTTGGTCGTTTATCATAACCACATGTCCGTTCATGATCGCATCTTCCAAACTCATTGCCAACAACCTGACCTGTTGCCACATCAATATAAGGGGTGAGGCACCGGCTTTTCCCACAAGCTGGGCAGGTTAGCTTCAGCCGGCTCCTGCCAGGCCTGCGGTCAAGTTGAAACCGAGGTACGTTTTCGTATTTTCTGAAATCAAGCATTTTTAACTCCTCTCATTGCTTCTATGATTCTATCTGCTATAGTTATAGACCATGACACCACATCTGGTATATATACCCCGCAATCTATCTCTCCTTTTCTATCTTGCATTTTGATAAACTCAATAGAATAGGCCTTAACAAGATCGAATCTACGTTGTTCCCAGTCTACATCTTTGTTTTCATCATCCACAGGAAGGGTATCGAGATAATAATTTAAACTCTCTTTTATCACACTTCCTTTGCTGTCATAGAATTGTATTATGTCATAGTCTCCTCTTATGGTTGAGCCGCTGAAGGTGATTACGTCTATTATCTCTCCTGTTCTTCTAATTTTTCTCTTCATACTCTTCTTGTATTTCTGACCAGTATAGGCATTATTATTTCAACGGTCTTGCCATATTTCTTATGAGATGCAAGTACGCATATTGCATATTTATCTCCTATTCTCAAATCTTTCGACAATCTTAATCTCGAACCCCTTTCGATATTAATAAAATAATCACCAAAAGGATTGATATGTATCGGTTTTACGATTTCCACATAATCTCCTTTAGGAATAACAATATCGCTCATATTACGAATCTTTTAGACATTTCCTCTGCAATATCATATACAACAATATGATCCTCTTCATTGTACGGCTTATTGATATTCAACACTCCTTTTCTCACTTTAAACTTCTTATCTTTTCTAAGGTGATTCAACATACCTTGTTGGAACACACAGTCCGCCTTTTCAAGTGCTACACTGTCTTCTGTCCATTCTTTCAGCGTATATCCTTTACTGCTCGTGCTTTTTGGAGAAAAGTTCATAATACGTGCATCAATGCCATACCATGCTTTAACCATTCTTCTTTCAGCTTCCAATTGGAATGCATATGATTCCCATATTCCTCCCGATTTAAAGTCAAGAATGACCACTTCTTCTTTTTCCACTTCTCTTACTTCCTTCTTCGGATCACCTTTTTTGAACTGTCCGGTAGCCCTTTGATACACGGCTCCAAAATAACCTTCTTCTTTGTATTTGAATGTCATTTTAACCATCGCATCAATAGGTGTTGCTACAAGGTAATCCTCTAAAGAAAGGATTCTTTCTATCATCATCGGTTTCACCTTGTAATCAGAACAGAATTTGGCAAACTTCATGACCCTGACAATCATATCGTCAAGATCATCTATGCTATTAAAGAACCGATCAAGATTTTTCTTAGATATCTTCAGCTTGCCTTCTTGCACTGTCTTAACTACAAAGCTTCGATTTAAGACCATATCTCTACCTGTTAGGTACAATCCGTATAAGTAGTGCATGATCGTTCCCTTATCGGCTTCATACTGCGCTACCTCTTCTGGATTGCGACCAAGCATCTTCATCTCTTGCTTCCATTCCTGAAGTGCTGTCTTATCATCTACATACCCATCTTTGATTAAAGTTGTTACCGAAGCATATATCTTAGCCGTCCCATCATCCATCTTTCTTACATAAAAACGATTATCGTCTAATGTCAATCTTACGAATTTGGGTGTCTCAATCTTCTTCAACTCATCACAGATATAAAACGGCTCTAACGTTTCCTGGTTTTCTGTAAACGGATTCGAGTCTTCTTCTCCAGGGTTAGGATCGGCTTCCTCCGCCGGAGCTTCCGGTTCCTCCTTCTGGGCCTGCTCTGGCTCAGAAGCCGGCTCTTCAACTACTGGAACCTGTCCGCCTCTTTCTGCTATGTCTCTGTTCTTTATTAAAGACATAACTTCCTTTTTCAATTGCTCTGGTGTTTGATTAGGATCTGATACCGACATCACAACATCGTTCATTCTAAACAACGTATTTCCTTCTCCTTCCACCATAGGTACAAACCCTAAATCTATTAATATTTTAATCTTTTCTTCTATCATACCTATCAATTATTTCAATAATCAACCTACCTCTTTCCTTGATCATTCCTCTGCTTTCCATATCCAGTACCTTCTTTACCGCATACTTCCACACAAAAGGAAATTCTGTTTCAAGTTTATCAAATTCCATCCGGTCAAGATACATGTCGAATACCGTATGCTCCGATTCATGAAGGAAAACTATATTATCCCTGCAAGTAGCAACCGACTTATATATCCTTTTCGGAAGTATGTGACAGACGTTACATACTGTAGGAAAATGAATAGCCTTACCGGTCATAGACATCCGAATATTATTTAACTCTTCCAGCATAAGACGAAAAAACCCGGATAAATCCGGGTTCTCTAACTTTTTCTTCTTGCTGCTGTTTTTAATGGATGTAATTCTGTCTTTTTTCTTCGGAGTCAACTCTTTACTCCTGCAAGCCTGGCATAAGCCATGACTTCTTATCATCACTTTTCGTCCGCATCTTTCGCAGACGTACAATTTCTTTTCCACTCTCTATATTTCAATACAAGTGATATAATTGAAAAGGATACTGCCGTTAAAGATAACGTATATGGTAAGTTCATTAACCATCTCGGTACTTCTTCGGTCTTAATCACTATCAGCAAAGTAGCACCTGCTACTACCAATAATACAATTGCCGTCGCAAGTGCTACACGGGAAACAACATCACTCATCAGTTTTCTTTTCTCCCAATTTTTCTACACCTTTTTGCAGATCGTATTTAAACACTTCAATGATCTTTGTTTCAGCAATAGACTCGCAATTCCAGTCTCCCAACGTACCCTGCATACCTTTAGTCAACACAGCTTCGGCGTCTTTAGGATTGCCGGCTTGGACATACATATAGCATGGCGTTTTCTTTTCTTTACCTTTCTTTTCATTCAGTGTAATGTAATTCACCTTGCACTTATACCAGTACTCAGCTTCTCCGTTGAAAAAGATTTCTGACACTTTAATAGGGTTAATTTTTACAACCTCGAAAGAATTGTACAAATCCTTAAAGATCTCCAACGATCTTGATTCTGCCTCTGTATAAGACAAGGCATCCACCAAATACTTTTCAGTTACTTTCTTTTTTTTGCCGTTCTCGATATTATCAATCTCGGCTTTTACCGTAATTTCAAACCAGCGATTCATTGTATTAATATTTAATTAGTTGATTTCTTTCCTTTCTCTATACTATTTTTAAATCTTTCAGAACACCACTGCAAAACGTCCATCATCATCATCTCATTGTTGGATAAGATACCTTTTATAACTAACGCCAATTGATGCTGTGACATTCTCAGGCTCATATCAAATCTTCTTTCCTCTTCATTTACTATCGTAGCCACGAAATACTTACACCCCTCTAAGTGCGTCAGGGCTTCAATCATAGCTTCTTTTATCTCTTTTTCTTCCATTCTGTTTGTTTTTTTTGGACAAAGATATGTCTTTTGATAATAAAAAAGATTCAAAATGATTTAATTTAGCTTAATTACTGCTCTTTTGATTCGTTCGGCATAGGCATGTCAAACTTTTTCCTGATAAACGATTCTGTTTCTTCATTGAATGGATAGGCCTCCTTAATAAAATTCATAGCTACCTCCATATCACCGTCTGCTATATCTTTATACCTTTCAAAGATACCAACCAGGTCATTGTTATATGAACGCTCTTGTTTTATGTTGTACACGTATTTCAACACCCTGTCTTTAATTTCATTGGCTTTTTTCACAGTATCATTGAAGGAATTTATACTTTTCAATTCTGGATCTTTGTTTTCCTTGTTTACCTTATCAAACTCTTCCTTGCTATATCCTGCTTCTCCTGTAATGGCTGGGCAAACACTTCCATTTATGATCCAAAACTGTTCATACGATCCTATCAGAAACTTTGATTCCATTTTAAATGCATTATATTTAACAAGCAAATTAGCCACCTCAGTTGCACCTTCTACGGTTCTAAAACCGATGCCGATATCTTTTAACATAAATACTGGAACTCCAGTTCTTGGATACACGACTTCTTTTTTGTTCTTTATATTCCAGTTTTTAGCTTCAATTGGAATACCTTTACCAGCAAGCTCTTTGTCTATATACAGATATATCTCTTTGCATGTCAATGACACAATCTCATCTCTGCTTAAATCAAAAACTGTTTTCATTTCTTTTTATTTATTAAATTAAACAATCTACCTCTTTGTTCAGGCTCCGTATATTCCACCCATATATCGGCTGCCACATTTCTAAGAAATTCCATAAAGTCTTGATGATCCCTGTATTCAACAGAGTCAACTTTTCTCACAAAACTTAGAATTTCCTTTAACATCTTATTGTTTTCTTCAAGAAGTTCTCTGTCGGTCATAACCTTTCATATTTTCTTCTTAACTCATTTTTACCCATTTGGCATTATCAGGTATTAAATCCTTAAATTCTTCTGGGATTTTCCCTTGATGCCACCAATCATTGGAAATGATTTTTCTCCCATCATTTGAAATAGCCTCCATCATTCTTCCTCCCATACCCATGAATCTTCGTGTTTTGTTGTTTGTATTGGGAACAAACGGATTAGCTATCCATGATTCTCCATCTATAATCAACCAATTGGGATTATTCTTATTCTCTTCATATAGTCTGATCCAAAACGCACAAGAATAGCAAACTCCATCTCGTTCCATAATAGACCGTATAGGACATTTACAAAAATGTTCTGGATTCATGCTATGTATATTATTTTGCCCCGACCCATCTTCGCAGCCGCATTTGGGACATATTTTCTTCTTTTCGCTTTCCATATTGCTTATGCTGTTTTTAAGGTAATAGATCATCTAAATAAGCCCATGATTCCATTTCATCTAATCTGTATAAAATACATCCTGGACGGCTGGATATAAAAGTTTTGTTCTCTTCCAATATACCCATAATTGGATTCTTTGATCCTATTGTTGATTTCTTAGGGAGAAACACAATAAAACGGTGGCAATCTGGAATTACTGTTATAGAATGCCACACGCTGTTAATGCGCCACTCTGCACCAGCTTTGAAAATAGGAATAGCATATTCTTGTTCCATGTCTATTTAGTTTTGAATTAATGTGAAAAGAGCAATTATAGCCGCAACTGATATAATAGATAAAATAACGTTTGCCAATATATGCTTTAAGAGGCGCCTTTCGAGATTTGCGATATGCTTTCTTAGCCCTTCGCAATGTTTTTTTGTAGATCTGGATTCTTTGAGTTCTTTGTTGTATTTTACCATATTTTTGTCGCACCATTTCATTATATCATCACTTGCTTTGTTAAGCATATCTCCGATTTTTTTATCATCATAGAATGGTATTTCAACATCAACACAAGTATTTGGCCTGTATAATAATCCATATGTGTCAAAGCACACTTTCAATGTGACAACTTCAGGCTTAGCCATTTCTTCGGCTTGTTTCTTTATCTGCTCATCTGTTGCTTCGGCTTTAGCTTTAAGCTCATTGTAGTCTTCTATATTCAGCAAAGCCATGTTTTCAAATTCTGTATTCATATCTACTATTTCTTATTTAGAGTGAATGTTTGCCAAATGCTTTATCCCAACGCCTGCTTGCTATTTGTACACATACTACCAACGCATCACGATATTTACGGGATTAGATGGTTCTTATGTGGCGGATGTTGATAATCCTAACAACGCATTCGTACTGATTTTTGCAAACTGTTCACTCAATTATTTTTAATTTTTAATTAATTCAATTCCTATAATATCTTCGTAATCAATATAGTGCATCATTGAAACACCGTTGTCATCATCAGTCATTATTTCAACACAAGCAGAACAGCCATTGAACGCACCTTCGATTGTTATACCTGTTAATTGCCTAAAGAATCCTAAAAATTTCTTTGGTTTGATAACCCTAATGCGGACAAGATCATTCCAAGTTATTCCTTTCTCTTTGCAAATAGATTTAAACTTCTCGGCTGTCATAGCTCACTTATTTTTTACGATTACGTTTATTCATTTTCTTCTTCTTACGATCTTTCTTGATCTGTTTTTCGCTTCTTCCGGATTTGCAAGAAGAACCTTTACATGCTGGCGGTCTATTTTCCCACATCGGGAGGCTGGCTTCTATTTCATCCACAAAAATAGGCTCTTTAGGTATTAGTTTATTGTAGTAGACATACTCGTTATCCATGACTTAGTTCTTTTTAGTTGTTATTTAATCTTCTAAATTATCCTTACCTTCTAATTCAGATAATGCTTGTTCAAATTCCTTTATTTCCTTTAAGGCGTATTCCTTACGATAGGTGATAATATCACGTTGCGTATAATCCGTAAAAAATCTGTCTATCAGGCTATTATAATAAAACCGTACAGGTTCTTCACAATGATTTAGTAAAATCACAAAATTGGAATTTCTCGGATGAAAACACAAGAATCTGTAATAATTCACTTTCCCTGCTATACATTCAATTAACTTTTCATCCATCTTCAATTTATGGATGTCTTCTATGTTTAATATCGGTTTCATATCTTTAGTTTGTTTTAATATCAATTCGAATAAATATAATGCATTCCTGCTTCATATACCTTATGTACATCAGGGTCATTCTTGTCTTCCTGTTCCAATTCACTCTCTTCGCAAGTATAATCCCATTCAGAGTTGTAGTACATATCCTCGTCTGTTTTCTCCAAGGAACAATCTTTCATTAGATTCATATTTTCTCCCCATACTGCAACTTCTTGTCGTTGCTCTTCTTCTGTCATAAGAGATATTTTGTCTTTCAATTCTTTCCAAGTCATGATTTTCAAAAGATGATTAATAGTTTATTCTACATCAAAAAGCTGATCTAACACCAATAATTCGGCATCCATATCTTCATCTTTCGGAAAACGAACTTTTATGTTTCCGAACTTAGATGTCTTGAATAAGATGTAAGGATTCATGTCTTCGGCAGTCACCGGCTTATATTCCTTAACTTCCGACATCTTGAGATACCAGTCGCCTATTTTTACAAATCCGGAGAAGATAGAACACAGATGCGCTTTCACGGACTGTATCTCCTTTTTATCTTTGAAAGGTATAATTTCGTCCTTTCCCCTTATCCTGATTGACAGAAAAGGACGAATGTTATCTGTTTCATTTTGAAATTTGAAGCCTGTTATAGCTTGTTTTGGGATTCTTCTTCCCATTAATATGAAATAAGCCATTGCAATAAGTTGTTTTACTTTGTATTCTATAATCCTACCAACAAGCTCCCCGATGATAGAAAATATTCTAATTCATAGAGGAAAGAAAAGAAGTAGCTCTTTCAAATTTTCTTCTTAGCTTATTAGACCATTGATAATCATAATCTGCCAATAATGATCCCATTTCCATTATTAAGGAATAAACTTCTTCTTTTCTTGCTAAAAAAGATTGTTTGTCTTTTTCTTTTAATGTTTTCATGACTGTAACTTAAAAAAAAATGAATAATTAATTGATTTATAAAAAAATGTGTTAAAATGGCATATAAATGCCTTGATCAATTGGACACAAATGTACAAGTTTTATTAAGATATCCTTCTGTCATCTCTATGAAATTCACACAATCTAATTTGCTTAACTTGTAAATCAATGCCGGATTGTGTACTATGGCTATAATTTGTGTTTGTGGTTTATGGAATGACAATACATTATAAATTTGCATTATGTTGTCAATGTCAAGATTCCTATCTGGCTCATCCATGAGAACCGTGTATTCAAAACTGCTTTCTGTTAATGTTATGCGGTTTCTTTCATAATACTTCAACAGGTTATCAATTCTTTTAATCCAAAACGCATTTGATTTTTTCTTGTATTCTACAAGATCTTGTATTGGAAACGTATAATCCTTTTGACCGAACATTAAATTGAAAAGTGATTCCAATGATAACACCACTTTCTCTCCATAAGATCTTCGAATATTATTCACATACAAATCTAAGTTGCTGATGTTTTTCAATACGCTATCTCGATTTATCTCCGCCGATGGCAATAAACGGAATACTTTCCCTGCATAATCGGATGATATGTCAATCCCATCAAGAACCTTGTCATCATCATCAAATATAGGTGGAAAATCCAGTGCCTCGATCGGTATTTCAGAGCACATGGATTTCTCACATAACGCATACATTGATATGATGTTAAGCAAGGTTGATTTTCCACTACCGTTTTTACCTATAATTACATTCACTCCTGGCTTGAAAATAAATTCTCTGCCATTTTCAAATGCTTCTATATTAGAAACGTATTCAAATGGAGTTTTTGTATTGTCTTTTATTTTTACCGATGTTATCATATGTAATCCTTTTTAAAAATCAATTACCGCCCGAACCCTGTAACTATTGTACTCAATGTTGCTGTGCGTGCCGCCAATGGAGAAGCTCACGAACCATGCGCTGACCTTGCTGTACTCGGTACTGGACCAATACCGCGCCGAGGAGAGGGGAGATGCCGAAACATAAGCGAATGCTTTGTTTAGTTCGTCCATATGATGGGCCATTAAATTTAATTGACCAAGAGATGGTATATACTCGTCATCTTCCAGCAGATTTCTCAATTTTGGATTTCTGGCTACAAGGCGTTCCGTATTGCCGCGTCCGTCAATATCAAACAGTGCATCACATTCACGTTCGTAATATGTCTCACTTCCGGATTCTTTACGGCTATCATTGTCAAGCAACCGTACACTATCATGCTCCTCCAGTGAGATAGCAAACGATACGTCTTTGTGTTTTAATCCGATATAACGCACATTCTCTTTAATATTCTCTCCAGTAAACGGCTCAGCGTGTCCGTTTCCGTAGATTAGATACAAACCATCTTTTCTTGATGGTACTCTATTTTCACATACGCATCTTTCATTTTTTGGTCTTACAATTATGTTCAACTCATTCAACACATGATCTTTTATGACTTCCTTGCTTATTCTTTCTACAAAACCATAATTCCTTTGTTTAAGCTCATCATTTACCATACATCTGATCCAATTTTCTATCTGATTGTTTCCTCCGTATGTATTATGCATGCACCTTTTTACAAGCTTTTCCAATAATGATTCTATGTTTTTGATTATATCTTCTTTGGTAAGGTGAAGTTCATTTAGTATGCAGTTTCTTACCGCCTTGTATTCTTTACTTGTGCTCATAATATATCCACTTAATACTGTAAATTATATTTTTTCTCTCTCCCACTGTCTTCCCCTATAGGATTATTCCATCCATATTTTACAGCCGTAGCTTTAAATAGAGGAAGTCCATAAAATCTATAATCATTCTCAAGATGAGCATATACTGTTGATTTCATTTCAGCTCTTTAATTAAAGCATCCGCATATATTACAGCTAATTCAGCCGCCTTATCACACGTCTCCAATATTAATTCACCGTGAGGTCCACGCCCTGATACGGATGTGATCGGAAGCATGGTTTTTGCCATCTCGTATCTACGTTGTTCCCAATCTACATGGGTGTTACACGGTTCTTGATTGACCTATATATATCTTCCTTCAATATTAGAAGATCTTAATGTTTCCGCATTCTCTTCGCCGAATGCAACCAGAATAGACCCACATCCTGGACTTTCACCTATTGTTCCATCTTCTCTGTGGAATTTTATCCTTCCTTTCATGAACAATATACCTTTTGCTTTCGGGAATACAACATCCTGAAACATCTTATTGTCAAGACGATTAAAAAGAAGAGCTATTCCATTATTGTGCTCTACCATACGAGTAATAAAATGCTCTATAGTCGGTCTTGAATAAGGTGGGTTTAACCATACCCTTCCTTCCCATTTTTGTTTTAATCCATCTTGCTCTTTGTTATACATAACCCTGGCTGTCCTCCATAACGGACGCATAGGCGCACATGGATCTAAATCAAATTTCCCTAAAGCGTCTATAATTTCTTTAGGTGTGTACCATTCATCTGTACTGTTTTTAGATTTCTCAAATGATGTATTCATATATCTATGTTTTATAAGTTAATCCCATCCTCCAGTAGTGTACAAAGATACATCTTCCTCCTCTACGTTTACACCTTTAATAGCCTGTAGAAGTTTTTTCTTTGTCTCCCGGCACATATTGTAACCATATCCTTTATACCGATATGAGCGCTCCCATGTGCTTACTGGAAAAGGAATATTTTCGTCAATGACCAGCCTCTTCATATGAAGATGTTCGAAGAATTTCTCATGATAGAGTAGTTTGTACTCGTATGCTGCTATACTTGCAGATGAGAATGGAAAATAATCATCTTCCTTTTCTTCGTATTTAGGCTCCTTGTAGTAAGCCATTTTTGCTACAGTAAAGTCGAAGCTCCTGAGAATCTCTTCTGGCTTTCCGAACTCTGACTCTATGAACTCTACCCATACCTTTTCTCCCTCTTTCTGGAATGCGCATACCTTCTTATTTCTATATTTAAATTTCCATCCTTCTTTCTGATGTTTTTCATCATTGAACAAATCAACAGCCTCCTGAAAATCGCTTTCACTTTCAAAGAAAATATCAATGTCTTTTACTCTTTCTCCGGAAAGGATATTCTTAAAACATCCACCAGCTATGAACCCTTTGTGACCTTCCATGTACTTGTCAAGCCATCTTATTTGCCAGAAATTATCTGGAGTATCTATTACGAAATTGTTCATATCGTTTGTATTTTACTGTTACCAAGCGAGATAAAAATTCCGCTTCACAATAATACAGTGAGTGTAATTGCTCAGGTCGATTCCGTTGTCCGTAAATGTATCCAGGACTCGTTTTTCCACGTATTTGAGTTTTACCATTATCCCCTTCTTAAACACTTCTATTAACTTCTCATTGCACTCAATAGGTCCAATAAGACAGTATCTATTCGAAGGACTGTCTGATATACAATATGTCTGACATCCTAACATGTTGCTTAAAATATTCTCATACATATTTTCTATATTTTACAATTCTTAGCTATGTTACTTAATTCAGCGGTCATTATCAAATCTGATAGTGACCGCCCCGCATGCACATTTTTGAATAAATTTTACTTTTAATAATTTTCTCATTAGAGTTATCCTCTATTTACTTTTTTCTTTATTTCTTCCGCGATCTCTTCTAATGTTGTTGGAGATAAATAATCATCTACCCTCAACTCTCTTACATAACCTAAGCAATCCAGACCCTTAGCGTCTATTTCCTGCCTCTCTTCGTCGACCCATCTTAAAGTGCCATTTTCTCCACATTCCGGGCATTTATCTGCCCCACATGGAAGAAGCATTTGCGCCCCACATAAGACACATCTCACCCAGTCTCCATGCTGCACCCCTTCGTATGTTATTGTTTTCATATTTGTTATCCATTTTTATTAGTTCCTAAAAGATGTTCGTTACCCTCAAAATGAATACAATAATCCCATAATGTTCCATTGGAACATTCGTACTTATAAGGCAATCCATTATAATCGTCCACAATTTCCCTTGCAAACAAACTGATATTCCATTTTTTATTTCCTTCTTTTCTTACCAGCACTTTATCAAACGGCTTAAACTCATATTTCGGTTTTTCTTCAATCCCGAAGAAGCGTTTCAGATACTCTTTAGCTTCAGGTTCTTTGCTTGCCTTTAATGCGTCAACCAACTTTTGTCTTTCGGACTCAGTGGCAAATCTGTATTTTTCTATCTGATTTTCCCAAGCAGATAAACCATCTTCTATTTTAAGAATACCTTTTTGATTTAAAGAGGCATAAAAAGACGTTAAATATTTCCCATGTGTATTTAAAATAAAGATATAGCTACCATCTTTATTACTTAACACCTCTCCATCTTTAAATGTAATATATTCTGGAACTTCAAGAAGGAGTCGATTTGCGCTGCTAAGTGCTTTTCCTGTAGCAGAAAACCAGTCTGCCGATACAGAAATCGAATGAATTACAACCAATAACGGACAACTTGACGAATTGTCTTCATATACGATTTCTGCTCTATTTTGTCCTTTCTCTGTCACAATACGACCTGCTATTTCCCCTATGTTTATTTTTTTCGCCGTTTCTAAATCAAACGGGATTGTTACCATTTTATGCTCCATAATCTTATTTGTTTTTGTTAGTTCCTAAAAGATGTTCGTTCCCTTCGTATGGGATACACTGACTAAATCCTACCCCTCCTAAGCATTCGTATTTATTATCTTCTCCTGATTCTCTGGAAAATAGATGCAATTTCCACCTCTCTTGGTTAGTTCTTCTTACCAATACCCGTTCAAATGGTTTGAAGTCATGTTTCGGCATCTCATCTAATAGATACTCATATTCACTTAAATATCGTTTTATTATATCTATTTTTCTACTGTCTTCGACTTTTATAATCTTTTCTGCTAAAAATTTCTTCTCTTCTTCTATAGCCTTTCTTACATGCCGTTTTTTATCTTCGTCATACACATGAGTCCATAATTTGTAATCAAACCTAATATCTCCAAATGTTGCCATTCCGCATATACATCCCATTATCCCTTTGGTAATAATTCCATCATATATGAATTGATATCCATTAGTGCTTGTTAATACATCTCCTTTCTTGAAATACGCCCCAGCCTCTACTTTCAATTCCAGAGTGGTATCGCCAAGAGCACAACCTTCTGTATCGGCATATATAGCACTTATTCCAGATCCATCTTTTTTTACAAAAAGTAAATTATAACGATCTGCACAGTCTTTTGACTCATATACAAATTCTATCTCAATATTATCAATTAATACCGAACCTTCTATTTCTCCGCTTTTAATTTTTCTCGCCGTATTTAAATCAAACGGAACAATAATTAGATTTTTCATATTTTTCTTGTTTTTAATTATGTGATTAATAAAATAAGATGGACTACTTACACCCATCCCAGTTGTTTTGCTATTCTCTCCATTTCGTTATATGCTATCCTATGACATCCAGCGGTTAGCAAATCGTTTTCGTACCGATTTAGACTCCACTGGTGACCGGTGACGTCCTCCACCAGACCGTGCCGAAACTCGGCGCCCCGGTGCATTGCCGACACAGCCCGCCACAGTTTTCTGGCTTCTGCTATTCCAATCTTTATCTGTTTACTTGTCTCAATAATATTTCCTTTTATACGAATCCAGGCGTTAGGTTTTTCACCAGGAATATAGAAAGGTGTATTCAAGAAATTGATTTCTCCTGACTTCCACTCTTCCAGTTTTTCATCAAAATCCTTGTAACGGGCTTCTTCTTCCTTTCTTAATCTCTCTAATTTTATTCTTTCTCTTTCTTCCTCACCCTTTCTCCATCTTTCAGATCTTTCTGAATACTTAATCCATGTACCTTCCCCGCAAACTTCATCAACAATCACATTTACGGTCCCTAACACTTTTAATCCTTGATGATCCAATAAAATTTGAAAGATGCGTTTTAATTCATGTACGTGCTTACGCTTGATACTATCTCCGCTCTTGGATAATTCATGATTGGTTCCAAGCCAATCATTAGCACTCTTTTTAAGGATACTCTTAGCAGTCCCCATGTTAAAGAACTGAATGTAATCCATCATATCCCCAAAAGCGCCCCAAATATCTGTATAAGATAATTCTGTTTTAGCTCTTTTGTATTTTTCAATAGACTTCTTAATTGATTCCAGTTTGCTGGCAACAAACCTCATATTACCAGTATCCGATATATTATCCCCTACACTGAAAACCATTGCCCAAGTTGGTATCGCATTACGAACATAGCATTGATGTTTGCTCGTGGTAGCAGAATAATAATCTTCATTTATCAGGTATGCTTTCTTCCCTTGTTTGTTTTTTACTATTCTCCCGACTTCAAAGTGATACCCATAAGAATAAATACTTGTACCTACAAAGAAGAAATTGCTCCCTGATGCTGATTCTTCTTGTTCATGAGCCCACAAGTGAGCGACCATTGAATTGTTCATATAAATATCTTTTTAATTGTTTAACTTACCTCTACTATATAATCCTCTTTGTTCATATTTTTCAATACATTCGGTTATCATATCGCAGAACACTTGCCCTTCTTTTTCGGAACCTCTGAAGTAACCAATCATCTTCAGGATATTCCCGTTAAACTCATGGACAAACTTGTTGTAATAATGTTCTCCCATAACTTTCCCGTATTTTTCCATGAACAAATCCTTGTCCAGTGATTCATCCTTAAAGCAGCGGTTGTAATCCCATCTTACGACACGAAACAGTGTTTCGAAATTCAATCTTTCCATATCCTGTATTTTATTTAAGCTCAAACTTGATACCTTCCGGCAACTGAGAGCGGTCCACCTTGTTCACAAAATCATCAAACTCTTCCTGTGTGATTTTTTTTCCATAACTATTCCAGTTGAAAGATAAAGTATTTAAGTGAGGGTAATATATAGCATTATCAGTAGACAACCCATAATCAAACACACAGAGCATTATCTTCTTTTCTGCTTCTGCTTGTCTGATTCTCTTATCGTATCGCTCACAAATTTCAGCACGCTTTTTCAACATCTCTGCCTTATGATCCTCTTCCCTACGTTTTTCGATATTTTCTGCGGAATAATACCTGGCTTTAACGCGCTCTTCAATAAGAGATCGTTCCTCGTCCGTTAATGTCAAAGTAAGCCTTTCCTTTTCCGGCGTATGCGGATTTACCCATTTCTTGCCACACAGGTCTTCAAGTTCAACAAGAAGCTCGTCTGATTCACGTTTCCATCTATCCACAATTCCTAAATCGAAAAGCAGATACTTGAAATACATCTTATCCTCAGAGGCTTTATATAATTCTACACATTCTTGTTCTGATATACGCAAATACTCCATTGCCACAGACATACCACTTCTTCTAACGTAATATATGCCATTTTCCACCGGATACATAGGAGCACCATAATGATTACAAAGATGCAACGATATGAATTTCGCTAATTCCGGAAAATGTTTTGCGACTTCATCGTGGCAGCAGCCTCCCATATACTCCCCATACGTTCCATATTGATTTTTCTGTCTAATATCGGCCGTTACGCTCCATTCACACATATTGTTATGACAATCATCATCTAAAGATATTGTGACTGTTATTCTGTATTCTTCTTTGTTTTCTATAAAGAATTTTGTACTTGAATAAATTAGTTTGTTTGCAGTTTCCATATTATTTTAGTTTAATCATTACGCTTGTAAAAAATAAAATCTGCACATTCTCCCGGTGTATTATTAGCGTTATTGTACCAATAAAAACCTTCTGTTTTCCAGTCTACATCTACGGGATCTTCTTTTACTCGTTCCAAGAAATTCCTTATTTCTCGTTCTTCATTATCTGACAAACCTGTATAATCACCATTTATCAGAGCACGAGCCCAATAAACTGGAAGCCTGTATCTTGTTACCTTTATACTCATAGCTTCATTAATTTACAATGACAATCATCAAATACCGGAATCATCCCTTGTTCTCTAAAATAAGCGGTAGCTACTTTGAAAGCATACAAAGGATTTACCTTCTTAATTTCCTGCTGGGATTTATAGAAAGTTACCGGCTGGCATACATAGAAGTTTTCATTACCAAGACGTCCGAAAACCCAATTCATAGTGCTTTCGTTACAATTAGTGCCACCAAGTATAATTAGATCACATCCGGTCTTCCGGGTCCCTAAGATGAATGTCTTGTTCTTATTCTCTGGCTGCATAAATATCTCTTTATCAATATTAAACCAATCACTTTGGCAACTTTCTACATCCCTTAGAACGATCTCGTCAATCTCACGGGCATATTCTTCTTGTGTTTTCATAAGGCATGTTATTTAAAAGAAACTCCAACAATATGTCACAATAAATTCCCTCATTCCGTATTCAGCAAGCTGCTGAAACGATTCTATCCCATTACAATAATAAAAAACAGCATCATTATCATCATCGTTGATACTCAGCGATAGTTTGATTGTCACTCTTTTATCGTCTCCTGTTTCTTTCCACACAATCTGACATTCTACGTATTCAGGCTCCTTACCTGTTCTTTCTACAAATTCAAGGAATCTTAAATCAATTTCATATTTGACTCCTTCAACATTAGATATCACTACCTCGTTTTCACAATCACTGCAAATAGCATGCATGAAAGCTCCAGCAAAATAATCTATTATTTCTCCGGTATTCGGATTTACTATGGCTTCACAGGTAACATTTGTTCCACCACATCTTGTACATATATATCCCATAATTATCTGTTTTTAAAATGTTCAATAATTTCATCTACTGTAACCTTACGCCATGTGATGCAGCCCGCGTCTCCCCTGAACCGGAGCTCTTCGCACTTTACCCCACCTGTCTCCTGTGGCGTCCGTCACTATCAGCCGTTGACCTGAATCAGTATTATTTGTAATTCTTTGGTGTTCTTTCTGATAATACACCCTCATGATCCCCCCATCTCCTTATTTTTTCAGATTATGTTTTTTCATTATTTCTTCTATCAATTCGTCTGTTTCCATATAATAATCCCAACAGGAATCAACCTCTTCCCATTCTTCTCCCTCTTCATCCTCCCTGGATTTATCTTTGTATTTCTTGACAAATTTCACTTTCTTTTCAAGCACGTACCCCTTTACATCTCCCCATATCCACATACCTATGGATTTCACTTCATCATCAATCAATTTGTCAATTTGGGTTTTCCAATCGGAAGTATTATTACTAACCATTTTTGTGTACCTCTCCTTTGTACAGAAAGCTATACCTTTAACATAATCCCCTTGACTGTATCCTGTTGTGGACCATTCTTTGACAAATATATCCTTGCCTAAGTCTGAAAGAATCTGAATCAATTCTTCACATCCTAAGTCTTCTGTAAATTCATACGTATAATCATACGTGTAAAGATCTGATGGAGAAATGCTAAAAATTTCTTTATAATACCACATTTTATCATGGTTATCATATCTCAGTCGACAACCGTCAATCTTGCCTTTCTTAAAATAATTCAGCAAGTCTTTCCATTTAACATATTCACTAATAAGTTTATGTAGTGCATCTATAAGTGAGTGCCGACTATCTCCGTATTTACCAAACACTTCTCTCCAATCGCACACATCTTGCAGTCGAGGTAAATAGATACATTCCCATAAGAAACATGCTGCCATATCCCAACTTTCACAAGGACATATACTGTCGGTATCATAGTATATTTTTATACGATAATTCCCTACTTCTTTTGTTGTAATAAGTCTGTCTTCCATGTTTTTTATATTTTAAATAGTTTTTAACTTCTCATCAATAAATGCATCTATTACATCATAGTATGAACCATTAAAATCATAATTTTCATATTTTTCCGTAAACTCTTTAGCCCACTCTTGAATGATGTTAAATGACTCTTCTCTGCTACATTCTTTTAGTCCTGATAGATAATCCACAGCTTCCACCGATAACTCTTGTAGATTTCGTAAGTAATTCAAATCTATGCTATATGGTAGCTTACCTACTTCTATGCATACATAATGACCTTGTTTAAAGGCATCCTGCAAGTCTTCAAGATTCTCTATTAATGACTCATACTCATCATCTACCCTCACCTTGTATAACTCAAAATCTTCATTTTCTGCCGACACCCATATCTTGTAGGCTTTTTCGTTGGACAATCTTTTCCAAACAAATCCGTCACTGAATATTATCAAGTTGTCTGTTACAATCGTGTTTTTCATAACCATTTTACTCATTGACTCCACATATTTCCATATCAATCACCTTACTCTCATGATAAACCGGAATGGAAAAATTATAACCCATGTCGTTTACCAGTTCTTCTACTTCTGAATATGTCATATCAGAAGGGCATTCTATGTCGATTTTGACGGTTACATATACACTTTCTGTTTTCATACACATTTAAATTACAAAGTAAATACTATGTATCTGACACCATAACTGTTATGTTTGTATGATACCGAGAAACCCTCAGAACGAGCAAAATCAATTGCCACCTGTTCATGTGCCATACGAATCGTGTTACCGTTAGGCGATACATCGGTTTCTCGAATATGCTTGTCGCAAATAAAACTTGCATATCCATACGCCTTAATTAGACGAGAGATTTTACTAATAAATTCGTCCTTACTAAATGGTGCTTCTTGCGCTATTTCCATACGCAATTTTTCTGCTGCTGTCATAATATTAATCTGTTATTTTATAATAATAATCAAGTTCCTCTCCCTTAAAGTTGTTCATGGCATACTCGTCAGCTTCCCGCCACAACCGGTCATACAATGCAGCCAGTTCACGATTGCTTTCATAATGCTGCCAGATTTTATGATTCAATATCATCGTCAATTCTGTAAAGAACTTATAATCGTCTTTCCATTCATTAAACGCTCTTTTGTAGGTATCTTTGACACCTGCTATACCATACTTGTCGGCTATGCTGAAATCTTCCCAAAAGGTAGTTATCCGGTCATAGCCGTTCTCCTGCATAAATTCTCGAAATGTCATAAGCTATTATTTTAATCTTCTTTTTACATTATGCTTACTTTTTCCAGCACCAAAAATTCACAGCATATTTTCCAGTAGTTATAAATATCTTATCTCCTCCTATCTCCGCAAGTATGTTCTTTCCAAATATCCTTGTAAGAAGCGGTATATACTTTGCATCTATAGGTAAATCCTGGATTTCTTTTATAGGTCTATATGGCACAAACGCTTTGTTCTCATATACCATCTCAATATACAATCCATCCGGTGATTCAAACACGTCTTTCCCTTTCTGTCTCATCCCAGATCGTATTATCCGTTCTTTCCAAGATTGAATATATGATTTTCTAAGGGTCTCATTTATCTTATTAATGACCTCTTCCTTAAATTCGTAATACTCATATATACGACCTTTGTAGTCAGCTATCATTTCTTCAATCTTACTTTCGGATGCCCATAATCCATAATACACATAGCAATCCAATAATCTATCTACTGAAGAAACACCAATCAGTACCATTTTAGAAAGTGGATTTCCCTCTTTTTCCAATTCTTCTCTTGCTCTGTCTGTCACCGCATCCCACCATTGCCCTTCACACTTCTCTATCTCCCCGTTGTCAAGTACGATATCGAACTTTCTACCTCCGAAAGCTTCTCTTCTCTCATTTCTCTTTGCAAGGAAATCATAGAATACACCTCCTATCCTTCCAATAATGGTATCATCTCCGTACTTTGTGCTAATTTTATCAGGCATTTCGTCGAAGACAAGAAACTTCGATTCTCCCGACTCCACTAAGTATAATAGCTTCATGATTTATCTCTTTAGATGTAAGTTATGCTGCCAACATTAATCTGCATTATATCATTTTCCAGCGTAATGAAATTATTTTGTTTTATGGGTCCAAACATCAATCCATATACACTTACTGTATTAAACAGCCTAACAGTGTGAAAATCTTCATTTGGCTCTACCCTGTTTTTATCCCAATATCCCAAATCGTTGATAGTTGCCGGGAATCCTCCTACGTCGTTATACTTATAGTAATCGTTTTGATTGAAAACGATTCCCTTTATTAACAGGTTCCCGATGCTTTTCATGTTGAATCCGGACAACGCGATCTGCTCTTAGATATAACTAATCAAACAGTTATGATACGTGTTTGGCTTATCTCCTCTCTCGTTAATAATTTTCTTCCATTTCTTCGTTAATGGAACCCTAATATCCATATATGTACCAAATACGACTATGTTAGGACATTCTCCTTCAAACTTCGTTAAATCTTCTACTCTCATAATTAACAAACATTTGTATTGTTTTCGTCGTTCACTATCTGACTAATGTACGGTCCTGGCCACAGACAGCCAGGCCGACCTCATGGCAGGGCAGGCGCCGCCTTACTCTGGCTGTTCTACCCACTCCCTGTATCCTACATTAAAACCAATAGGATCATACCTTTTGATCATAGTGCCATAATTCTCTCTACCGCAATACCTGTTCTTTCCTCCAATGATCCATGCCTCATCGTCTCTATCTGGAGATATGGAGTTAAGATACTTCTCATAATCTTTTCTACTCTTTTTATTTAGATCCATATTCCACTATATTTATGTTATCGAATTTTTCTTTTATAATATCCAAGACTCCGTACTCGTTTGTTATCATAGCATGCATCCCTGGCTTCATTCTCCACAGATTAAAATACCTTGTCACATTCATAGTGGCATTAAATAATGATATTTCATATCTTGTGTTTCCATTTTTATCACGCCCTATGTTTTTAATATAACATATGTCTGGCTTGTATTTGAAATAATTAAAAAGCCTATACCATCCCTTCCCGTTACATGTTTCACAATTCCATATTCCAGCAAGCCTCCTGTATCCCCTTACTGGTATTTTCTCTATTTCTTTTGGCATGATTTCAATATACTTTCCTTCTCCGATTGGTATAGTCATATTACCTGCCTCTTCCGTGCAAAAGTATTCTATTTCAGATGCCATTCCTTTATACACATAGAACCGGTATGGGTTCCCGTAAGGGTCTACCCGATCCATATAGTATAATATCACTTTGTCTACTTCTATTCTTATTTTCTCCATCTTTGTCCTCCTTTCTTGAATAAAAAAACGGCACCTATCTTCACAGACCAGTGCCGGCAACTAACTCGCGTGGAAAACTACTTAACCTCAACTAATTCTACAGAGTTGTAGAATTTAGTGAAGCTACCAACAAATTCTCTTATATTTTTATATTCTTCTGGTCGTTTTCTGTTACCATCTTTTATATAATTCACCCACAGTCTATCCTCTATGTTCTTAATCGCATTCTCTATAGTAAATTCGTCGCTGACACACATTAAGCACGAAGACCCTGTTTTCTTATGCGGTTTATACACCCTTGAGAAAGACCACATTTTTATCCTGTCGTATATATATCCGTTGTTGGGATAAACGAATCCTATCCGGCTGTCACCTTCTTTAGCGTAAAACACACCTGGCTCCTTCCCGCCCTTTCTATATACTACAAATCCTTTTTCTTTTAGGATATTAACCACTTTGTCTAATTTATTTTCCACGTTCATTTTCATGCAAAAATTTAAAAACGACCCTCATTATAGTTACGAAGTTCTCCACCTTAACCCACTCATGAGCTACTGCTCTAAGTACGGATGTTTCGTATGTCGGAATATCGTCTTCTTCAATCACCTTACAAGAAGCCAGAACTCCTTCAGTCGGCTTTAGTCCTCGGTCATGCAGCTCGCAGAGACCGTCCGGCTGGCGGAATGCGCACCACCCGTCTTTTTCTGTTGGCTGGATCATCGCTATTGGTTTTTCTTTCACTGCAAGATACCCGACCATCCACATTGTTTCTTTTAACCTGTCAGCGTATCCGGCATCTATGATAGCCTCTATGTCTTTTGGCGTACCAATACAAGGAACCTTACACATATTCTTGCATTTATCACATGTACAAGGTTGCTCCCATCTGTTATGATCTATGCCAACCAACTTCTTTATCCGTTCTACTTCCTCTTTCATACTTCTTTTGTTAGTTCATCATAATAAGCTTTCAGTTCCGGTGAAGCGTATTCCATAAATGCTTCAAACAAGTAGGGTACCTCTATTATCATATTCACATTACAACCTTCTGCCTGTGAAAGCAATTCAGGATCATTACTGTACAGACACGCAACATGAGCACCTATATTAAATACATGCAAATCTATCCTTACGTATTCTATACATGAAGACAATGCATTAAACAAATTCTTTACTTCATTCTTGTCAAAAAGTTCTACAAATTCTCTCAACCCCATCATTTTACTACCCTTTCTATGTGTTTAATTAATACTACCGCCATTCCATTGCCGGTTTTTATCGCACATTCCGATCCTTTTATCCATTCTACACACCCTACATACTTTTCTGTAGCATGAAATCCGGGATTGTATTTTCCAGATGTACTGAACTCTACCGTATCCCCTACCTTCAGATCATCAAAAGCAATAGACCATGTGGTCCAAATTCTATCATGTCTCCCAGGCTGAATGGCTCCGATTACGCCTTTTTTACGACCGTTTTTTATCGCCCTTAGTATTATCTTTCTATCACCTTCGATAAGGCTGCAAAAGCGCCCGTAAAAGGTCAAATCAACCTGTTTTCCTCCTATTTCTTCTCTTATTTTTGTTATTCTGTTCATTTTCTGATTTTGTTTTATTTTTTTCTTTGTTTTTTCTATCTTCTATAGAAGATGATAATAACATTATCTTTTCTATGTTACTTTTTGACTGTAAAAAAGAATCGCATTTCATTACTACTACCACCTTCTTAAGTTTCCCATTATCGTATAGCGATACACGCATCATGTTTTGCACCTCGTCCACTATCAGACCTGGAGTAGTCTTAGCCATTTTGCGTAGTTTATTATACTCCGGTCTTTCCATTTCCTCTGTTTATTACTCTATAGTATTTATCCTTCTTCCAACTTCTCCAAGTAGAAAATTCCATCATGCAAATGAGACAAACAAAATCTGTATCCGTATTTCTGCGTTCTTCTTACATGATCCCGCAATCTTATCTCTTCACTTTTGTCTTGTACTTTGATTTTAATACTGTCTCCTTCTTTGATTGTGTATAAAATAGTTTGAATCTCTTCTTTTTTCATCTTATAAAATATTTTAACGGCAGCACCTATACTCACGCACCACTACTGCCTTATGTTTAACAATTAAATACTTAACTCTTCAATGGTCAAGCCTTTTTCTTTTGCCCACTTTAGCATCGCGCATAATTCTGTTTCTGACTTATATTTCGGATCACGCCACGCCCATCCGAATTTATCCAGGACATGATGATACAATTCGTTGGCCTTCGCTGTGTAAACGTCTTTGAATAAATATTCCGAACCTTCTTGTATAAGTGTTTCTATTGTTGCAAAATCAGAATACGACAAACATTCGTAAGCATGTCCTGTTATATCACTCCACGCTTCTCCGGCTTTAAATCCAAATTCTTTTACAAAAGCCAAAGTTAGATACATATTTAATAATATTGTTACATCATATCCCGAATCTGACTTTCTTTCTATTATTTCCTTTTCAAATTCCTTTAAATCTTCAGGCCCTAAAAAGATGTATCCTGGTACCGACCGGTAATTAGCCTCCGCATACTTCTTGCATTTATCATCATTGACAATCTTACCAATGTTAGATAACATCTTTTGCCTCCATTCATCACAAAACTCTACCTCTACGTTCATCCAATCGGTACCATAATTGTATTCTTTTGGATGTCCGACCGATGTTACCTTTATGTTATTCACGCCATATCCGTAAAGGCGTTCACTTACCTCATTCGCCCATTCCTGTACAAAAGGAATAAACTTATTGCAATAAGAATCAAAATCAAAATCCGATTCTTCCTCATATTCCGGCATCTCTTCATAATCTTGTTCAAAGAAATAGCGAGGATCTGCTATTGTTTCATAGAAACTTACGTTAATGAAACAAAACTCGTTGGTTGTCGTTTTTAATATCATAGCTTTTTGTATTTACGTACATTTTTCTTGCCATAGAATCTACACATGGCACGAATCTGACTATAAAATACTTTTGTCCTCCTGGCCTCAAAGTATTTAAACATTTCTTCATTCTTTGTTTCCCACACGTAATCCGTTTGAGAACTCATATGATTTTTGTCCTTGCGTGAATAATGGTAATATGATACCACAACACGTTTCGCACCATTCTTTACAGGTACGATATTCACATCTATGTTATTATCTGTCATATTATTATTGTTTTATGCATTATACAAATACAAAGAGCGCATACCTTCACAGGCCGGCGCTCCTTTCAATAAAAATGAAAAAACTAACATTAACATAAAAATCCGTTTTCTACTTCTTATGTTTTAATCTTTTAATGGCATCCTTTCTTGAGTATGCCATTACTTTAGTACCATTAATATCAAATTCTTTTTCTGTTCTGACAATCTTTTCTCTTCTATATGTAGATTGCATTCCTTTTCCCTTTTTAGTATTTAGCACAAAGGTATCATCTCCGCTCATTGCTGCTAATATCATTGGAAGCAATATCCCTCTATATTTCATATTTTTCCTCCACAATTATTATATCGTCCGTACTCCTCCCTTGTTTTGTTGTATATCTCAAACACAAAAGGCTTCTTAGCTCCTGGTCTAACCTTTGTCTTAGCATAAGATATTACTCCAGCTAAAGATGTGAACCCACCATCCTCTACAGATGGCGCCAATAACTTTCCTTCCGCTGACACGACCGTAACTTTTACTACGTCATTTTTGTATATTCTCATCTTAATCTAATTTTATGTTTGTTGAATGCCTGGATTCGAACCAGAGCCGGCACATACATACCAGCACGCCGCGTCATTCCTCTATGATACAGAAATAGGCATGCCTATCCTCACGAACCGACATGCTAAAACCCAAAACTTAATTTGATGAATAAAATAGATTAACAAAAATACTATTCTAATTCTTTTATAATATCTTTCACAATATTCAGCCTTACCTCCTTCGTTTCTGGACTAAGACAACCAAACCACCCATAAAACGTTCTTGTTTCCTCTGGTTCTGTGGCCATACTTATCTTCTCCTCCAATTCCGGGAAATACATTCTCACCATTTCGTCTGAACGAAACTCATAGATATTTTTATGTGTTTTGAAATACATAAACACTACATTTCTTAACGCAACACATATGTATTCCCCATCCTCTAACCTATCAATCATCTCATATACCTTTTCCCATATGAATAATCGCTCTTCTTTTGTAAACATATCCTTCTTTATTTTTATGGTATTATTTGACTGTATGCAGACTTTTCCATGTACACAACACTATGCTCCTGTCCAAGTATTTTCTTTGCTGCCTCTTTCTTTATCGCACAATATCTCCCTGTACGATACGGATTCTTTTGATCTGATCCATCCTCGACTTCGATAATAAAACAGCCTCCGTCATCTATTATCTTTTTGCAATCGTCACATACTCCGCCCGTGCATATATGATGCGGCGCCTGACCTTTGATATTATTTCCTAATAAAGCAATCCCCATCTCTTCGCCACATATCATGCAGACTTCTATAGACGGATTCAATCCGTGCTCTGGGTGTAATGTGATACCATCTTTCATTTTCTTTCCTCCTTTGTTTTTAATGTTGTGTGAGATCGCCGGAATCGAACCGACCTGCTGCACCATGAATCCCATAAAGCAAACGCTCCGATCTTCGCAGACGGGAGCGTTCTGTCTAAAGCATAAGAAAATTAATGAAGAAAATTTTTCTCACTTACGACATAGCATCTAAAATAGCTATCAACACTATTTCTATGACAAGCATAATAGAGAATGTCTTAAATATCTTTTTCATATCTCCTCCTTTTTTATCTGTTCTTTTCACGTTCCACAATAAACTGCTCCGACCTACGCCCTACCTACAACCGCAGGCCTTAACCCAAGGCGCCGCCTACTTCCCCTCTATGGCAGCCTGTTCGTACCTACAAAACCAGTCTCCATCTACACAACTATCACTATCCCATAATGAACATGTATTATTATAACAATCATTAAAAATACACCTATCACATCACAACTGTAATCCTTAACTTCTGCACAGCTAACTACCTTAGCATATACTATACCATCACTGCCTTCTATTCCTTTTACCCCGAAAATAGAACCTTCTACCTCCTTACTCAAATCTAAGTCAGGCGCAAAGTCATATACGTTCATACCATCCATATTTTAATTGTTAAACATCCCGCTTAAAAAAAAATACTCACATAATGCAGTCCTCAACCCTTAATCTGTTGGAAGGAACCTATATAATGCTGTTTTAAACCCTTATCATATTGAATTTTGTGGAAATGATCTACAGAACACTGTTTTAAAACGCTTATCTATTGAATTTTGTTGGTAGGGAGTGCCCTCCCCCTCCCTCTCTCCAACTCCCGCTAATCCTCCGGCTTTCCGCATAGAACCCACGCCCTACCGCCTCACTACCGGCATACGGAGAGCGCTACAAGCTTATACTCTGGCATGAAGTGTGGGGTGTTTAGGGATAATATCATTCCATAGAGAGAATAGAGAGTCTTCAGCCCACGCCCTACCGTCTGCTCCTCCTATCCAGATAGATATTCAAACCTATAATCAAAGCCAAAAACGAAAAGCAAAAGACCATCACAATATTATACTGATCCGATCCGTACTCCAACATAGAACGAATACCAACCGACAGAAAATAAAGATCAGCTACTAATAAAAACCACCACATAAAACAAAAAAAATACAATAAGTATGTCCGAAAATACGGGTATTATAAAACCTAACTAATTGATAATCAAGCATACATTATTTTTAAGAAAAGTACAATAAGCCTAATTTTCAATCCATAGAGATGAAAAAGGCGGCATCCTGTACCCTATTTTGGGTCAGAAAACCGCCTCAAGTTTCGTTTTAGACCAATTTTAACGACATGATATAGACAAAATACCGGCATTATATCCAAACTATCATATTTTAGTTTCGTTTTAGACCAATATAGCTCACATCCGCCGTTCACTCTCAGAATATCCTACCCGTAAATAGAAAGAGTAGGATACAAAAATAGGGCTGCTCCGATATTCGGAACAACCCTACTCCTGTTTAAATACTGTTTATGTTTTCCTTCACGTATGTTCGTGATGTATGGACTTTGCGTTTGCATTTGTCCTTTCCCGTATCGGCATGATACGCTTCTTTGAGATCACGATACAACATAAATTCACGATACGCTCTTTTCCGCTTTTCTTTAGCTTCTTTCCTGGACAGACCGCGGACATCTACCATATAAGATTTAAATTTCCTTTCCATTTTCTTTATGCTTTAATTATGATTAACTCCATCTATTAAGTGCTTCAATATAGAAACTCTCCGCCTCTTTATACTCATTTTCACTAAGTGTTTCCACCGTCTCGATATAGTTACGCAATGTTATTTTTACGCAACTGTTTTTAGATTTATTGAACGCTTCAGTTAAAGCGTTGATCATTGCTTTCTTTTCCATGCTATTATATTATTTATAATTTAGAGGTTGCTCCGGAATCGAACCGGACACGCATTCCTATCCTATAGAGATTTTATGCTACAACCAACAGCCCGTAATTAGTACGTAGTTCTTGTGTACAGGCCCGTACTATGTTGTTATTATATTTTCCGTCCGCTACACAACTTAGCCACAAATAAAGGCGATTGTGTCCTTGCGTTTTGATATATCACGCTCCTACATGTTAGGCTACATGTTTATACCCTGTAATTTAATCTACAGCCTTGTCCTATTTTACGTGTAGGCAAGTAAGACACGTTTCGGTCTGGAGATAAACCGCGTACAACGGTATGTTTTCCAAACTGTACTCACATACCTAACATAACTACATTTATCCAATGTAGTACATGTAGTAATACCAGCCCTTTAATTGCCAACGGCAAGGGCAAAGGCATATCTATCTCCAATATGTAAAATAACTCTCTGTTTTGTCAGCTTCAGTCTAAAGCATACGCGGGACGTGCACCCACTGACAACGGCGTACAAGCGCGTTTAACGGTACGCGCCTAACCTTTTTTTTACTGCTGGTTGCTTTCATGCGCTAAATACTCACTTACACACTTTGCAACGGTACGGATTGAATAAGATTTGATCTTAACGGCTACATAAGTAGCTTTATATTCATCAGTTTCTTTAATAAGCCACTTTGCACTTTTTTTAGTCTCCAATGTCTCAGCGGTTGAGAAACCGAAAGGTTTGTATTCGCTTCCGTACACCACATTATCAGCGCACCAATCAGCCGTTTTTGCCTCGATTCCTTTTTCTTTGTCTACTTTGTTATCCTTATATACTTTAGAGTATAGGGAAAACTTAATAAAGGTGTCGCCGACTTTAGGTAACATTTGGCTACATACAGCAACTAAACGTTTTTTGTCTTTGGCGAGTGCTGCCACCTTCACCGCGTATTCTGCCGGTATTTCCAATGCTTTACATACCGCCTTGAGGTCTGCACCATTTGCAAATAAAGCATTGTACAACTTTACTGCACCTACTAAATTCGAGGCATTCTCTTTGATAACAGCGTTTTGCAGCTTGTTAACGTTCTTCTTCGTAATCATAACTCAATATATTTTAATTGTTAAACAAATGATATTCAATTTAATAGCCCACAACGCAGGCGATTAACAGATACAGATATAGTTAGCCCAACGGGTACACTATATAGGTTCATCATGTCAATTATGTGCTATCGCTTTAACACATTGCAAATATACTACATTTATCAATACTACAAATATATATGCTATCTTTTTTTTGTTAATTTGTATTAATTTCGATTCTATTATCTGATTATCAGCAAGTTATAAAACACACAAGAGCGGTATTATACGCGTACATTAATATGTAGGATATATGTTTATTTAAGTGGCTTATAATCAATAGATTATAATAATACATTGATTATCAATAATTTAAATAAACCGTTGATAATCAGCGGGTTTGTATGTTTTAGGTAAAAACGCGTTTCCGGTTTTCCAGCAAAGGGGGTGTGGGGGAGAAAACGCGTTTCGGGGGCGGGAGGTTCGTGATAGGTACCCCCTCTCTCCCATCACATAAACATCTTTCATATCTCACGCCTCATATGTCCTTCAATATTATTCCCATCTCACCCACCTCACACACACCAAAAAAAAATAGGATTGATAGAAACCAATCCTATTTAAAACACGACCTTATTAATTTATTGAATTGAAGTAAGTTTATGGTTTTCAAGGAAGTCCTTAAACTGGTCACTTGATACGTCTATAACGAATCCAGCAGCACCAGCATGTCCTCCACCACCGAATCTCTTACTTATCTCACAGCAATCTGCACTGTCTTCTACGCATTCATAAAGAGAGAACCGGACTTTACCACCTGGCATAATACAAAATGGCATCAGGGCTTTAATTTTCCTACCGTATAACCAGTCTCGTGTAAGAGAATCAAATACTTTAGAGCTAAATTCTGTAGTATTCATCGCCACGACCTTCACCTCATCAACATACGCTTCGAACGAGTACGCACTTACCTCTTGTTCGTTTTTACCAGCCATGTAGTTAATTATAGCACGTCCTTCTTTAGCGAGATCATAAAAAATAAGATCAATTTCATTGTCCTTCATATCTTCTTTAAAGTGATCATACAAATACGACAATGCTATTAATACATTGAGTCTTATTTTTGATCTCAAGGCATACTGGACAGCTACTACCGTATCCCAGCCTAAGCCGGATTCTTTATTCCACACATCGTAGTCTGACAAGCACCGGACGATCGCCGGCACCTTCCCCATCAGCAGGTCGGCGGCAAGTGCGCACGCACCGGTACCGACTCTCCTAAGCCCTGGAACAGTGAACCCCCATGTCTTACTATCTTCGATAATTCCCTTGTGATGATCTATCCACATCAGGCTCTTTCCTTCATCAAGCCATTTCTTGAAAACCGTTTTAGAATCCGCTCCGAAAGACACGTCAAGAACATAAACAACATCTAAATCACGCACTTTGCTGGTAACTTTCTTAACATCATCTTCATACGAATACGGGATATAAACAACATCCCTGTCTTTACTGTTTTCGTACATGGTTGCGATGGCTGCCGACACAACGCCATCTAAATCTGATTTATGATAAACTATCGCCGTTTTTTTTACTTTCATAATATAAGCTTGTGAATGTAATATTATTGTCTCCTTTATCTATTCTTATAATATCACTATATCCTCTATAATCCTGATCTTTTTTAATACGGACCTTCAAAGTAAATAAAGGAGGTTTACAGACAGGAGGAGTATCAAACTCCTCACTATAAATATCCTGTAATTTAATTTTTATATTAAGATCAACCCCATAAGGATTTTCAAGGATATATATATGATCGTTGTTTAGAATAACTATTCCTTCACTTGTATGTTCTTTGGACAACACATAATTTAAATCAAGATCTTTACCAAGAAACTGAATAACGTCCATATAGTCAACGCCGGCCTTCTCAGCGCATACTTTATCCGAATCACATAACTGACCTGGTAGACCACTGGCGTTTCCTACCATCAGCGTCATCTTCGTAATATCTTCATATGTTATACCATCCATCATCAACTTACAAGCACCAAATGCCTTATACACCATACCGGGATTAGGTTTCATCATCGGATTATGTTCATCAATTGAAAAACACTCATAATGACCATACACTACGTCTCTTATACCTCTTTTCACTGCAAGATCATGAACGCATCTAAGGACATAATTTATCTTCGCATCAATATCTTCATCGGAAACAAACCCGACACCCACATCGCATTGGTTGCTTATTATACCAAAGTACTTAACGCCATTTTGCTCCATAAGATCAAGTGCCCTATTCACGACATCTTGCTTAATCTTCATATCAGTAAGATCTTTTGCATAAAGACCTCCGGATGCGGTTTCGACCAACGTCCCGTCAAAATCGAATAGCAGTATTCTTTTGTTTTTAATATCTATATTGTTCATCATTTTTCACTCCTACTCTTTTTTATTACCCTAAACTGAAGACGGAATAGATTACTGTCTTCTTTTATAATATCATACACAGCATAAGAATTTTCTCCTATATCCCATCCAAGATAATCGAGCAGGTCTTTTAAGTAAACCCTCTTGTATTTTACACCAAGATTATTTACCTTAAACGATCTCTCGTCCTCAACATCAGAAGCAGCCAGATAAAAGGCCGTATTTTCAACTCCTTCAAATATCTTCCCCTCTTCTAAGCCGATAACAACCGCATCCGTTACCCCCATCCAATTCAAATTATCGACAGAGATAGTCATTATCTTACTTTTGCTGATTGATAACTTCCGGATCTTACTCTCTTTAGTTTTAGATCCTAAAAAATCCTTACTGTTAAAAAAATCTACTTTCATGTTTGTAATATTTCATATTGATATTACAAACATACATAATAATATCAACAATACTATTTAAAAAAACAGTTAAAATATGATATTATAATGCCGGTAATTTTTTAAACTGCTCCGAACTTACTTCGGATATGGTCCCACGGAAAGCAAGACGCGAACCGTAGGCCAAATCCTGGCTCGACGCATATTTACCAGCACCCGAATACGCCACGCCGCCATACTCATTCGAATTATAATAGGAGCGAGCCAAAACAAGGGAATTGTCCGATGCCTGATAATAACGATCTGAATAATATTTTAAATTGCTACCGCCAACTCTTGTAGGCACCACATCAAAAAACGGACCATTTTCGGCTGCTATATTTTTTATCCAACCGCTGACAGTCCCGGCGTTCACGTTGCGAGTCGAACCGTCAGGATCGGTTATTTTCCAAACTCGGTTATTTATTTCTACACCTTCAACAAATTCACAGATACCACCAAATACGCCTTCAAGTCCTAAGCCACAAACGTACTTTGAATATTCGTTTTCGGTATCCGCACCACCGGTTGCGTTGCTGCTTCCCGTTGTTGTAGCCGGATTAGAGATTGCTCCACCGGGTCCTAATACGCCTTGTAGGTTACGTGTTTTGTATTTAGCATACAACATCATAGCAATCACGCAATGTTGTTGGAAATCTATCACCTGGTATCCGGTACCACGTGCTTTTGCGTAACTTCTGAAATCAGATAATGATACGTTAGTCGTAGGAGTAACATCACTCCAGCTATATAATCTATTCAAAGATACATATCCTTTATATGCTCCAACAAGAGATGTCGGGACATGGATGTAAGTGCCGTCAATATCATGATCAGCAAAATGATAAAGAAATCTATTATCATCCACCTTATACCACTTATACCAAAATTCAAGGAAAACGACCATCACATCACCTTCTTGTCCGGTAAGGACAGCCGGACTACCATCAATATAGAAGTTACTGTCGTTATTTTTTAATCTACATACAAAAACCTCTCCTCCTCCCATAGCACTCTTGCAAAGAACTCTATAAAAACCACTGGTAATCAACCTATATAAAAAATCGCTGTCTTTGCTTATTGTTATATTAGCCGGATCTGATACAGATTTATCAAAAACTATAAAATTATCAGTAGGTAAATACCCCCCCCTATTTTGTTAAAAAATCTTCTTCTCATAATTGTCTTATTTTTGGATAAAGATAGTTTTAATTTATGAAGATCAATAATAGGATTTCCGTATAATAAAACTATCTTTGTCAAGATATTAATTAACTACAAAATTATTTATGTTATGGCAGAAATGAAAATAGGTTTTGTAACCTTCAATCCGGGATCAGGTGACGGTGATCAGGCAGTCACCGTATCAGGTGAAAAATACGAAGGTCGTGTACAGCGCACGCAACAAGTAGAATTTGGTGCCGAATCAGGCGGTGTTAAGAAAACTGCTACCATCAACCAAGCTGCGGCAGCTGAGTTTGTAAAAATAGATCCTACTGCATCCGTAGGGAAAGGAGGTGGTACTGTAACGATCAACGGTACAAGTAACTCAACTAAATTAACGTTCTCTCTAACTCCGGACAAGACTCATCCTCTGACGTTGAAAATACCTGCCAGTTATCGGGCGGCAGGCAAGGCTACCAGCAACGGCGCTGTTATTGCCGACGACCCTGGTGCAACAGGGGGCTTTGCTTTCAGTATCGTATTCTCCGGTATTGCAGCGAACACTAATATAAACGATCTGGTAAATACTCTTAAGGTTACGGCCGCTGGTGGTCAGACAGCTAATACGGTTATTACCCAGACAGCAGGTGATCCGTTCTTGGAAATAGACAAGGAGGTAATTAACTTGGATGCAAACGGTACTCCTCAGACTATCAATGTTAATGCTAACATCAGGTGGACTATCACACAAGCTGTTTCTAAGTTGGTAAGGACAGTAATGAAGTGATGTGATTATTCACGTCTGTATTGCTTATAAAAAACAAAAAGGGACGTCTATTTGGCGTCCCTTTTTTCTATGCATTGTATATAGTATTTATCTTTTTGCCTACTGACAAAAATCTTTTTGAAAATCATCTGTTTCCTGATATGGACTCTTTTCCCGTCATCTAATTCTCTCCAAATTTCATTAAAAATCGAATCTATTAACTCCATAACCTTCTTATCGGAAACGAGATTCTTTCTACCGGGGCTGACCCATCCATCATCAGTCATCTTCGTGGCTATCCTATTAGCTATTCTACTTAATTCACGTGGGGTACTCATTTCAATCTGTTTTTAAATATTCTACCTTTTTCACACTGAAGTATGCAGTCTCTCATGGGATGATCTTGTTCGTGATCGTCACACATCGGAAATTCTTTTCCATAGGGGAAAGCAATGTGCGGGCACTGCGCCCTGAACGCATCCCAGGCCGACTTCCTCACAGCCTCAGCCCCGGCACGCACGCCTTTCTCTCTTTCCTTGGCTGGGTCAGCATACACGTTTGAAATAGCTCTTTTCTTCCAAGTAAGCATATTGTAGTAAAACTTATCCACCAGTTTCCTACCCACTACATCAAACTTCTGTCTATGAATTAAAGGTGCGACCTTAACGACGTTCTTCCTATTTTTACTGACATCGACATAAATCAGCCCGGCATAAGACGGAACTTCATTTACGTCAATCATATTAGGCGGACAGGCGTAGTAGAAATAGTTTGGAGGATAGCTTATGACACCACCTACTTTAATAATGCCGTCTTTAAGAACCTTATGTTTTTTATCCTTTTTGAAGTCGTTAAAGAAATCTTGTTTAGACATCTTGACCTCTACTTCATAAGCGTACAATAATCTTGTTATGGCCAGGAAGTCAGATTCCCAATCATATATATGGAGATTGTTAATAACATACATCGGATTACTTAACAGATCCCTATTAAGGATCTTAAGCATTTGTTGCTCTGGGTAGTTCATTGTCTTACTTTTTTTTAGAGGCTTGTGGCGGAATCGAACCGCCATACGAGATTTTGCAGATCCCTGACTAAACCACTCATCCAACAAGCCATGTAGCCCATGCCTGAATCGAACAGGCAACTTTTGATTAGGACTCAAAGGTTTTATCCGTTAAACTAATGGGCCTTATTTTCAATAATCCTTCTTTTTATAAATGCTCTTCCATAACACTCACTTCTACCCTCTGTTGCGTTTTTATTTCTTGATCCAAAATTATCAGTTAAAGAATGACAATTCGGACATAACAATTCTATATTATTAATGTCATTATTTAATGCATCTCCATCAATGTGATGGATTTGAAGCGGCACCAATCCAGTACTTTTATTAGTTTCACCCCATCCGCATCTTTGACATTTATTATTATATTTTCTAAACAAATATTTTCTAACAAATGGTTTATAAGTAAAATATTTCTTATTAGTTCCATCTATTTCACCGTTAAGCCACTTTTTTATCAATATTTCATCCCTATTACTATTCTCCCTATTTTTGTAATCAAAAAAGCATTTCTGATTACAAAATTTACCCATACCATGACTATGTTTTCTAAATGTTTTTCCACAAAATAAACAAGTGCATTCTTCTGCTTTAACAGGAGTCCAATTCCCGTTTTTTAACCTATCTATTTCGCTTTCACTTAGACGTCTCCTTGGTGAGACATTTATACCAAGTTTCCTTGCTACATTCTTTATATGAGTACCAGAACATCCATACATATCACCTATATACAAATAGCTCCTTTTTTCATCAAGAATTAATCTTTCAAGGTTACATTTTTCAAGTTCCCAGTCTCTACCTCTTTTCATATTCGAACAATTATTTAAACATATACAAAAGTAATATTTAAATTCGAATATAAGACTCTTATATCAAAAAATATGTTATCCAAGGAGGATTCGAACCTCCGCTAACAGAACCAAAATCTGTTGTGCTACCACTACACCATTGGACAGTGGTCCCGGAGGGATTTGAACCCACGATCTCGATGTTATGAGCATCTTGCTTTCACCTCTAAGCTACAGGACCTTAAAAATATGCAGGAGCCTTCACAGACGCCTGCATATAACAGCTAAATATTAACTAATAATTATCCTAAAAACTCTCTCAACGCAAAGTTAAGTACTAACATACAATATGGCAAACATTAAAGAATAAAAAGGATTAAATTATTTCTTTTTCTTCTTCTTTTTAGTGTCTTTTACTCGTTCAGCTTCGTTTTCGGGCTCCACAATATCACCGGCTTCTTCCTGAATCACATCCGTCTCAGGAATAACATCGGACTTCTCGGGTTCTGCCACATCCTTATCTGACTCCTCATCTTTATCCAATTCCGGCTCAGCGACATCGTTTTTGTCTTTACCGATTATACCTATCTGGTAGCCTCTTAATTCTACTTGCATTAATTTCAGCTTCGATTCTAACTCTTGTATTGTTTTGGACCCAACCGAAACCTCGTTTTCCAAATCTCCGATTCTGATCCTGGCTTCAATCAATGCATTTGATTTCTTTTTTAATTCAAATGAGATACTGTTTTTCTTTTCTTCCAAGTTACTGATTTTGTAATTAGCCTCATCAAGATCAGACTTAGCTTTGTCAAGATCAGCCTTGACCGCATCAAGTTCTTCCGTTTTCTTCTTGACGCTTTTTATCAGCTTTTTCTGATTTTCCTTCAAGGCGTCAATCTTTTCCTTAGACACGGAAAGATCTTTGCCAATAGATAAAATCTCTTTATCCTTTGAAGCGATATCTGACTTAAGTTCGGAAAGCCTTTCCTTGTAAAAATCAGCCTTATCCTGCATTTCCTCAATTTCTTTTGCAAGATTTTCGGATTTAATAGCTTTCTCCCTGTACATTGACAGCTTACTGTCTGTGATGAATGTAAAACCTAACATGCTCATTTTAAAAATATTTAAACATTACTTAACTCCAGAACTACCAAGACCTTTTTCTCCACGTTCATTCCCGTCTTCCACCTCAATATCTGTCACCTCTTCCAATACCATTTTGTATTGTGGAACGATTTCCATCTGAGCTATTCGATCGTTTTTATGGATTACGGTCGGTTTTTTATTGATTTTAGTAAGATTAACCATATACTCTCCTTTGTAGATAAATTCGCATTTGCCAGGAGCGTTAGTAACTACCACTCCCTCGTCAAAAGAGAATCCAGATCTTCCTTCCACATTCACACACCAACCTTCTGGTATATTCAACTTGAATCCTGTTCCGATTCTAACAGAATAACCTTGATATAAGGTAATTGATTCAAAATCGGAAGGAACATCTATTTCTACTCCCATGTCATTCATCATCTTCACTACTCTATATGCACGAATATCACAACAGGCATCACCATCATGTTTGTATTCAGGTGCCACGACATCAGGATACAGCTTCTTAATACCTACCTGAACAGTCTTCTGATACCCTGGAGTCAAATACGATTCAGGTATTTTATTAACGACCTTATCCTCTTTTTTATGTTTGTTGTTCTTTTCAGAAACAGTATCCTTCTTATTATCTTCTTTTTCATAAAGAAGTCTTTCAATATCTTCTAACTTATCCATAATCATATTTTTATAGTACAATAAACAATACCTTCTTTTTTTATGTCCTTCGTTGATTCATAGCACTCACGAAAAGTACTTATGTCTGCATCATTAGGATCATCGACCCACTCATCTCCTTGCTTATACTTTTCTCTGGTTTCTGAGTAGATCATACATAATTTATCCCCATGCTTCGCCATAATCCTTTCTTCTGTCACTTTCCTACGAAGTTTAATAAGGGGAAATCTTGTAACTATTTCTACCATCATTCTACACTATCTTTAAAAACCCAAGAGATGTTATTCTCCTGGGCTGATGTTTATATTAAAATGGAAGGTCATCTTCTTCCATAGGAGGAAAGTTCGGCATCTGTGCTTGCGGCTGTGGCTGCGTCTGATGCTGAGGCTTGGTGCTCCTTGTAGCAGGCGCCGGGGCAGGTGCAGCAGGCTGAGCAGTCGGCTGTGGCGTATAAGCCGGTGCCTGATACTGTGCTGGCTGTTGAGCAGGTTGTTGGTAATTCTGATACGGAATAGCACTCGGAACAGACTGAGGTTGTTGAACCTGTTGAGGAGCAGCCGCCTGCTGGGTATAAGCCTGAGGAGCTGTAGGCTCTTGCTGAGTATTACTTTCTAAACCTAATTTAGCCATTATACCTGCTCTTATATCTTTAATAGAAGCATTGAACCTGTTTGAATATTCAGTAATCTTCTGATAAGTAAAGTTGTTTTGAGCTGAATAATCGAGGCTTTTCTTGCCATCAAATCCTGTAACTTCAACAGGGTCAGGCCAACCATTTACGCCTTTTTTATAAAAACGTTCAACAAGCTGATCTTTTTCTCCGTCTACTCCTGCATACGCGATAATAAGTTCCGAAGATCCAAACTCGTCATCTTTCTTCTTCTTAAAGACATTGAAATAAATTTCACGACTGAAATCGATGTTTTCGTAATATTTCACGAAGCTCTTAACAAAGCCCTTGATATTTCCTTTTTGATTGACGAGAGGTATGGAAATACAATAGTTTTCATTAAGCTCGTAATCTTTTAATACGATAAGGAAATTAGTAACAGTATTTCCATTAGAGAAAGTACTTGACTTTAACCCGATGTAGTTGATGTACCCAACTACTCCATTATAATACTCTTTCCAGTATCCTGCCGGCTGACCGTTATTAGGATTTATGTGTTGAACGAAACCTTCTTTAGGTTCGCTACTTTTTTCATACAAGTTACCATCTGAACTAATGTACAAATAATAAGTTGTACCAAAACTTCTATTTTCTCTAAAAGCCATATTACTAATTGTTTATAGATTATACAATGTTTGATTTAAGACGTATGTTGATTCGTATTTAGGATTGAACATCTTTATCATCTTATACTGATCAGACCAATCCATGACAACATCTCCTTTTATAAGTGATTTTACGGAAGACAGTATATTTTCCTTACCGATAGAAAAATTAAAACACGGGCCTTCAAGCGCATTCAAAGGCATTGATTCTATTATCTTTTTTCTATTTCCAAAATCCTCAGACATTACCGTTATGCCGTTTTCTTCATCTACCTTAACATTGACAACATTATCCACTAAAGTCATGGAATTAAGAACCGATATAAGCAAATCCCTGTCGAACTTAACCCTTGAAGATTTTTCGAATTTATTACATACATATTCGTAGTTAGGATACTGTTGTTCTACGTTCATATCCGATATAATTACATTATCAAAGCATAAGAACGTCCTAACTCCATCTGTAGAAATACTGATCTCCGTATCTTTATCAGATAGAAAGCGGTACAAGATAGAAGCCGCAACCTCGCTTAGCATAATCGACCTTTCTTCTGATGCATTAGCATACTCTTTCCTGTTTATAAACAGACGGAACATATCAGTAGAAACAATGTCAATATAGTCCTTCTTCACATTAAGAAGAATCGAGCATATAGCTGGTCTAAATTCATCCGATCCAACAAACGCAAAAGATCTTTTCATAGACTGAATGAAAGACGAACTCATAACACGAATACCGTCACCTACAGGATAAAAGAAATCAGGGAAAGCCTTATCCTCAATCCAAGTAGAAGAAAAAGATCCTCTATCGTATTTAAAAACGATACTGTAATCATTTTTAATCTCTATCTCTATATCCTGGTTATGATTTTTAAAAAACGAAATAAGAGTCCCGGCATCTACTAAAAGAGAAAACTTATGGTCACAAGAAATATCAGTATTCACATCGAAAATATCATCCGTATATGTTATACGTTCGTTCATGGCTTGTATCCGGATATGATCAAAATATAAAGTAATTTTTATATTCGATGTGACACAATCCTTTAGAACCTTATCAAACATCTTTGAAATGTTTGAAAGTTTCTCATTCATTAGTATGCCAGGAACTCTTACTTTCATTTTTTAAAACTTACGATTATGACTATCTAACACTGCAAATGTATTATTTTTAAATCTAATTACGAATTAATTGGATTTAAAATGATTTAAAATAGATTAAATACTTCTTCTTGCTGCTTCTGCTATAAGCATCGCGTCAACTATACCGTCATGGGCCGTCTTACATCTTTCGTTTTTAACGAACGTATCTGTCGGCCACAGCCTTTTAGCGCAAGCTAATGACGTTTTCTTAGTATTTACCTTGCTGGCTTCCATAACCTTATCAGAATGTGTCCAAACTAATTTCTGCCATGTTTTAGGAGCTATGAAATGAACGGAGCAATTTATGTCTGGTAATGCCATGCAGAGGGACAGGAACAGCCCATGCAGTTGGCCTTTGTTCTCCATGAGGGAGGCTGTTGAGGACGTGCTGACCCCGTATAGGGCGTGGACGTCCTCTATGACGAACACTACCCTATCAGGATTGTTTTCTACAATCGTATCCCGACAAAAAACATATTCTTTAGTCAAGTCTACCGGCCCTGAAGCTGATATTCTCGGAGTGGATATTCTTGATATTAGTTTGCTGTCTTGATCGATACAGGCTATAGCTCCGTCTTTTCCAGGATCTGCTGCTATATATAATACCATAATATATCAATTTAGATTCATGTCGATTTTACCAATGCTATCGTCATTTTCAAAGCCTCCATTGTCTGTAAGTTCGTAATCAATAGCCACAGCACCATTACTAAGAATGTAAAATCCTTTAAACATCTTTCCTATTTCAATAGGATACACAACATTTACGTCCCTTCCAATATCCTCAAACGGCATAGCGATATCTTCTGTTTCAGCTTCTTTTTGTTTTGCTAATACCCCAACAGGTATATTTTCACCTTTTATAGATGCGTATGTAACCATATACAGAACATCATTATTGACAAACGCCCTATCACTACTTACCTTATCCAAGCTAACATATATAATATGTTTTATAAAACTATTGATATCCCCACATATGTTAATAGCTTCTACTTCTTTAGGAATAACGACTTCCACTTCTTCTGGTTTTATATTTTTCTTTTTCATTGCATTAACCTTTTTGTATTTTGTTTTACTTCTTCAACAAGATCCTGATCTTTCATCATCTCTTGCTTAAGTTTCTCATTCTCCTTAATTCTTTTCACCCTATCGGCAAGAATCTTCTTATATTTCTTATCCGATATTTTTATAAACCAAGGACAGTTCCTTGATGGAATCCTTTTGCATGGATAATCAGTGAGACCGTTCGGTCCAAACTGCTCGCATCGGTTACATTTTTCTTCGCCCGTCATTGTAATTATATTTTAGGGAAACATTCTTCCAGTTCTCTATAAGAGCACTCTACTACAACAGAATCTCCTTTAGGGAGAAATACTAAAATAGAATCGATAGAAAAAACACTATCTACTTTTCTTACAAGTTGGCCATGCTTGTAAGAAGACATGACCAACCTAATTCCATACGTATCATAATAAGAGCCTTTCCTACATGGAATTATGTTTTCAACAATATAATCAAAGCCTCCGATATTAACTTCATCGCCGGCACTGATTTCCATAATAGGAATCATTTTGGCTCTTCTATCTATGCTTATTTTCATTTCGCAATCTCAAATTTTATTTGCTCCTTCGGTTCATAATTCCATACCTCAAAATCATCAGCTACAAAATCATAAAACCCTTTCCCTTCCATACGAGATGAGATAGTGACCTGCGGAACCGGGCCGAATAGAGATCGACGGAGGAGCTCGTTTGCCTGTTCTTCGTGACGGTCATACACATGCATATCTTGAATGAAATGAGTGAAAACTGCGGGTCTTAACCCGGCGTCATGAGCAAACATCATCATCAACGCCGCATATTGAGCTACATTCCAGTAAGAAGCTGTAATCATATCCTGGCTGCGCTGGTAAAGAGTCATATATAACTCATCTCCTTTAACAGATAAATTAATCTGGAACGCGCATTCTTGAAGTGGCTTAAGACTATTAGTTTCAGGATCGAACATAGATGCTACTATTCTTCTTGATGAACGATCATTCTTGAGTGACCAAAGAATGAAGTCTGTTTGGTTAAGAAAACCGTAAAGACCATCATGGATATCTGTCATACCATCTGGAGCTTTTCCGGTTCCCATATAAACATGTCTGTTCACCATATCTCCATAACATCCTTCTATCTTTCCATTATCATCAGCCCACTGATCCCATATATGGAGACCAAGTTCTTTGATGTCTACCGATCTTTTTTGCCAAATCCACAAGATTTCTTTTATGGAGTTTTTAAGATTAGTAGGTCTAAGCGAACCAAGAGGAAATTCCCGGCGAAGATCGTACTGATTGCATACTTGCAGGATACGCTTCACCTTTACGCCTGTCCCGTCACCGTAGACCGGACGCTTCACTTCTTCCCACGGCTGGCTCATTATAAGAGCCAAATTGTCTTGAAATATTTTATCTACTCTTGACATGATTATATTTTTTATAAATTAAACTCTGCAAAATCTATTTCAGATCCGGTTGACAAATTAATCATTGACTTTTCAAGTTCTTCCATTGGAACCGGTTTCACAATACCTCCATTACCAAGAGTCCTTTTATAGAAGTTTATCACCACCTGATCGCTGGTTTTTACCGTCTTAGGAATAGGTTGACGAAGATATAATCCATCAAGAGACTTTACTCTTGAAAGAGCCGTATATAGCTGTCCTGTTTCAAAAGAATTAGATACATCCATCATAGCCGCATCCAATGTCAGGCCTTGGGCTTTATGAATCGTGATAGAATAACCTATTTTTATAGGATACTGAATAATAGCTCCTACTACTTCAGATTCTATCTTATATCCGTTTCTTACGTATTTTACTTTCTCAAACGAACATGGTGTTATAACAACCTTAGTATGCTCATCATCTTTTGGTTTATCAAGGACTACTTCAATCTCCCCCTTTTTTATAGATAATACAGTACCAAGAGAGCCATTGAAGTACTCTCCTCCGTTTCTTGTTATCATAACTCTTGATCCTTCTTTCAAGAAAAGAGTTTTTTCAACCGGAGCATCTTTAGGATAATCACCGTTTATAACAGCTTCTAATTTTATTAAAGAGCCTGGTAACGATGATATTCTCATTTCGTTAATAGCCGTAGCTTTTGAGTTGGTAGTTACAATCTCAACATATCCTTGATTATTATCAGACTTAATACATCTGCTGTTTATTGTATCAAATACATCATCATCCATCTGCCCTTCACGCACCTTATTAAGGATGCTAATGAATTTCTCATCTTTCTGACGATATATTTTTTCAAAAGACACCATTTCCATACCAGAAGCCATAATAGACTTCGAACTAAAGAAATAAGATGTATCGTATATTTCTCTAAAAAAATCCTCTTTAATCACAGGAGGAAGCTGAAACAGGTCGCCTACCATAATAAGTTTCACGCCGCCAAACGGATCCTTGTCTCCTCTTGCATGACGAAGTATATCAGCTACGTTGTCAAGAAGATCAGGGCGAACCATAGAAATCTCGTCTATTATAAGATACTTTATATTCTGTAAAATCTTTTCCGAACCTCCGTTGAATTTATATTCGCAGTTATCCATAAACGCACCTTTTCGTATTTCAGGTATATACGGCTGCATTCCTATTCTAAAAAATGAATGAATGGTTTGACCACCTGCATTAACAGCAGCAACACCTGTAGGAGCTACAACAACCGCATTTTTTAATGCCGGTATAATACGCTTAAGGAAAGTAGTATTATGAGTTACAATATAATTATCTGTTATATACAACTCGTCTTTATTTGATACTTTTATACATACGCATTCAGAATCATCTACCTTTTCCACGCTTTCTATATACCTTGAAACTCTTGCCGGATTAGGAACATATCTTTCTTTTTTTCTTTTTAATGTAAATACATTATCGTACATTTTTATTCTTACGGTATATTCATACACGTATTTCTTATCAGGTCTAAAAAGCGTATTTATCTTAGCTATTCCACCTAACGACTGTACAAGATCAACAATGTCTTCAGCCAATCTCTTGCTTGTAGTAGAATACGTCAATCTATTTCTTTCTTTCGAGCATGTTCCATCGGTGTCCATTAAACCATTTAACAAATGCATTCTCTGATCGATACTGCCAAGTTTATATTCTTCTGGTATAAATTTATACCCAGACGTAACATTTAGTCCTAAATCCTTTATCCTATTTATAAACCCACCACCTTTTGTATGATTTTTTTGAATCACACTGTATTGAGGACATGTGATGGCTGGATGTTCCTTTTTTTTACTCAATAGAAAATCTTCTCCAAGAAATGACTCTACTCTATTTCTTATTTCTACATCAGAATCAGAACAAGAAAAAATAGCCATATTACCATTTAAACTCCCATCACCTATAAGAACTCCCAATACATACGGATGTATAGAAAATTTCTTTTCTTCATATTCTATAGGTCGGCACACTGGAATTTCATATCTTAACGGCTGTTTTTCACCATTTTTTATTTTAACATTCTTCCTGATACCTGTACTTATAATTTCTTTTAGTGTACTGCATCTCGAAAATGGAGTTTTACCATAATGACTGGATAATCTATATGACCACAAATGCTCTTCATCGCAATATGTAAAATAACCATCATTCATAGTTACCTTATATACAGGTCTAATTCCCTGTGGATACACACCCAATACAGTCTGTTGTTTACCATCTGCGCCCATAACTTTATCACCAACCTTTATATCCCCCATATTCTTAAAACCATCTGGCGTTAAAATTTTAGCATACAAAGGCTGTGCTTTTCCACTTCCTCCTTTACCGGTTATAAACAGCGGTTTTGGTGACTTACAAATAGACTTAATAGCCTTTCCTTGTGCGACATTACCTTCGGACATAACTGAACGAAGAACACACTCCATGATTTTTTTGTCGTAACTTATAGCCATCTTTTTTCTGATTTTGTTCTACAAAACAAAAGTATGAAAATAAAATAAAACCTAAAATATAAAATGAATTAATTAGGATTAAAAAGAAATAATAAGTTGGATAAGTAGCTTTAGATCAGACAGTAATATGATTTCGTATAGATATGGTTATGGCATAGTGGTGGCTAACGGGTGTTTCCATCGATGTTCTACGAGATTATCGTTTTTCGGCTCTGTCTGCGACCACTAATAACAGCCCCTCTCTCAAGCATCAATCATTGAAATGATGAATAATGAGATGAAGGATAAAGATAGGTATCATTACAGAATGATAATTCTTCAAATGGTATATCCTTGAATATAGATTCTCCATCTAATTCTGTATCATTATCTGTTGTGTTATTGTTCGATCGTGATCGGATCGTTATATCCATGTTTTCTATCTTCTCCTTAAACTGTTTTGCCTTAACATACATATAAATGTCTTCGTTTACCGATCCCACCGCTTTAGCCATCTCGCCGGCGAACTCAGCATACATATCTCGTACCTCATTAAAACCTGCCTTTTTGTCAGGAGCGGTATTGTTATAGGTTTTCATTCTCCTACTTACCCTACCACAGACACCGGCAACGGACGTCCCTACCTCAGCACAGCAGGCTTCCGCATCAGCCATGCCTGCCTTTACCGTGGCTACCTTCTCCTTGCTCCACCCACTAACCTTGTCGTATGATTGTTTAAGACAGTTTAAGAACATGTCCATTCTTCGCTTCTTGTCTTCTGCTATGATAGCGCGATAGTACTTCCTTATAATTTGGTTTTGTGTACTTCGCTCATATCCGTCCCAGAAGTCTTTGTGCGCTTCTTTAGCCATAACAGAGGCCAATGACCTTGCTTCTTCTTCTTTTGTCTTTTTACGATCTATGCCAAGGATTTCGCCATCTTCGGAAACAACTTCTTCTGCATTCAGGAAACGTAGGATATGAGTATTGTCTTTTAAGAAGAAATTGAAATCGTCTTTCTTACTCACTTTTTCTTTTTCTCCTTTCTCTATATCCTTCTCTCCAAAATACCATCTGTTTGTTGCTCCTTTTTTATACAAGGTCCAGGTATTTGCTATTTGCCAGAAAACTGCTCCGTGCCTATATACCGGAATCAGCTTACCTATTGGGTAGTTATGTTCGTTTGCTTCAATGTAAGCACGAGGATTATCTACGTATGTTATAAATTGTACGTTTTCGAACCTTTTTACGAGCTTGTCTTTTATCGCCATACCGACAATCTCTTTCGCTTTTGTTAGTCCTACATTCAAGTACAAGGCAATTGTTTTATTACTTATCGTCGAATCAATTAATCCATAATACGAGTGGCTTCCGTCTACGACCTCAGCCTGAGAGTTTGGCTCTCCACTGTTCAGTACAGATTCGTTGTTTCTGACTAAATTAACAAACATCGCTTCTCTTATCCTGTCAAGGACTTTTTCATGGTTTGTTATTTCATTTTTCTTTATCTTAATTAAAATCCTATTCTTTGGAATATTCACTTTCCCACATCCGAGAGTAAGTTGTACACCATTAACCCTATATCTTCTTGCAACGAACGTACTATCCGTCATACGGAACAGCTCATCGAACATCGGATGTCCTGTCATGTTCTTGAACTTCGAATACCCGATTCCAAGTTTATGAAGAAGATCTTTCTGGTTTTTGAATCTTATTCTCGAATCCCGGCGGGAGATTTTTATCATACAGTATAAAGCATACAATTCCATGAACAGCGGATCATCTGACCACTGTTCTAAAAGTCTGAGACTTATGTTAATATTTCTACCTAATTGTAGCTTCATAATCTGTAACAAAAAAAAATCGGATGGATTTTTGGGGATATCCATCCGATTTGTGTCTTTTTGCAGATAATCTCCAAAATCCCGTTACAGATAAATAAGAGTCTCAAATCAACAATAAGACAATTAATATTTTATATTCTTATTTTTGATTTGAACTCATATTTATATCTGTAACGTGCTACAAATATATAAATAAAATTCAAGAATCAAACAATAAGACCTTATTTTCAAAATATAGCAGTACAAATATCGGGACAAATCCCGAATCCATTGTCATAAAATACGTTAATTTTAAATTTACAAATCCTTAATCCTTATCTTTGTATCAAAATGATAATCTCATGAAAGAAAGTGATAATAAAGATGTTAGTAATAGAGCTTATAGGCTTTTAGTATCTTATTCCAATACGGTAGATATGGCGAAGAAGATACTTCTGTTTTATAACGGATACTTAATGGCTTCCGGCAATGAGAAGAATGTCATAGATGCGAGGCACTTAAATCTTCTTGCCTATTATTTTGTGTTTGGATATTCGTATGAGACGAAGAAGAAGTTTTCTCATTGTTTCAGTACCGATCTTCAATATGTATCGGTTTTGGATACGGAGATGAAGAAGCGTGGTATTTTGATTGACCGTGAAGGGAATTACAGGACCAGGTGTTTGTGCCCGGATATAGAGAACATGCGCCGTCTTTTTGTATTGGAAGGTTCAAGAGATCAATGTGCGTTGGTTTCTTTGTTTTACAGAAAGAAAACTTTTGAAGCCGATGCCGAAGAATGATTTCCCTATATCATTTGAGTCACATATTATAGATGATGTGATGGATAAGACCGGGGGCGTTTACGACCGAAACCAAATACGTGACGTTTTCAGAGCCAGTATTTCTTATGCCAATAACTTATGTACGTACACAGATAACGTGTCTGTATCGTTCCCGTATGTGGGTGATATGGTTTGTAACCTTCATGAGATGGAGAGGCGCAAACATAACCTTGAGCGTCTTAAATCCAAGGTAGAAAAATTATCTAAGTATCAGGAAAAAGAACTTAAGTGCCTTGATATTAAGATAAGGATGATAAAGGATGCTTATGACTCAGGTGAGATAAAAAGTGGGGATATGTTGATAAAACACAACAAATTATCTATCTTTAAATCTCGTAAAGGTCATAGTTTTAGTGAAATACAAAATATTCAAGAACAGGAATTTAATAGATAAGTCATGAAAAAGATTTTGCAAGCGGAAGTTATATACGATGCTTTTATGGATACGATATTAAAAAAACTTCCAAGAAAAAAAGAGGATTATCCTGATTGGTACAAAGAACGTCTTGAAAAGTGTGAAGGATGTAAATTCAACACCAAGAACGTTCCTAACTCTATGTTGCCTCTTTCTTTGTATGTAAGCAAGAAAATAGGTAAAAATCGTTGTTCGGTATGTACGTGCTTCATCAAGCAAAAGGCCTGGAGCAAGACAGAGGAGTGTGCGCTTGGGGAGGGGCTTCCCCGTCCTTCGTGGATGGACCGTCAGTATTCTATTGATTTTTATGATGAGAAGTCAAGATGGAACAGATTAGAGCTTATTACAATGGATTCTGATGAGTTTAATGTTATTTCTACAGATGACAAGCAATATAACATTGACCTATCTAAAGACGGTAAATCATTTGAAATCATTTTTGAACCGGTAGAGAAAGGAAACAGTATAAAGTTTTCATTCGTTCTTGAGTCGAAGCATGATATGAAGATAACAGCATCAGAGACATCTTGTGGTTGTACGTCATCTAATTTGAATATCATAGACTCCCGTCACTTTAAGTTCAATATAGAGATACATACATCAGGATTTGGAATAGGAAGATTCGTAAAACATATGACCGTTCACTATCAAAAAGATGGGTCTCAAAAAGAGGAATCGATTCCGTTTAATTTTGAAGGTACTATAATTCAAAAAAGTTAAGTTATGGGCGGCTGTGGTAAAGCAAGGCATTTACAATGCGAGGATAAAAGGAAGTCCTTATTTTCTATGTTGCAGGCATCTTGTGACGATCTACCTGATTATTCTGCCGGAGACATTCTCTATGCTGTACTTAGATCTTTTGCAAAGAAAAGAGGATTGTCCGTTTCTTTTTTAAGGACGTTGACAGACGGCGAGCTTTTTGAAGTGGCTGATTATAATTTATCAATGGAGTTGATGGACGTTATTATTCATGATAGAAAGGTTATTGACAATGAAGAAGATTGATTTTGATTCAGATATAAAGCATCTTATTTCTTATTACAACCATTTACTGTTTGCGCAAGACAAGGTGGGAGAGGAGATGGAAGAGCTAACTAAGGATATCATTAGGAAGAAGGATGAGGAAAACGACATAGAGTTAGAAGACTTTATTGATTTGGAGGAAAAGTCGTTTATGACCAACTTGTATCAACAAGAGATGCTGAAAGTATCTTCTTCTATAAAGGCAGTTTACAGGTTATCTATTAACGCCGGTCATGATCTCAATGTAGATGATGACAGTAAGAAGGTTCTTGATAGGATAGTAAACGACGGAGAATCAGATTTTATTATGTACGTTGACAATAATACTGATTCTGTTATGTTCAAGGAAGAATCCGTTGAGGAAGGAATAAAAAACATGTGCAAGTATCGTGTTGATCCATCTTCTCTTGAAGACAGGTTTAATATGCTTAAGTCTCAGTATGAGGCTTTTTTAAAAATTATCAACAATGAAAGCAAGAAAGCCGACTAATGATGATGTCTCTTACGTAGATTGGAAACTTATTGTGTTAAGGGATCAGATAGATAAGGCTGAACGTTATCTATCTGAAAATCCTTGGGATAAAATAGAAGATTCCGATAAGAGGGAGAAGGAATTTAGGTTTCAAAAAAGCTTGTCTGATAGCTTAATGCAATGGACTGAATCTTATATTAAGATGTGTGGGATAATGGATGTCTATAATCAGCTTGAGGCTGCCAAAAACAAAAAAAGCCTAAAAGGAGGACAAACAGTATCAGGTATTCAGTCTTTTGTTAAGAATGAAGCTAAGAACAAGCTCGATAAATAGTTTTGTCATGAATATTAACAGTAAAGAACTTTATATAAATATGGGTAACGATATTCCGTTATGGAATGACCTTTATTCTTATGAAGAGCAAGATGATGATGTCAAGCAATTCTGGGAGAATGAGGCTATGAAACTCCTTAACGGTGTTACCATAAATGGGGTGTTTATCCATCCTTGGCTATACTGGCATATCAATTTCTGGAAGATGATGATTGACGTAGGAGAAGATCGTATTCCAGGAAATTCACAGCTTCGTGATAATGAATGGATGTTTGCCGAATTTCTAAAGCAGGCTGAAGAAGAGAATAAAGGAATATTCATGTTCGGGTGCCGTCGTTTTGGGAAAGCCCTTCTTGATTCTGAGATACTTTATCTTGAGGACCGGGAAAAGATGATAGGAAATATTGTTGTAGGGGATAAGATATATGACGATAAAGGTAATTTGGTAGAGGTCGTAGGTGTCTACCCTCAAGGGAAAGTAACCACCTACAGAGTCGTATTCGAAGACGGTCGTAACGTTATTTGTTGCGGAAATCACCAATGGCGTGTCAATCATGGCGGAAAATGGCATGTTAGGAGTCTTAGATCCATAGCCGGATTAGATTATAAGAGTATGTCTATTCCAGTAGGTGAGGCCCTGAACTACCCTACGGCAAAGCTGCCGGTTCCGCCGTCAGCCTACGCCTCGATGCTGGCGGCTTATCTCGGTGGCTATGGAGGGGATATGTTTTTTGATAAATACGTTTGTAAGAAGTTTTTAAGATCGTCCATAGATCAAAAGAAAGATTTTATAGAAAACTTCATTCGTTCTTTCAGAAACGTAGTAACCGGAGAAGAAGAGCTTACGTTGTCTCATATTGACATGGATGTCATAAATTTTGTACAACGTATGTTTTGGGCTTCAGGTTGGTATGCTAAATTGGAGGGGAATAAACTTATACTATCAAGGAATCGTAAGGAATTAAAAATAAGATCCATATCGATATACGGAAAGGAGCATGCCACTTGTATAACCGTTGATAATGATTCTCATTTATTTTTGACCACCAATTACATCGTTACTCATAATACGGCCATAATGAGTTCTCTTCTGGCTCGTAATGCTACAATGACATACAATTTGACGCATAATGTTATTGGAGCAAGTAAAGAAGACCTTGCCAATATGGGAGAGTATCTTGAGTTTGGACTTGATAATCTTCCTCCTTATCTTACTATAAACAGGACTGGTAACGACTGGACTAAAGAAGTTGTTTTAGGTACAAGAAACATCAATAATCAACGTGATGTTCATGCCAGAATAAGAATCACCAACGTTGATGATGGAAAGACACGAGGCTCATTGAAGACCGCAGGCGGAACTCCATATACGTCTATATATGATGAGGTAGGTAAATTCCCGGTGCTTGGGGCATGGCTTGCCGGTAGGCCAGCTCATATGATGCATGGTAGAATGAGGGGCGTTTGTTTGATGGCGGGAACTGGCGGTAATGTAGAAAAGTCTCAAGATGCCCAGAAAATCATGAACTCTCCGGACGAATATGGATTCATTATAATGAATTATGATATTCTAAATAAGAGAGTTATTAAACCAACATGGCGTATATGTAAATCTGGATGCTTTGTTCCGGCCCAGATGTCTCATGCTTATGAAAAGAAAGAAACGACTCTTGATAAGTATCTTGGAGTAGAGAATGCTCCCGGTCTTAAGAAGATAAAAATAAAAGTTTCAGACTTTGATAAAAATACTGGAATAATAAAATCACGTCTTGACGAACTTGTCAAAAAGGATAGAGCTTTATACGTCCAGGAACGAATGGCATTCCCTTTGTCTATAGATGATTGTTTCCTTAATACGAACGTAAATAGGTTCCCTGTAGAAGATGCGTTGAAGCACAAAAGCCGTCTTCTTGAAGAAGGTAGGCCTGGTAAAACAGTGGATATTTATCAGATAGACGGCATGAAAATGGGGTATAATTTTAGTGATAAGCAGCTTGCTGATTATCCGTTTCAAGGTGGTAACATAGATTCTCCTGTTGTTATATATGAGGATCCACCAGAAGAAGGAGGTGTTTTTGATTACACTTATGTCTCATCGCTTGACCCCTATAAATCTGACAAGGCTGATACTGATTCTGTTGGTTCGTTTTATGTACTTAAAAGATATGTAAAAATCAACGATCCATTTGCTTATTGCATAGTAGCATCATACGCATCACGTCCTCCATCTTCCGATGATTTTTGTAGGAATTGTGAAATACTTCAAGAAGCGTATGGGGCCAAGTGTCTTATGGAGAATGCCGACCGAATGTATGAATTTTATCTTACGAGACGAAATAAGCAGCTTATGTTGCTGGAAGATGGCGAACGTCTTGCCGGTAAGATTATCCGTGCCGGAGCCCGTCAGAACAATAAGCTCGGTTTGGCTCCTACGGTTCCCAATCAGCGTATGCTTTTCAATACCGTTATTCAATATTGTTGGGAGGATGTTGTTGTTGGGTATGATGATGATGGTAATGAAATAACACAGAAAGGTATTTACCGTATCCCTGATATAGAACTTCTTGATGAGATCATAGCCTTCGGCCCCGGGACCAACACCGACCGTATCATAGCCTTCGGCCACGCTCTTCTTCTGGCTAAGTATTATGATGATATGGGTTACATGCCTGAAAGTACGACTCAGAAGGAGAATCAAAAGAAGAGAGAGCGCAAGAAGATAGAACAGGTCAAAGGATTTACGGTAAGAAGACATAACCCTTATAAAATGAGGTGACGAGAACAAATTCCTTATCTTTGTGAAAAATAGGATAATAGGATGGAATATTTCAATAGAGATCAGGCTTTTCCGGCCAGAGGAGTATTTTCAGGTTTGCCGGTACAGGCGATACCTACCAAGAGAAAAACCAAGGAGTGGTTTAAAGCCACTATGGATTCTCTTGAATTGATTGGTTTGAAGCAGCTTGATGAGAACCAGAAGTTCAAGGATTTTTATAGAATGATGGAAGGTAAGTTATCCTTTATGGAGCTGAAAGACGTAATTCCTTATCTTAAGGATGTTCAGTCTATAAGGGACAATGTAAATATTCCATCATTCTTACGTCATTATGATATAATAGGTACGATCGTAAACGCTTTTGTAGGATGGTTGGGCAACCTTTCTGACAAGTATAATGTAGTTGGATTGGACGAATCTGAAGTGAATCAGTATTCTGCCACGAAGGAGAATCTCCTTCATAATTACATTAAAGAGGAATTGGACAGAAGGGTTAGGCAAGAATTGTTAAATAGGGGATTGGATCCGGATTATAATAATTTTGCAAGCGAAGAAGAAAAGCAGGCTTATGCTCAACAGATACAAGAGGTGAAAGCATCTATGACCCCTCCTGAGATAGAGAATTTCATGAATACAAAATGGAAGACTGCCGAGGTTATATGGGGTTCTCATACGCTTGAAGCAGACAGGGGGCGTTTTTACATGGATGAGATAGACACCGAGAATTTCATCGACTATCTTCTTACCGGTCGTTGTTTTAGAAACTATCATGTAGGATACGACTATTATAAGCCGGAGAGATGGTCTCCGTTGAATACGTTTTATTCTAAGACATTAGATAGCAAGTATCCGCAGTACGGTGATTATATTGGTCGTGTTCATTATTATACTGCCAATGATATTATAGTAAGGTGGGGGCATCTTCTTACGGCAAAAGACAAGCAAAAGCTTATAGGAGGTGCTGATAATTTCAATGGTACTTATAACAATGGTGATAATGGAAGCTATGTAAGTTTATCCAAATCGGCGAGTGTAGGGATGTTATATCAGAATAAGGTAATACCTTGGAAAGGATATAATGATTATGCTTCTATAAAAGCTTATGAGGATTATTACGGTATTCCAGCCGGCACATATACCGGATACGATAGTAATGGCAACGAATATCACAGAACCAGATTCATGCCAAATTTAGAGCATGGTAATTATTATAACCGTGCCCAGAGTTTAAGCGACGAGCATGTTCGTAGTGATTTGTATCAGGTAACTGAATCATATTGGGTATCCCCGGCTCAGGTGTATGTAATTACCTACCAAACTGAAACCGGATTAGTAACTACCGAAATGGTAACCGACGAGCTTCTTCAGGACTTTTTACAGGAAAATGGTATTAAGAAAATTACCAGAACCATGAGTAAGGGAATGGAGAACCCGGAGATTAATACCTATTTCGTAGATTACGTTCCACAGGTAAGGTACGGGGTTAAAATAAGTGGAGGTGCCCTCGCTCAGGACAACCTGTATCTGGATGGAGAACCTATCGATCACCAGATAAAAGGGGATAGCAACATCTATGACTTTGTTTTACCTGTTGCCGGATATATCGGTACTTCTATGGCTAACAGGATTCAGCCATATCAAATATTCTATAATTTCTCCATAAACCAGATAAACAATATTCTTGAAAAGGAGATCGGTAAATTCTTCTTAGGAGATATAAATCTGGTTCCGAGTGAATACAAGGATTTGGGTGAAGATGTGGCTGATATATGGGCAAACCTTCTTGATGTAGCTAAGTCTGTAGGTGCTCTTACATTAGATACCTCATCTCAAAACACGAAAGGTGGTGTCCCTTTCAACCAGTTTGCTGTCTATGATTTGTCCCAGACAGAGCAACTTAAAACAAGAATGGAACTTGCTGAATGGTCGAGGATGAAATGTTTTGAAATGGTTGGTATCACGCCTCAAGTAATTAACGGCCCCAACAGGTATGAGACCGCCACCGGGGTCCAGCAGGGCGTTACAGCATCTATGTTACAAACACAGATATACTTTGATAACTTCGGTTACTTCAAGAAACGCGCTTTGGATCTTCATCTGGCTGTTGCTCAACAATGTCAGGAAGAAGGAAAGGATATTTCTGTAATGTACACAAAAAGTGATCTTACCAGAGCGTTTTTATCTATAGGAACCGACGGTCTTAGTCTAAGGCATCTTGGTGTTCAGGCATTATCTAATTCCAAGAAAAGGGATGAGCTTGAGAAATTTAAAACTTTCATGTTGCAGCTAAATACAGCCGGAGGCGATATTTACGATCTTGCATCTATCTTCACATCAGATTCTATGGTGGAACTTATACAGAATGCAAGGAATACTCGCGCATACAACGAGCGTCAGATGCAGCAGCAACAACAGAATCAGATGCAGCTTAACCAGCAACAGATACAAGCTGAAGCTGCTGAGAAGGATAAGCAACGTCAGCATGAACTTGCTTTGGAAGACAAGAAAGGTCAATACAGGATACTTCAAGAGAAGATTCAGGCGGCAGGCAGGGCGGCAGACGCCAAGAGCGACGCCACCTCCCTCAACTTCCTGGCTTCTGTTTCAGATCAGACCGTAAGGCAAGCTGATATAGAAAGCAAGGAAAGGATAGAGGATAAGAAAATTGAAAACGATTCCAAACTTCATGATGATGAAATGAGAATGAAAATGGAAGAGTTAAAATTAAAATCCAAAGAGCTTGCTCAACGAGCGAGGGAAGATGCCACCAAAAGGTATGTAGCCGGAATCAATAAGAATTAAGGATTAAACATCCCCAAATTTCATTAGAAAATCTCTAATAAAATTTGGGGATGTTTAATTTTTAGTGAAGATTAAACACTTATAAGTTTTTTGTCTGAAATATAGGTATTTAAATATTTTTGCAGTATGGGAAAATTAGAAAAAAATGGAATAGTAGAATTGGACGATATTTTTAGTATCGGTCCAGTTGATGATGTTTATAATAGGGAAGAAGATATTCTGCCTATTAATGGTAATGAACCGGCTAAAAAAGATGAGAAGCCTGTAGAAGAAGGTTCTCAAATTAAAGAAGAGCCGGTTGTCGATCCTACTCCTGATCCTAAAGAGGATAAAAAAGGAGAAGAGAATGTGGTTGACGTTAAACAGGATCCGGTAGAGACCCCGGTTGTCAATTACAGAAAAGTATTGGATGCCCTTTCTTCAAGAGGGATCATTCCCGATTTGAAAGATGTGGTATTTAGCGGTGAAAACGGCGAAGAGATTACTATCAATGATCTTGATTTTAGTAAAGAAGATTCGTTGTGTGACATACTATCTACAGTCCTTGAAAGCCAGAAAGAGGATATTGTTAAGGATAAGATAGATGTTACTTCTGTTTCTGATATTACCAAGAAGCTTATTCAGGCTGATAAGGCTGGCGCTAATATCGTTGATATTCTTAAGCAATATGATACGAATGTCGCTCCGATAGAAAAGCTTGACATTGAAAACAAAGCAGATCAGATAAAGATCGTTCGCCATTATGTTGATCTTCTTGGGTTGCCTAAAGATGAAGCTGATGAGTTTTTCAAAGGCATTATCAATAAAGGAGAAGAGTATGTTGAAGCAAAGGCTATAAAGTATAAGGCTGAGCTTGATAAGAGAATGGATGATATTATCCAGCAACGTACTAAAGAGGCTGCCGAAAAGAAGGCGAAGGATGCAGAAGATTTTAGAAGGTATAAGAAAGACCTTAAGTCTTCTATCCAGGCAAAGTATCAGCTAAATGACACTATGGTATCTAAAGCTCTTGATTTTGCCCTAAAACCTTCTGAATCGAATCCCGGAATTACCAAAGCATTTAATAGGGTAAGGGAGATGATGATGAATCCGGAAGAAGCGCCAGATTTGATTATGTTTCTTATGAACCCAGGAGAGTTCATAAAACAGAAGTCGAATCAAGCTGTAGTTGATGAGAAGAAGAAAATTTATAAGCTCATCAGCCACACAAATAAAGACAAGAGGGTAGCTCCGGTAGATGATAAAGGTGATCAAGTTCAAGGTGTGAAGTTCGATGAAATCAGTATAGATTAAAAATTAAAACATTTTTTCGTTCATGGCTAATGTACTTTTAACAAAAAATTTCCCGGCCACCATGAATGGTGACACGGTGATTGGATATACCGACGCTAAAGTCGTTAAGCAAAGTATCGTAGAGCACGATCTTAGCTCTTTAGAAGATTGGTACTACGAAAATCCGGATAAGAACCATCTGGGTATGCTTGAGTTGTTTTCTAACATTACAAACTATCCTCTGCCTATGTATATGGGTATGATTAAACAGGATGCTACTATTACCGTAAATGGTATCAATGGTTCATTCCGTTATGATCTTCCGGTATCAGAAACGTATGAGGTGGTTACAGTAGAAGACACGTCTTTGAAATATGCAAAACCTGGTATTGATGAAAGCTTCTTCGAAATTGTGTTGAATGCACAATTCAAACAAGGAGATGTTATTACTTACGATGTGATTAACGGTTGCCAGGCTCTTATCTCTACAGAGCGCCCTCCGAAACAAGAAGGTGAAAACTGGAGATATTGGTGTAAGCTGTGGGGTCGTTCTCGTGCTAAATACTTCCCGAAAGACATGCTTCGCGCCGGTATTAAATACTGGAAGGTAACAAACGTTCTTGGTGAGTTCTCTACTCAGTTCTCTGGTGTAGGAGGTGCTTCTAAGGCCGGTTCTATGACTTGTGAATTTACGCTTGGTGGACACCGTGGTGTTGAAGGTGAAACGACTATGTACGCTGGTATTAAGTCTTTGGCTTATGCGGACGAACGTACACAGAATTTCATCGACAAGGCTTACCAGAAAGTTCGTCAGCTTTCTGAAATCAGAGGAGGTGATGCAAGTTATGCCATTATCGGTTCTCGTCTTGGTGACGGAAGCATTGATATGCGTACGGCACGTGTAGCCAATACAGTGTCTTTGTTCTGTTTGGCTGAGTTGGCTAAGATGGAAGCATACGAACTTATGTTCATGCGTGGAGGTAGAGTTAAGGGTCATAATGGTGTTTTGATGAAAAACGAAGGTTTGTACCATCAACTTCGCCGTGGTTTCGTTATCTCATATGCACGTCCGGGCGGTATCAAGCGCGAACACTTCCTGGCTGCTGCTGACTATATTTTCCGTGGTCGTAGCGATATGCCGATTGAAAATCGTGTAATGAAATTCAAGGTAGGTGCTATGGCTTACAAGAACATCGTTGAAATCTTCCGTGATGAGTTCTTCTCTCAATTGGGTGCCTTGGCTCCGCTTATGGGTACAGAACGTATTATCAATAATCCGGTAACAGGATCAAACGATGCTCTTGAATTAGGAACTGTAAAGATCAAGGGTGTTACTATTCCGGGTATTGGTAAGGTTATTGTAGAACACGAACCTTCTTTGGATTACGTTGATATGGTAGATAGAAGCCAGTTGGTAGACGGTATGACTCCTATCACATCATATTCATGTATTATGGAAGACTTGACCGCTCCTGAATATTCCAATGCATTCGCCGGCATCCCTGCTTCAGCCGAAGCTCGTATTGGTAATATCAACAGCAACGTATTCTACGTTAAGCCTGATATCGGTTCTATGTGGTGGGGTTACGAACAAGGTAGATGGTCATCCAGAGTATCGGCTCAAGAAATTGTATCCAGCCATCCTCGTATGTCAGAACAATTCTGGTGCCATTCTGTATCGGCTTGTTGGGTAAAAGATACCAGCCGGTTCGTAACAATTGAATTGTTACCAAGCTCTTTGTAATCATAACTTTTAATATTAACTTGCGGTCGGCTTTAAAACCGGCCGCAAATTTTGTTTCTAACATAGTCTTTTCATATATGAAAAGACGTAGGGTATATAAAAAAATGGGAAAAAAGATTTTTGAAGAAAGCCATGAGTCTAAGAAACTGCTGGCTACCGTAGGAGGAATGAAGATATATTCCGACTCTATTTATGTTATAACAGGTAAGATGGATGAAGAAGCTCCTTCCGGATATCAGGAAAGAGGTATTTCCAAGACTCCTTTCCCTGGGAACAAGACAGTATCTTGTTGTGGATGGGATAAGGATCTTAGGGTGTATGATACCGGTTTCTTCATCAATTCAGCATGTTATAAAGGTTACTCACTTGAAGACAAGAAAGCTGAAATGGATATGCGTATTAAGAATATTCGGTATCCGTTTGAAGAAACTGTCAATGAGGACCTGGACCAAAAGAACTTCGATTTCTGGGATTCTTACAGAATTGACTTGTATGATGGTCGTTTGTTCTACACTAATGACGTTCGTGATTTATTTGAGCTGTATATAGCTATTTTATCCAAGTCTCTTACTCCTAAAGAGGAAGACGGTAATCCGATGTATGTCGAATCTTATTATTGTGTAGAAGACAAGACTACGGCCGTAGATATAAGGAAACAACGTCAGATTGACAAGGCTGATATTTTATATGAGTTCATGAACAAGCTGAAAGGCTCCGAGGCTGAAAGGAAAAGCATCTACGATCTGCTTTTGTATCTTGACATCATATATAGCGTAGAGCTTGATCAGAGCATGGTTCAATACATATTCACTAATTGGATTGATGCTAAGAATACTAATGTTGACATGTATAAAGAAGCAAGCTCAAGGTTCTTGTCTGATGATGAATCTTCTGAGGGAATGCAGGTGATCAAATTCCATCGTATGATTAGGGAAATGGTTGAGGGACTGGCTGTCACCGTCAACACCGACGGACTGTATCTGAATGGCGAGCTCCTGGGCGCCGACGCTATCTCTGCGTCTATGGCTCTTGCTTCCAATAAGTCGATGTTAGAAACCAAGTCACGTGTTCTGGAAGCGTATAATGCTTTAAAGAACAAGCATAAAAAAATAGAAGGAGCTAAGTCTGACAAGAAGAAAAAGAAAGACGAAAAAGGTTTTGATATTGATCAGTACGCTGATAAAAAAGAATAATTTATGAAGATTGTTGATTGTTATCTTCGGGCCTTACAGAAGGCTGAAGAAAACATGACCAACGGTGGTATAAAACTTGACAAGGCACGTTTTGTTCAGCTTTTTAATGACGAACAAAACCGCCTTGTTCGTTATATCCTTGATAAGAAAAACGAAGAGGATATACGTTATATCCAAAAGTTAGTTGTGTATTCAAAAGAACTTGACGAGAAAGGAGATAAAGATAATCCGGAAAGCACTTTGTTTTCATTGCCTTCTGATTTCTTTTCTTTTTCAAACATATCAGGCGTATTTACCAAAGGTGAATGCACGGTCACTGATTTTACCATGTGGGAGGCTAAGAACGAAAACCCGCATGAGCTTCTTGCCGACTTTTTTAACAAACCTGATTTTGATTTTAGGGAAACGTTCTACACTATAGGCGAAGATTCGGTAAGGGTGTACAAGTCTGGTTTTGACGTAGACACCGTTTATCTTACGTATTACCGCTATCCTAAGGAAGTTGACATCGAAGGATATGTTAAATCCGATGGTTCTAATTCAACCGATATAGATCCTGAATTAGATGACAAATTAATTGGTATTATCCTTAACATGATTGAAAAGCAATTTGCTTTGAATGAAAGCGAATACGGACGTTATCAAATAGACTCAAACAACGTCCAATCTCCTTTATAGCAGAATAAAGGCGCGTCCTAAATTAAAGACTATCAAAAAGCATTAAGAATTAATTAATTCCTAATGCTTTTTGTTGCTTATATGACTATCACTATTTTTGAGACAGATAACAGAATATTAATTTTTAAAATATTATAAGGCTATGGCTATCCATAAACCGTATGACAGACACATTGTCTGTCCTCCGCACGCTAAGTTGGCGGACGTAGATTCTTTGTTGCTTCAAGAAGGTCAGATCGCTATCTATGATTTGGATGGTGAGCAGACTAAAGATGGTTTGAAAGCGTTGAAAGACTTGAAAGGATATCGTAAGGACGAGCAACGTTTCCAGATCAGAATCGGACGTAATGAGATGGTGAACGACCGTGTATCTGATGATAAATCATTCTCTACACCTACGTTTGCTATTGATGAAATTATAGAAGTGTATGCTTCTGCTCCGAAGAGCAAAGAAATTAAAGTAGATGAAGTTATTTTCGGTTATAACGGAATTGACGATAATACCGCTATTACAGCAAGAAAAGGCGATCGTATCCCTATTCATATTAAGCTGACAGGACGTTTGTTCGAGCTTCGTGGTTATCCGATGGGTGAGGTGAATATTGATGATTACATCATTTTCGAAAACTGTCCTGGTCGTGAGGATATGTGTTCAGAATGTGATCCTTGCGAAGATGTTGATATTTTGGCTGCTATCTTGAAAACAATCGAACGTATCAAGAATCAGCCGATTGCAGGTGGTGGAAAGGTAGGTGATTTTGTAGAAATCCATCCTATCCATTCTTGTGACGAGTTGGAAAAAACTCCGGTGGAAACCGACATGAATTTCTATTGTATGGAAATGTGTGATACTGGTGATGCTTATGCCCTGGCTCAGCTTAAGGCTGCTTATCCTGGTTTGGATATCAAGAGAGTCGGACGTCATCTTTCTACTTCCAAATATCAGGTGATGAAAGAAGGCGGCAAGCCTGCTAATTATACTCAAAAGCTGTCTTCTATTATGAAAGGCTGCGAAGAGTGTCCTGATGGATATACTAAGGTAGGTGGCGGTTTGATTTATGCCGTAACGTTAGAGGATGATGGCGTTGATCAGTCTACTGTAGTAGAAAGCATTAAGAATGCCGTTAGTAGCACTGCTGAGAAAACAGCAGCCCAAGATGGCGGAGTAGGTATGTACACTGTGGCCGTAAGCAAGAAACTGACGAAGGCTGATATCGATGCATTTGTAGAAACTAATCCGACAGCCACAGTAACGTTCGTTGCTAAAACAGCAGATATGTGTAGCAATCCTACTGTTACTACTGTTAGCTGGGAAGCATGTGGTTCTTGTAAGATTTCGAAAGAAGCTTATGAAATTACGTTGCCGGATGATGAATGTGGTGGTAGTGCAAAAGCAGAATTACAGGCAGCATTCCCGTATCTGACAATCGAAGATTATGGTACACCTGGTGGATGTCAGCACAAGTTTAAAACCGTTGTAGTTACTAACATGGTTTGCGACGAATGCGATAAAATTTTCAAAGACTTCTTTGTATCGAAAGCGCCCGAATCTTATCGTGGACGTAATTGGAAACGTTTGGGTGCTGTAGCAGGAGATCAGTCTATTATCGCAGACCCGCTTCCTAAGAACTGCAAATGCGGTATTTTGTTCCGTGGTATTGACTACATGATTTCTCCGTCTGACTGTTTGATTGACCGTCTGACATTCCAAGAAGGATCTGTTCGTATTGCTGTAAATGGTGGTTATCCGGATGAACAGCGCGAGGCTATCAGCACGTACTTCAACCCGATCCATACCGAATACAAACAGCACTGGGCTCCGCGTACTCACCTTGGCGCTGAATTGCTGGATAAAGAACGCGAACAACGTATGTTCTTCGACTTCCGTAAGACTCACCAAGAACTTATGGAACGGATGTTTACCAACGAAGAAACCCGCTTAGACCTGTTGGCTCCGTATGCTGATTATTCAGTAACGCTGAAGCCGGCACGTTACTCTAACGGCTTCGGTAGGGTAATTGATGATCACATTACAGTACACTTCCATGTACCGTATGGCGCTCACGAAGGTATTCAAGACCTTATGGACTTGTTAGCTGCTTCGGCAAATATCAAGCCCTGCAAGATTTGATTTTCCTTTTTTCTATATATCCCAAGGGGGAGGAGGCTGGTCCTCCACCCCCCTTTTGTAATAAAACAATTTGAAATAAGTTAGTTTCATATGAATGGCGTGGATTTTTTATCCGGTGCCTTTGGTAGGGGCATTGATAAAATAACCAACATAGTTGGAAAATGGGGTTCCTCCCAACCGGTAGATGACAGCAAATCCGGTATAAAAATAGGGGACAAAATCTACCAAGTGGTTGTGTCCTTAAATGGCTGTTATTGGTATCTTGACGAAGAAGGCAAGAAGCATCCTGTTTCTGGTATTCCGGCTACAACCGAATGGGAGTGGATTAACATAGCTGAGAAAGTTATCAAAGATTTCAAAACCTGTTACCGTACACCTGGTGGAAAGGTTGAAGTATGGAGTTGGTATCTTCTTAATGATCAGATGGATGTTCTTAAAGAAACCCATAGAATTACCGACAGTACCGACATGGATAATCCGGTAGGTAAGGTTCTTACTAAAATACCGGACGAATGGGTTATGATCGACTGCGATCTTCCTGATATGACAGAACGTGACATTACGTTTGTCAACAGATGTTATAAAACTCCTGATGGTAAGGTTGAAATAGAAGGATTAGAAGCCATAGATGATAAGATAAATATCAGGGAGTCTATTTATACCGTTATTCAGTCAACTGACGATAATTTCCCTTCCGGCCATGTTTTTAAGCTAATTCCGGAAAATTGGGTTAGAATGGTTTGTGACTTTCCTGATATGACAGAACGAGACGTAACTTACGTTCTTGAATGTTACACTACTAAAAAAGGAAAAGTGCAAGTAGAAGGTTTGGTAGCCATAGACAACATCCTTGGAGCCAGGGAAGAGGTTTATACCGTTCTTCAGTCAACCGATCCTGATATTAAGGTAGGAACCGTGATGGATTCCATTCCCGAAGATTGGGTGAGGATGGTATGTGATTTTCCTGACATGACGGACCGGGAAATTGTTGAAGTGGATGAATGTTATAAGACGGATGGCGGTAAGGTTAATATAAAAGGTTATCAGTCTATTGATGCTGTTCTTGGTGTAAGGGAACAGTATTATTATATTGTTAAGACAACGGATGAAGCTTATCCTCAGTGGACGAGAATAGATAAGATACCTAACGAATGGGCGAAAACCGAATGCGATTTTCCTGATCTTACGGAAAGACATATTATGTCTGTAGATGAATGCTATACAACTCCTGGTGGTAAAATACATCTTGGAGGATATAGGTCGGTAGATAGCATAATAGGAGTCCGGGACGAGTATCTTATTGTTATGGAAACAACCGATCCTGATATACAAAGAGGTGCCACATTCAATAAAATACAAGAAGGATGGCAGCGTATTGTTTGCGATTTCCCTGATGCTACTACATCCGATACAGAAATAGTAGAAAACTGTTATAAGACGGAAAAGGGCAAGGTTCAGATACGGACATACATAACAATGGACGGATACGGAAATACAAGGGAATTGAGGCATATGGTCCTTAAAACAACCGATCCTGATTACAATATCGGATCCAATATCGATCAGATACCGGTAGGGTGGTTAAGTATCGAGTGTGATTTTGCGTCTGCTACACAGCGCCATATAAGACAGGTGAAAAACTGCTACGTTTCTGATGCAGGGAGCATTTACGTTGAGGGAGAAATTGTTTACGACAATGACCTTGACATAGACAAGATGGCGCTGACAGTTATGGAAAGCACTGACCCAGCGATAGCCGTAGGGACGGAGCTGGCTGCCATTCCCTCTGGCTATGTGAAAACAGTTTGTAGATGTAATTGTTGCAACCACTAAATCTTATTGTCATGAGCTGTAACGAATATTTTTTAGTAACACTGGAGTCTAAACCGACTCCAGTCCGTCATAAATACACGAATTTAACAGACGAATGGTATGGTCCTGATGGTGTTAAGTACGAAGATCCTGATACGATAGCCAAAATCGAAGAACAAGCTACAGATAAGAATCGTATAGGGGATAACACTTTATATCAGAAACTTATTGAAATACATTCTCAAGGAGAGTCAATAAAATCAGACATCGGAGACATAGGTAAGGTATTAGATTACATAAACGGGGAGGAAGTGTAATGGGAACCATATCAGATAAGTTAATGAGGATCATCAGCACCAAGGAGGATATAAGGCAAGCCCTTATATCCAAAGGGTATGATGTACCTACTTCCATACCTTTTAAAGAGTATGCGAAAATGATATTAGACCTGCCATGTAAAGCAGATTCCTTCCCAGATATAGAAGGTATCGTAGCCAGATATTCCGCTTCCGGTCTTACTAATGAGCAGATGGCTGCCAATCCTGTATGGGTAGATAAGACAGGTAATGGGCATGATTTGCAAATGAAGAATTTCGCTTGGAAGGAAGGATCGGGTATTAGTGATATTTATCCCGGTGCACTCGTTTTTGACGGAGTGGATGATTACGGTACCTGTGATAACTTCCCTATTCTGACTAAGGAAAAGGGATATACGGTTGTGGCGTTGAGACAGTGGATTACAAGGGGTGAAATAGCCCAAGGATTAGTATCTAATGTAAAGAATTGGCTCAAGGATGGTGCCTTCTTGTTAGAATATAGAAATATACAAGCCGAGCATCTTAATAAGCCTATATCTTTTGGAGCAATAGGGAGTGAAAATGATTTACCACACATCCTTACTTATCAGACATCTAAAAGTTATAATGGTGTTTCGATTACAACTGGTA